CCGCGGAGGGTGTAGACACGGGTATTTCGATTTACCCATCTATTTCCTTCAACACCCCCCAAAGTGAGGGTTGTTGAAAGTGGATCAAGACGGTCTTTATTTCGATCATGAATTTGCTGAATAGCATCATCAGCTTTTACATAGCCTAGTGCTTCACCAATTTGACGCCTTGTCATATAAAATTCGTTTTCAATGGCATCATCTTTATAGAAGTTGCAGGTGAGGGAGCCAAAAGGCTTTTGGGTAACGAGGGTAAGATTTTGAGTCATTTTGAAAGTTCCTTTCTGTGATATGGGATAAATAGATATTGGATATTTGTTATGCTTTGACGGTGTTTTTGCGGGTGAGTTCGAGAACGGTGCAGAACGGGGCGAACCAGCCGCCGCCCGAATAGAAGGCGTGCGGAGTGGAGGGCTGACATTCATAGCAGACAGTACCGTTAATGATAGCGAGGGTATAGGTAAGTTTGGTCATAATGGTTGATCCTTTCTGTGTGAAAAATAGATTCAAAATAAAACAGGGAACAAGCTGGTGGGAAAACGGTCTTCTTGAGTGGATCGAAGGTTGGATCTGTGACGGACATAGTGTCGTTGTTTTTGGCTCGCGATGGATCTTTTTAAGTCATATCGAATTCGTGTGGAGATGCTCAGTCTGCAGACGGCGCCTAAGATCCAGGAGGGGGAGGCGGTAACAAATTCGAACTCTTGGATATAACCGAAGAGTGAAGCATGAACTGAAATATAATCAGCAAATGATTCTATACCTTGTTAGGCTGTTTTATTTTTGAGGTTGATTGTTGGGGCACGGTGGGGTGTGGTTGGCAAAATCAGCCATGGAAGCGCCGTGGTATTTATGCTTGAGGTTTTGCCAGTTGAGCGGCAGCTCCTTTCAATAAATCATCGAAGGAGAGAGTGGAGGAGACAACTGTGGGATAAGATTGTTCAAACATGAGGGAAGTAAAAACCATTGTGCTACCGCCGAAATAGTAACAATCAGAATTCGGAGATAGATAGTGGTTTTTACGGACAATGGTGAGTGTCTTCCCGCAATATTTTCTCATAGGCTCTGTGAAATAAGCTTTTGGGACTTTAATGTCACCAAATACGTTCAAACCAAATTCAGCGGCCATATCATCCCACTGGCGAATGGTAACTCTATCTCCGACGTTGTAGGTAGGATAGTGATTGAGGTTAAAGACAGCATCCATAGTTATTGGACTCCTTGAAGTAAATCATTGAAGGTAATAGTGGGTTCATGGGGGAGGGTTGCGGGGAGGAGCATGGCGGAGGTGAAAAACCAACCGCGAGGAGAATCACCATCATTAAGGTCTACATAAACATCCGGTGAATAATTGAGAAAATAAATGGGTTCATCAGGAAGATCTTTATCATGAACGATTTTGACAACAATAAACTCTTTGCCACAGTAAGGTTTCATGTCAAGAATAAAAGAAAGTTTATTGGGATGAACAGTGATATCACCGTAAGGATTGGAGCCGAATTCTTCCATCATATCATCCCAGGTGCGGACGATGACGCGATCACCGACGTGGTAGGTGGGGTAGGGGGCTGGCATTCAAATGCCTCCTTTCAGGAAATCGTCAAAGGAAACAGAGAAAACGGGAACCGAGGTGACATAGGGGTGAAATTCATTGGGGGAGAAAAGAGCGGAGTTCCAAGAGAATTTGGCAGCGGCGGAGGGATCGACAGCGGTGGAGAGACCGTAGGGTTTTAAGAAGTAAAAGCCAGAAGCGTCAAGTTTACGAGCAATTTGCATGATGCCGCCACAAAGAGAACGGCGTTTAGGGGGTATAAAATCTGCGGTACCATTAGGAAGGGGATCGAGAAACAGCGCACAGCCAGCATCATTTTTGGGAAGAGCGTCAAACTCTGCGGCAGAAATGATTTGAACGAGGGTGCCAATGGGGTAGGTGGGAAAATTCATTGCGCAACTCCTTTCAACAAATCATCGAAGGACATGGAAGGAACCGGGGGCGGAGAAACGACACTCAGAAGATCCATAAGAGGGCGAAATTCAGCGGCGGAGAAGAACCAGTCATCCCAGGGAAAAACGGTTTTATCTTTAGCGAAGAAAGGGGCGAGTTTGTATAGGTCTCCTATACCGCTTTCGGAAATGCTAGTAATGACAGCCGAACAACCGCAAACAGGAAGTTTATCTCTGTGAAAAGAATCGTACAGGCCGTAACTGGAAAGGGCAAGAATAAAATTGCCGCAGTCATCCGTAGAACAGGAATAAACTTCTTCTTCGGAGATGATTTGGACAACATCACCAACTTTATAGGTGGGATTCATGGTAGGCTTCCTTTCTGTGATGGGGTTAGAGGTTTGCGATAAGAGAATCAAAACTGAGGTACGGAGCGGGGATAGTGCGGGAGATCATGCTGGGCTGGATGATGTGGTAGGAATCGTTGTGAGGAAAGTAGAGGCGAAGAAGGCCGGATGTACCGAGGATGGCAACGATCTTGCCTTGCTTGCCAAGGATAGGCTCATAGGGGAGAGAATCGGTGAGGGTGAAAGTGGGGCCGTAATCATACTGGAGGGAGCAGAGCATTTCCGGAGCGGAGACGATCTCGACCCAGGTGCCAGGTTCATAGCCGGGGAGGAAGGGGGTCATGGGGAATCACCTGCCTTGAAAAATAAGTTCATCAAAAGAGATGGAAGGAGTGGGGAGAGGAGCGGGGGTGACGGCTTCGGGGGTATCGTCATAAGTAAAGGCGGAATGGGTGGCGACAAATGTTTTGTTATTCATACTGGGGACAATAACGGTGACATAAGCGCCAGTATCAGATTGGACAAAGCCGTGGAGGGTACGACGGGCTATGCCATGTAGCGTTCTGATTTCAAAATAGACGGGAGTGCCGGGTTGAATGTAATAAGGGTCCATAAGAATCACCTGTATGAATTAGAGGGCGGAAATAATTTCATCAAAAGAAACGGTTGGGGAAGGTACGGTATTGGGAGACTTATAAGTGAAAGGATCGTTGGGGTCCTGGATTTCGGTGATGTATCCATGAGGGACGTGGAAGGTGCGGGAATCATCGGTCCAGACGGTGACGTAGTTGCCGTTATCTTCGTGGACAGTGCCGGAGAGATAGATGATTTGAAATTTAGTTTTCATGGGATTGTGATCATGGCCGATAACTGGTCCTACGGTAAAGAATTTGACCCGTGAGCCGGAGGAGATAAGTTTCATAAAAAATCACCTGAATTCATTTGAGGGGGAGGGTTCCGGGGTATTACCAGGCGCTCCAACCATTGGGATGGCCGGAGGCCCAGCGAAAGGAAAGTAAAACCATGACCGTGCGTTTACCAGGCGCACGAACAGGGGGCGCAACGAGCTGCTAAAAAAGGAAGAAACAGCTGAAGCGCCTGGGAATGCCCCGGAACCATGGGGCGGAATGGAGAAAATAAAAATCAATTTGTGAAAGCTGATGAGAGGCCGCCACCGGAACCGGATGGTGGTGATGACTGATCTTCTGAGTTTGATTGGGGCGGCCTCCGATGTTGCTCGCTTATTTTGTTAAAGACTGGGGCATTGGCCCGCCCTTTCTGATGCGCTGTGAGGCGACCCATCGTGTGTCTGGGAGTACGATGACTCGATGCAGTCGCTGCTGCGACGTGAGTGAGTCCTGGCCAGGGGGTGGGACAGGGGGACAAATTCAAACCCTCGGATATAACCGGAGGGTGTTTGGCTTTGACTTGAAATAAAATCAAAACGAAACTTTACCTTTGAAAACAAATTGATTTTTTTTTGGATTATGCGGTTACGCTGGGCGGGGCGAGATCGGCCTTGATACAGGTTTCAAGGTCAAGGCCGTACTTGGCGTTATACTTTTGGATGATGTATTTGGTGGTATCGGGCTGGACATCCTTGAACCAGGTAATGTTGCCCTGGAAGGACTGAAGGTCTTCATCCGGCCACTTTTTGCCCTTTTGTTTATCGCGGAAGTAGGTATCAATGGTGGCTTTGAAGATTTTATTTTTGCGGTAGCCGACTGTGATTTGGTTATCCTTATTGAGCATGACGCCAAGAATCCAGTTGCGACCGGCGCGGGAGTGGAACTGGGTTTTGGTTTCATTGAGAGTGAAAGGAGCGTTCATTTGGGAGAGAAGCTGGACGATGAGGCGCTCGACAGCATGGAAATTGAAGATAACTTTGCAGGAGACGATGATATCATCGGCGTAGCGGGTGTAGCAGAGGCGGTCGGTGATGGGGGTTCCGTCCGGGTTATGCTTGCCAGATTCAAAATGATTGACGGCCTTGGCGAAGGCGTGGTCAAAGGGGATCATCATGATGTTGGTGATGAGCGGGGAGATGGGGGTGCCCTGCGGAAGTGCTCCGTTGAGAAAGCAGAGGTCAAGGGCTTTGATCAGCTCCGCGTGGCCGGTGGGGCTGGCGAGGATGAGGTTAAAGGGGTAAATGAGTTCAAACTGGGAGAGAACAAACGCCGGCGTGGTGGAGGGGAAGAAGCCATGAAAATCAAAATGGGCGTACCACCAGGCATTGAACTTTTGGTGACGTTTGGCGGCGGAAAGGACGCTGCGATCCTCGACATAGGCGAAGGCGCAGGTGTGGTGGTCGGCAAACATCCAGGACTGGAAGAGGGTTTTGAGTTCCTTGAGGGCTTTCATTAGATTGGCATTGGGGGCATCGATCCAGCGGAGGCCGCCGGAAGCTTTGGGGATGGGAAAATGGTTGTACAGGCTGGAACGGGGAGTGGCGAGGCGAAGGGATTCATACTGCTGGTTGAACGCCTGGAGCTGGAGGATCATTTGTTCCACCTTGGTGATGCGCATAATGCGGGGAGGAACTTTGTTGCAGATGACGGTACGGGTAGCACCGTGACCGCCGGTGGAAAGGTTGGCGAGGTTGAAATCCCCGCGGAGGAGTTCTTCAAACGTCATTTCCCGGAAACGTTCCGGGCAGTTATAAGTGATGTAAACCATGTGAGTGCTCCTTATGTGAGGGTTGTGTTTGTGTTCTGATGGGAGATGGAAGCTGCCGCGGAACGCCATCGTCGACGATTCCGATGAGAATGTCCTTGAGTTGTTGTGCTTCTGAACTGATTCTGATGGGCCTTTGTGCTAGCATTAGACACTGATCGTCGAATTTCATTGGTTGGCTTTTTGTAATTTTCTACCAATCGGTGCTTGACAAAAGGTTCGGACGATGCGATATGTGTTCGGGAGTCACCGTCAGGTCCGCCGGCCAGGATCAGGTGGCGGGGTGGGTCGGGGTAACAAATTCGTGCTCTTGGATATGACCGAAGAGCCTGAAGCGGAAAAAGCTTACAGTATACAACACAAACGAAATTTAATGGAACGCTAAGATGACAGGGTTACAAACCGAGGAAAGTGGATTCACCCTGGAGGTTGAAGGGGGCGGAGAGGCCGGTGTGGATCAGCTCGCCTTTTTTGATGAAGTTTTGGAAGTTGGTGACGGTATAGCAGGCGGCAACGCGAACCGTGGGGGCAACACCGAGGGTAGTGCCGCAGGCCGAAACGGGGACCTGGGCGGTGGCTTCGGCGTGGGTGAAGTTCATTGTGGCGCGGAATTCCTTGACCTGTTTGGGGTCTGACCAATCGGCGGCGTAGAGTTGGGCGTCAAAGAGGGCGGTACGGACATCAAACATGGCTTTAATGAAGGTGTTAAAGCGGTTGGCATCCACGATTTTCTGGCGGATCTCGATGTTATCCACGGCGAGAAAAACGTAACCGGAGAGGGGCTGGCCGTTCCAGCCGGAGGGTTCCAGACGGATATCATTTTTGGCTTCCGGGTTGATGGCACAGAGGATATCGCGGAGGGCTTCCACTTTGGGCTGGCCGACCTGAGGGTCAAAGAACATCTGGTTGACGATGTTTTTCTTTTCCACCGTATCAAAATCATAGAGGGTGAAGTTGGTCAGGCCATAGCGGGCAAGAAGCTCCGCGATGGTGGAGCCGACCGAACCGCAGCCAATGATGTGGATGCGGCCTTTGACGTCATGCGGGGAGAAAACATCCAGGCTTTTGGCAAGATTCATAAGGCACCTCCGTTGGTGTGATAATCGTAATAGGTGGGGTAGTGATCGTAATAATTGCCGTCATCGTCCATCCAGCAGCGGGCGGAGTTATCCCAGACGACGTGGGGTACGGTACCGCCGGTGGGCTTAACGGGAGGGTGCGCTGCGGAATAGACGGGCAGAGCTTTGGTGACAAGGGACTGAGCGGTGGCGGCAAAATCGGAGAGGGTATCGGTGTAGGTGACAGAGATATCGTCTTTATCGTAGATTCTGTTGGCAGCGTAGTCATACAGGCGGGCGGTAAACTCGCCGCGCTTGTTCCAGATCATGAAGAGGTAGAAATCATTGCCCTTGAGCTTATTGACAATTTTGGACTCGTTTTCGTCATCGACGCCGGAAGGGGAAGTGGACATGTTGACGTGGCTGTGGGCCTGGTAGCGGATGTTGTTGAAGATTTCATCGGGCTGGGAGAGCAGCCAGTCGTTGTATTTATCCTGGTCGGTTTCGACGGTGACACCAGTGACCTGCTGGGGGTAGACGAGGATATCATAGATTTCATACTCGGTGGGGGAAAGCTGGCGCATGAGGCCGTGCCAGGCGACCTCGGAAGTGAAATCATCAATGAGGCGGGACTGTTTGGCCCAGGCATCGGCGGTAAAATTGATGTTGATTTTATCTTTTGCCTTTGTTTTTGCGAGCTTGACAGAGCCGGTGAGGAGCTGCTGGCGATAGAGTTCGATGGCGGCATCCAGAGCGGTCTGATCAATGCGGATAACTTGCATGATTATTCTCCTTCCTTAACGGAATCGTTTGCGGATTTGAGCTGTTCAATGGCCTGCTTGGGGGTGATGGATTCACCGGCGGTGGTAAGGATGACGGGGATATTCGTGTGATAGGCAGTGGCGAAATCATCAAAGAAATATTTGGTGGAGATTGTTTCGACGAGGTTCATGCTGCTGGCGCTCTGCTGACAGATAGCAATGGCGGCAATAAAATCTCGGCGATCCTCGGCATCCTCCAGCATGGGTTCATAGTTACCGAGGCAGGAGTGATGATTGATGTGAGGGTTGGGAACTGCCTGGATAACGTTCATATTGATTTCATCAGACATGGCTGTGACATGGCAGTTGTAATTAAGCTTATAGGTGGCAGCGAGTTTGATTTTGAAGATATGGTCAATGAACACAGCCCGGAAAAGGATGCGGACATCGTGTTCTTCTTCACCGGTAAGATCCTCATAGGGGCGGTCACTGTTGAAGATAAAGGTTTCGACATCATCCGGGTCATAGTTGGAGAGGAATGTGGTGATGGTGAGGAGAAGCGCTCCATCGTCAGTATCAACGAAGATCCCCTTTTGGGTGTGGAGATAATCCTTGAGTTCCGCGATAAAGGTGGATTCATCTTTGGAGTCAAGGCCGGTCAGCTCACAGTTGATGCTGGTGATGTTGGTAAAAATTCCCGTGATACGGGCGCGGGTTTCTTTCAGCTCACGGTAAAGGTTTTCAATAGAGCGCTTGAGATCCGCTTTACGGCGGTCAATGGTACCTTTGAAGAGGGATTCAATCGCTTTATCTACGGCCCTGGAGGACAGATCGGTTTTGTTATAAAGAGGCTCCGCCATCCGGGCGAGGGTTTCCGAGCCAGTATCCGGGGTGGAGAGGGCGCGGAGGTAAGTGAGCTCATCGGAGGTGAGGGGGTGATCCTTGAAGAGCCAGGGCAGCAGGCGGGGCATGGCCGAGGCAACACGCTGGTAAAAAACACTGCTGTAGAGGCCGCCGTCGCGCTGGAACTGGACGATGGTGATACGGGCGGCTGCATCCTGATAAACTTTGTACTTATCAGAGAGATAAGCGCCAATATCCTTGACTTCCTGGATGGAATCGGGGATGGTGGCTTTATCGGTGACAAAGAACAGAAGGGATTCATTCGGGTTAGTGGAAGGCTGCAGGCCGGAATCATCGCCAAGGATGGCAAGGGTTTTGCCTGCGGTGAGGCGGGGGTAAACCGTGCAGGCCAGAGCCTTGGTGAAAATTACTTTGAAAGTGTTGCGGCATGGGGTGTTGTCCTGCCATGTGATGGTGGGCGACATGGTGTTGAGAATATCGGTGTAATTGGGGAGTGGCATGGTGATTCATTTTTCCTTTCTGATTAGATTTGGAACGATTGGCCGCGTTTGCGTTGCCCGCTGCCTGCCGCGTGGAGGCTGTTCCTGTAAGGCAGCACCCCGGTGGGGGAAGAGACACCACCGGAGAGGAATCAATCAGGCGTTATCCTGCTTGGCAATGTTGACCAGGTAGCATTTTTCCGCGATACCGAAGTCCACGAAGGTCTTATCCAGGTCGCCTGCGGCCAGAGAGGAACCATCCAGCTTGGTCTGGCCGGTGGTGTAATCGACATCATGAGCTTCCAGGACGGAACGCAGGGTGGTGTTGGGGTCAACGGGGTAGGTGTTGCGGTGCAGGTTATCGACGATAGTGACGTTAATCATGGTGAAAATCTCCTTATGATGAAATATTTTTGTGCTGGATTGTGGATTGAGGAAGAAAAATCATGGCCGGGCGGCTTGTTGTGGGGGTGAGCACCGGCCGGTTTGGTTACTGGGCGGCAGTTTCGTTTTCCGGGGTGGTCTGGGCGGCCGGGGCGGAAACTTCAATGCCGGCGATGATGGCATCGTGGTCGGCCTTGAGCTGAGCCAGGGTTGCGGCGGCCTGGGTTTCGATTTCATCCAGGTACTTCTTGGCGAAGCCGATGCGCTCGGCGACATGCTCCTTGGCCTTGGTGATGTTTTCGAGGTCGGCGGGCAGGTCCTCAACGTAGATGGCATTGTCGGTGCCGAAGGCGGACTTGGCGAAGCAGATGCCGTAGGTGGACATGCTCTGCTTGGCGGACGGGGCAATGGCAAAGATGATTTCATCGTCATCGCCGGACTTTTTGCCGGGCTTGGTCAGCTGCAGGGCCTGGGGAGCCTTGGTGTGGAGGGTTTTCAGCTGGGCCATGGTCAGGGTGGAGGTGATGGAGAAGGTGGTTTCGTTGATTTTGACAGTAGACATAATGTGTGTCCTTTCTTTGGCGTGTAGCCAATGTAAAAAATATTTGCAAGTGCGAGATGCACGGTTGCTTAGGTTGGGGAATTGATGAGGGAAGTGAGTTCATGCCAGGCTTCCCGGTAAGTATCGGCGGACTGGATAAAGGTGGGGCCGTCACGGATCTCGTAATGGCCGTGGGTGGGGATGATGATGTACATGGGGGTCAACTCCTTTTGTTTGTGAAAACTTGTAAATAACAGGGCGAAATAAAACCTGCCAGACGGGGCAGGGCGGGGAACAAATTATAATAAGGCTGGGATGCGCTGTGAGAAACGAGAAGAAAACGGGCGAGAAACTGCATGGCCACAAGGAAACACGGCCTGTAGGGGCTGTGTGGGGCGCTGAGAGGGATGCGGTTTCATGCTGGCGGGTGACTTTGTGATTTTGATTATATACAAGTTTTCGCAAATGTTCAAGCCGTAAAAATGTTGCTTGATGCGGTGAGAATGTTGCATGGTCGATGACAAAATCGGTTCGTTTTTGAGCAGTACAAACCCGGTAAAGTGGTGGGTTAGTAAAAGCAATGTTCCAAAACGGCCTAAAAGTTGCGTGTCAATACGACTAGGAAGGTTCAAAATCGGGCTGAAAACAACACGTCAATAGCGTTTATATATAAAGATAAAGAAAGATATATAAGAGGGCGGTGCGTCCGGCGTTTGGAATGGGAACGGGTTTTGCGCTTGTGTTACGGTTTTGCGGGACTCTGGGGTAGGGGTTTATAGGCAGCGCAGGTTTTGGTGGCGGAACAGGAAACGGTGTTTGTTTTGGTGATGGGAATGGTGGGTGCGATGGGAGGAGCGGCAAGAGTGGTGGCGGACTGGAGAGTGAGAGGTTTCGTTTCGGCTTTGGCTTCCGTCATCTTGGTAGGTTTGATTTTGCCGTCAATAACATCGTGCAGGTAGTTGTAGCAGCCGATGACGAACAGAGACTTGCGAAGAGGGTCAGCGAAGAAATCATCAATGGTGTAAGGATAAGAAGCTTTTTCGTGAATGGCTTCGTTGCTGTAGTTGTAACCGTAAGAGTAAACGGTGGTGGGGCTGTGGCGGACATTGAATTTGCGGGTGATGTAGTTGCAGCCGAGCTTGACATAATTCATGAAGGCGGCAGAGCTGTAGTTGAGGACATCGCGGACGGGAAGAGAGACGGGGAAATCAGCAGCGGCAATAATTTCATCGTAGAGGGTGACGATACGCTTTGCCAGGCCGGTTTTGGTGGTGAGGAACCAGTCGTCCTGGGTTTTGAGCTGGCGGATGGCGGCGTCAAGAGCTTTTTCGGAAGTAATTTTTCTTTCAAAGTCAGTCATGGTAAGTAATTCCTTTCTTGGCTTAGAGTTTAATAGGCAAAAGAAAAAAGCCTTGCGGGTGGGCAGGGCTTTTATAGTGGAGTGATTTAATTAGAGGCTGAGCTGGGTCGGGTTTTCATCGGCGATTTGAAGGGCGCGATAGAGAATATTGGAGATGGCTTTATTGGTGAGAGCCAGCAACTTTAAGGTCTCGGTATCGCTGGTGCAGGCAAAGGCTTCAAAGTGGGAATTGAGATAGTCAACATAAGAGCTGAGAAGAAGAGAATCGTTTTCGTCGTGGTAGGCTGTTGCGGTATCGGCAAGGATGCGGGTACGGGCAAGGGCAGAGATGACAGGGGTGTCACGGAAGTTGATAGGATTATAGCGGTCGGTCACATGATGAACGGTCCATTTTTCCTTGCCGGCACATTCAAGGATGAAAAGGCGGGCGGTACTGTACTCCAAGTTGGTATCAATATCATTCTGGACAGCATCAATCTTATCAGGGGCAGGGTCGAGATTATAAATGCTCTGGCCGGAAAGTTTTGAGATGAGAAGCAGGCGGGGATGACTGGAGGAAAAACCTTCACGGCTGCCGTTGTTGATGTTGGAAAGATAAGCGGAGGTCATGAGAAGGTCCTCACGGGAAGCGGGGATGGGGTAAGCGAATTCATAGAGGAAAGAGGTGAGCTGCTGAAAATCCATAGGATCGCGGTTGACCTGGATGACCATATAGGGTTCATTGTCGGCGCCGAATTGTGTGACCGGAGAGGTGAAGGTACGGAGCTGGGAGAGGGTGATGTGATGAATCATGGTTAGTCCTCCATATTATCGTTTAGTGGACAGCAGCGAGGACGGGGGCGGCGGCACAGCAGAGGGTTTTGCAGCCGATGACGCGGCCTTGGGTATCGCGGACCATGCAACAGGGGTAAAAAACATCGGAGCGGGTGGGAACGCGAGAGGCAACAAGGGCACTGACAATATAAATCGTATTGGGCATGGGGTTTGGCAGGTTTTCGACATCGCCATAGTAAGAGTGGGAGATGGGGATGGTTGTACCGGAAGCGGTAGTGAATTCGCCATCGGAGATGGATTCAACATAGACGCGGGCAACCACGCCGAAGGGCTTGATGGAGGCGGTGCCAATATTGATTTCGTGCGGGGTGAGGTTGAGAATTTGGGTAGACATGGGGCGGTACTTCCTTTCATGTTGCGCAGCTTTGTGGCTTGCGGATTCGTTTTGAATTTACAATTTGTTCATGATATTTGTTACGATGGTAGAATTTATGCGGATTTTGACTTGAAAAGTTTGGTGAAAACGGAGAAATAATTTTGTTTTGCGGTTTGGTTTATGATTGGATTATACAACCAAACGTTGTAACACGCCAGTGCAAAAAGTTGGACATCAGTAATAATAGCGGCGTTCCAGATCATATTCGCCGTGGGGAGTGAGGCCGTTAGGGGCGGACCAATCGCAGGCATCTTCTTCGTTTTCGGCAGAAGGGCGGATGATGGGCCAGGTGACGACATAGCACGGGGCGGTAAAATCCTTGGCGATTTCGTTGGGGCAGATGGCTGTGGCAACGTACTGGGCGATACCGTGGTAACAATCATAGGAGCAGTAGGCTTGTTCCAGGAGGATGAGGGGCTTGCCATCATAAGAGCAGGCACCGTTGAGTTCCAGGCGGGAAAGTTCGGACTGGAGGTTGAATGGGTGGCGGGTTTTGGCTTTCATTTTGGTTCGACCTTTCTTTAGCAGACTGTATTGTTATGAATGGGGTAGCGGCGCTTGCGAATCATGGGGCAGATGTGTTCATTTTCAATGTAAGCTTTGCGGTCGGCTTTGGCTTCCCGCATTGTGCTGCACTGGGTAAGGACTTCAAGGCCGTCGCCATAACCATAATCATAAACGACCTCATATACATCCTCAGTTTTACGTTTATAAGCCATGATGGAATTTCCTTTCGTTCTATCAATATATCAGTTGATTTCGGCCAGCATTTCAAGCTGTTCTGCGGTAAAAATCCGCGCAAGGTCGGCATATTCCTTCTGTACGGCAAAATAAGTTCGTACTGCTGCACGGCTATCGGTATTGTAGCCAAATTCCGAACAGAAATCATCAAATGTGCCGGGATCGGACTTTTCGACTGCCGCAAGAATATCATAGGCATTGGGCCTTGCTTCGGTTTTCATTTTCCGCAGCTTTTTGTGTGCTCTGGTCTTTTGGGAGGCGGTCAAGTCCGCGAACGGGGTTTTGTATAGCTTTTCAGCATAGGATTGAATCGTCTCCTGCTGGATGGCTGTATTGTTGATAGAATCCCAAAAAGTATCAGTCATGGAACCTTTGGGCGTGGTCAGCTTAAACTGGTACATGGCACGCGGAGTGCTTTCTTTCCAGTTGGTGTTGCTGGCGAAACCAACGAAATCAATTTGCATGGTAGCGTTGGTTTTGGCAAGGAAATCCTGAGCCTGCTGAAGATATTCGTTCATTGAAATCACCCTTTCATGATTATGCAAAAATGATATAGTTGCCGTTGGAAACATGGAGCACGGTAGTACGCTGTTCCAGCTTTTTGACAAGAGCAACGATATAATCATCCTGGTCAAATTCATCATCGGTTTCGATATCGTTGTCGGCTTTGTAGTCTTCGATGGGGTAAGCATAACCTTTATCGTTGATAAGGTCATCAAACGAACAGCAAGCATCTTCGCCGTATTCGGTGCAGTCGCCGCAGATGGCAACGGCATCAAGCTCCATGTTGGGGATCGATATCGTTGTAATAGGCGAGCAGGGCTTCATAGCCTTCCCACGAATAATAATCGCGGCCACAAGCGGCAAAGCGGTTTTGCATGGTGGAAACATCAATAGTGATTTTCATTTTGATACTTCCTTTCAGCGGAGCTTAGAGGTAGTAGGCGGGAAACGCCTGGCCGACTTCTTTATAGGTGGTGAAGATGGGGCCGTGGTGGCAGATAAAATCATGCAGGCCGGCACGCAGGGCACTGAAGATTGCGTCTTCGTTGTAATGGGCGGAAGCTTTGTTATAATCGCGCTGCCAGGTGGTAAAGTAGGTCCGAATCGCTTTGGATTCCCAGTCATTCTGGAGGAAGGCGGGAACCTTGCCGGAATCATACTGCTGCCAGGCTTTGGCAAAACGGATATCGCCATAGATGCGGGAGGCCATGTTATAGGCGATTTTCTGCTCTGCGGTGCAGACGGACTTATCCACGCCACGGATTTTGTGGTATTGCAGTTTCATTGCGGGATTCCTTTCCATCAGAGAATAATCTGGGTGCCTTCATCCAGGGCCTTGCGGAGGGTATCGGCAAGCGCGTTGAGGTCCGTGAAGTTTTCATTGGGCAGGGGAGAGTTGACGGCGTGATAGACAAAGGTTTCAAACTGGCTGCGGGTGATGGTGCCGGATTCGGCCAGCTTGGCGAATTCAGCGAGAGAATCGGCGGTGGGCTTGGGCTGATGAAGGGCGAGGGCATCCAGCATTTCCGGCTTGACTTCCGTGTAGCCAACGGTTTCAACATGCTCATCCGGGAAGGCCGTTACGATAACTGTACAGTTGGGAACGGTGTGGGAAACGATACGGGTGGCGGTGAGATCTGTGACAGTTTCCATAACGGTGAAGTGACGGTCGCCGGCTGCGGTTTCATAATAGACGCGGAACGGGGTTGTTTCGGGGTCGGAGAGGTCATCGACAGGCTTAACGCGCAGGTCTACATAGTGCGCGGGGTTCTTTTCGATTGCGGTGCAGCACTGGTCAAGGATATTCATTGCGGCATTGGAAAAGCATTTGAGGCTTTCGACCGACTGGGATTCACCTTTCAGCCAGGCGTGGGCACTCTGGCGGGCTTGACAGGCGGCGGGACGGGTATTGAAATAGCCGATGGTGGTGGGCAGGTGAAGGGAATCGGTGAGGATGAGGGCATAAAGAGAATTCAACATTTTGGGTACTTCCTTTCATTTCATGCTGTTTTTTGGCAGGAGATTCAATCGGCATCAATGGCCAGGGCGTATTCATCCGACTGGCCAAAGACGGTGAGAGTGACGCTTGCAGGGTTGGACGGGTCATAATCAATTTGGATGTTGGTCATGACCAGGCGGCAGGTGGCGGCGAAAGTTAAGAGGATAAGGCCGAGGGAGAGGAGGAGGGCGGAGAAAATGCGGCGAGGTTTCATTTGGGACTTCCTTTCATTGGCAAAGCCGATTCAATTTATGATGCAATAAAAAACGCCCTGGCGGTGAAGTCAGAGCGCAAAGAACTTATTTATGATGGGGTTAGGCCGCCTTGCGGTGGGTGGCGGTGCGGTGCTTTGCCGCTTTGGGTTTGGCTGCCGGTTTGTGAATGGCATACACGGTCAGAATCAAAACGGACAGGGAAACGGCCAACAGAATGAAGGGGTGGCGAGTGGCCAGGGCGGGAAGGCCAAAGAGAATGGCGCACTCGGCGGCGCTGAACAGGGTGAAGCGGGCAAGGAGTTTTGTTAGCTTTTTCATGATGGGGCTTCCTTTCGTTTTATGGTTTGGATTTGGTGGTAGGATGCTTTCTTCCCCCGGCCTACCAACTCCGGGCATAGCGGCGGTTTAGCCTTTAATGGTGGGGGCAGTGACGCCAGCGGCCTTCTGGCGCTCTTCTTCCAGCTTGGCAGAATGTTCTTCAATAGCCTTGCCATGCTTTTCTTCCAGGTCAGTGATGGCGGCTTTGATAGATTCAATCTGGCCTTCAATGTTCGTGACCTTCTTGGTCGCGGCGGCCACCTGTTCGTCCATCTCTTTGGTGTGGTTCTTGGCGGCCACCTTGCCAATGGTTTTCTGAATAAAATCAAGTTCCTTCTTGGCAGTTTCCAAGTCTTTTTCACGGTCGGCCAGGGCTTTCTTGGCCTTGCGGATACGCTTGGGCAGGGTGGACATAGCCTTCTGGTAGTCGCGCTCCCAGTCGGGGGCAAAGGTGGTGCCGTTCAAAACGACCGCCAATTCAAGTTCAAGCTTCTTGATGAAAGCATTCAAAGCAACGTTGACATGGTACGCTTTGCCATCGTTGAAAACATCGTTCTTGACAGCGAAAGCGCGGATATTCTCAAAGAAGTGCATACCGGCCTGGGTAGAGCCAACACGCAAATCGGGGTCACACAGACGAAGAAGACGGGTCAGGTCATCGGCCAAAAACTTCTTGCGCTGGTCGAGGTCTTCCGGCTTGCAGGTATTCAGACCCTTGGCAGACAGGTAGACGGCGGATTCAGCGTCACAGAGGTCGTTCCAATCTTCCTGGGAAAGTGCCCACTCACGCTTGTCGGGGTCGGGCATTTTGCCCTTTTCGATAGTACCGTTCTTGACGGCCTTGAAGCGGGCAACGTTGGTTGCAAACTTCTTGTCATCATCCCCACGAGTGCGGTTAGTGTTGACAGAACGGGCGGCGGTAACGATAGCAGTAGCGGTAGAAGTGAACATAAGATACTTCCTTTCTTGCCTTTCGGCGATAAAATATTGACAGAGTGGTAAGCTCTGTGGTAAACTACAAATAAAAGGACGGGGTGCCGCCGTATAAACAGTGACACCCCGCTTGCCTATGCGGCTCCGGCTTCTATGGCTTCGTCAAGTGTTGCATACTCAACACCGTCAGAACCTATGTAGCCAAAGTCGGTGTACATTGGCAAGACCCCCTTTTCTGCCGCCTGGGTACTACAAGGGCGGCTTTTTTCTACCCTTTCGGGCAGTGGGGGCGGGCCAAGAAGCAGTGACCCGCTGGGCTGTGCTGGGGTTATGTATTTGCTATCAAACCTTGACTAGCCTATTGCTTTTTAACGTTCCAAGGTTGATATTTGTAAAGTTTACAAAGTGTAGTCAGCGTATACGCACGCAACTTTAATCAGACTACCAGCCGGAACTTCCGCCGTTTGGGGGACGACTTTATATCCGTGCATTTTCCTGACTTGCCGCTAACCCGAATAGCGGTAGTTTCTGGAGACTATCCCCGCAGAATGCAGGGCGGCCACATTTTTTTCTAACTGTGACTGTTAGTGCTTTGTTGAACCGGTTATTCAGTCTCACCTAATCCTTCAACCACAAGTGCGGCGCGTTCCTACAAACGCCCTTACATAGGCTCGATTTGCTTCCGGGTACCTAGAAAAACGTATTTCTAGCATATTATTCAGTTATCAAGATACTTCTCTTGAATTGTACTGTTAGGGTACACTTCAAGCTTTTGACACCCTCTTACTAAACATTTGCACACTTTTCCGGCTGAAAAACTTGTGTTCTCTCATATGGTGCTAACCCACGTTCTTACAGTGTCTAAAGGGTACAGCTATACCCTATCCCTGCCGCACTTTTGGTACTGACCGGGTTTCTACTAGGAACATTTTTTGCGCATGGATTGCACAAGTTTACAACTTTGGCTTTTTGTCAATGGCCGCTTGATTCTCTTGATTCAGCCCTTGCTATACCGCCGGAACGGTAGACAACATGCAAGGGTGCCCACTAACAAAAGCGCGTGTATTTGTTCAGTTGTCTAGGTGCTGTGTCGTGGGCGATTATGAACACCGCGCTAGCGGGTTTTGTCCGTGTCGCTTTCGACAATCACATAATACCACAGTAGAATTTTGACCTGATTTTTGCAAGGGTGCCCACGGGGCGCTTTATGCGTATATAAAGGTACAAATCCGCAAAATGTGGTGTGTAAAGCCAGCAAGGCGTACTAAATATAGGGCTGTATAGGGTAAAATTTGACGGTATACCGCTAAAAATCTGCTACTTGCAAACCACCTTCAATAGTTTGCATAGGGGGGTATGTTAAAAAGAAAAAATGACGTAAAAGCGTGGAAAATGGGTCAGTTATCCCATCTCACTCCAGGCTCACAAAACACAAACCAGCGTATCTACGTTGCTTCTCCTTCTTCCACCTCCCCACCTCCTCTCTTCCTTTCTCCAAACCCCTCCCTTCCTCCACTTTCCTCCCTCGAAACCCCTGTTTCCTTAATCGTTCCCTTTCTCGGAGAAAACCGCATAACAATCCGCTTTCTAGGCTCCTTTGGGGCCTTATTTTTTTACCCAAAAACGCCATAAAAACGCACAATTTGGCCACTAAAACGCGCAAAAACAGCGCCAAAACGCTAAAAAACGCATTATTTTCGCTCGAAAACGCCTCGGAACGACTCTGGCGGAGCTTTTTGATCCCCGAAAACGCCCTCTTTTGGCCTTCACCAGAGATAGATCCATCCATTTTGAGACTAGATCCGGCCAATAACGAGCACCACAGGGCTATCACAGGGCGCTCTGATCGCCTGTTGGCCGTTTTCCTACCTATTTATACTGTATAGCTGGTTCTATCCGGTTCTACGAGCAAAAATTGGGTCCCGCTGTCGTCAGACAGAGGGTTCTTTCGCCCCCTACAGGCGGAGCCTGAAATGCCCCAGGCGCAGCCTGTTACGCTTTCTCCTGAAATTTATTTTTTGCCACTGTTGACTTCTTGTAATTAGCAGTGCTATAATAGAACCATAAGATAAAGCTCCGCAGGATAAAGCTCCGCAGGACACACCACACAGGAGGGAAGCCCACTATGAAAAAAAGAAACAGCGTAGCTCACTTTATTCCCCGCACTGTTACTATGCAGGAAGCCACAGAGGCCAAGGGTGGGCTGGACCTACAAGGTGCTGCAAGCTTACTGATGGCAATGATGCAGGCAAGCGCCGATACTGACGGCCACAACGCCCTGATGGAACAGCTGGCATCCGCCATGGGTTATAAGCTGGTACGCGAAACACCACAGCCGCGCCAGCGGAGCCGCAGTAAGAAAGCCCGTGCCGCCCGCTATGCACAACCCAAACTGAGCCTGGTAAAAACCAATGGTGTGGCAAAACCAACGCCGGCAGAGCCGATCCGCAGCCGCGAGGACTTTAACGCCATAGCCACCTACCTGCATACCCAGGGACGCCCGTATAACAGGCAGCGGAACTATACCTTATTTATATGTGGTGTGACGCTGGGCCTGCGTGTGGGTGATCTTTTACGCCTTACCGTGGATGATGTGTGGGATTGTGAGCACAACTGCCCGCGCCACCGCGTAATTATTATCAATGAAAAGACCGGCAAGCGTACCAATGACCTGATTACCCCGCTGGCAGCAGGCGCGATTACCGCCCTGATTGAAGAGATGCGGGGCCGAACCATGAATGTGCTGAAGCCAGGCTGGCCATTGTTCCAGAGTATGCGCAGCCCCAAGGGAGTGCCGCAGCCGCTGGACGAAACCCAGGTGTGGCGGATCTTGAACCAAGCGGCCAAAGAGTGCGGCATTAAAGAGCATATTAGTACCCACAGCCTGCGCAAAACCTATGGCTATGCTGCAAACCACGCCATGACAGAGGCCGGACTGCCGGCTGGCCAGGTGATGGAAACGCTGCAAAACAAGTTCCACCACAGCAGCCAGAGCATTACAATGCGCTACATTGGCTTGAGTCAGGAGCAGATTGATGCAACGGCAATGGCAGTAGATACAGTGTTGGGGGTGCCGCCGCTGGCTACTATATAGCGATGCCCATTAAATTTGGGTGCCTGGCAAGCACCCACTTTTTTACTTTTGCTAAATACAAGTTTTCGCAAATGAAGGAGGCAAATAATTCATGGAAAATCACAACACAGGCACCATCAATAGCTCCGCTAGATATTGTTTGGTAAAACCGGGCGACAAAGTACGAATCACCAAAACACACCGGGCTGGCATACACCAATATTTGGCCTGCGAGGGCGATACATTCATAATTACCAAAGTAGTGGACAATCAGATCCCCTATGGGCGGTGGCTGCAGCCGAGCGGTATGCTGGCGGTCAGGGAGCTGAAACTTGACCCAAACTGCTGCACGTTAATTACGCCGGAGGAATGTGGGGCACCGGCTGTTACACCAGAGCCAACCACGCTACGCAGTGTGACGATTGATGTGAGCGACCCAAAGGCAGCACATAAGACCGTGGATGATGCGTGCGCAGAGTACCAAGCCAGCCGGACGAGCCGCTGGAGCACGGCAGAGACATGCAGCGCAAAACTGAGCGCCCGGAAAATGATGGCCACGCTATGTGAGCAGGGTGTCAGCATGGTTTGGTTTATTGAATCAGATCCAGACCACCAGCGCGTTTGCTTGGAATGCGACAATGGCACTCCGGACACATGGGCGAAAAGTCATGGCTGTTCTACCAACTATGTGCAAATCACCTTTAACGAGAATGTAGACTTCGATGAATGGATTGGCCGTTACGCCTGCCTGTGCGCATTGACGGGCAACCCTGTTGCCGATGTCGTTATGCGCAACATTAAGATTGACACTTAAATAATTAACGAAATTTTGGAGGTCTTTACCAATGAAGAAAATCCCTACCTTATATAAGCGCGAGTTCAGTGGCCACAAGATTACCGGAATCCGTGACGAGATTACGCCGGGCTGTGAGGCGGCGCTGACGGATGAGAGCATTGCCACATTGAAGCTTGACGGTGCCTGCTGCGCGATTATTAACGGCGAATTCTACAAGCGCTTTGACGCCAAGCCGGACAGAGCAGTACCAGAGGGCGCGATCCCGTGTGACGAGCCAGACCCGGTAACTGGCCACTGGCCCCACTGGGTGAAAGTGGCGGCAGATAACCCCGCGGACAAATGGTTTGTGGAGGCGCGAAACAACAGCTGGGATGACCTGCCGAATGCAACTTATGAGGCGATTGGTCCGCACTTCCAGAAGAATCCCTACGGGCTGGACAAGGACGTGCTGGTGCGGCATGGCACGATCAGTATTGATATCCCAAACCTAAGCTTTGAGGGAATCCGGCGCGGGTTGGAGTTGGCCGCCATGGAGGGCATCGTGTTCTGGCATGAAGGAGCGCCGCTGTGCAAAATCAAGCGCAAAGACTTTGGCTTTAAGTGGCCGGTGACGCAAGACGAGCTGAACGCGGAGTTTGGGGCAAATAATCCTGATCCGTGCGAGTTGGTGCGGCGGACTGCGGCTATGTACAGCAAGCATGAATTTCCGGCAGATACGACCAAGATGTTTGATGCTGAACATGAAGCCACCAAGGAGGAAGTGAAGGCATGAAAATTATTGACTTCGAACGCAAGGGCAACCTGGTACGGTTCTACCTGGGTGATGATGACCTGGTGGAATGGTACGGAGATGACTGGAACGATACGCCGTATGAACACAACGCAGAACGAGTCTATGACGAATATATCAAAGGCTACTGCGATATGATGTTCCCGTTTGACGATCTGGTACTGGAACCTTGCTGCGGGACCTGCAACAGCGGCTGGTGCAAAGATGATATGGTGGCGCAGAAAGTGCCCTGCATTATTCAGGTGCCGGCTGCAGTACATAGTGACAGCTTTGATGAAAGTTTTGACCACTGGGTAGGAGCCAAGGGCGTACATAAATTTTATTTTGGAGACCATATGGAGCCGAGCGCTATGGCTGCTACCAATCCTCATTCTTGAATAATAACTTTGGAGATTTTTAACAATGGAACAGACATGCTTTAGATATTCCGTACAGCCACAGACGGAACACATTAAGGATTACACGCATACAATCGCCGTAATGTTTGAAGACATGGTAGATTATGCAGACCGCAATGGCCTTGACCGGAACGAGGTAGTAAACGAGATGCTGCACGACATGAACGCTATGAGCGGTTACTGCGATATGAATAAATACCGGCCGTTGCCGGAATAAAAAAGGTGCGGCATGACGATTGAATTATGGCGGGGCAGCTGAAAGCCAGTAGGCAAACTTGATCTTGAATAATTGGGTCAAGGACAGTGACACCCATATTTTTACAAGGAGATTTTTTATGGGAAATTTGCAGGTATTTGATATCAAGGAATTTGTGAACCGCGGTAACGGGCATGCCGGGACCCAGACACTGATTACGCCCAAGGGACGCGAGACATTCCGGCTGCTGATGGAAGCCGAAGGACTGATTGATATGCCGGACGACGCTGAGGACATGGCCGATGCTGGTTGAAACAATTTATACGGGTATAAAGATTTGCGCTTTGGCTAGTGTGTGCGCCTATGGCTGGCTGAGAGTACAGCAGGAACGCAAAGCTGAGACAGCTAAAGAACAGGCAGAAAAAACTACATGCAAGAATTGCTGTTACTGTCGGATGATTATGACTGATAGCCGGATTGTCTGCGAACTAGAAGAGAAGCCGATAGAACAACCTGCCCATTGCACGCTATTTACAGAATGGCCTGAAGACTACACGTCCAGCTTATGTTTATACTGCAAACACTGCAAAAACTATGGCAAAGTTTTTGTTCGTTGCGATATAAGCGGGTTGCGTGATAAAGCCGAAATTACCTGTATTAACTATGAAAAGCGCCGCAAATACTTCCCAGATCTAGGAGGAATACACTAATGATCAATGAAGAATTTGAAACCCGCAAGAAAGAGATTGCCAGTAACCTGCAATTATTGCTTGACGAGATGCGGCAACTACATGACTGGATTGTGCTTAACCCGGTAAAAGAAGTCACACAGGAAGACTATAAGGACTGGGAGAATTCGTTCGGTGCTCTACTTGACAGTTTCGAGATCCTAGACTGCAACTAATAAGGAGAAACTTTATGTCAAAGTTAAAAATCGCCAGTGCTATAACTCACGCTTGCGCTGTGGCCACTGCGGTATTGGCTGCTGGAGCTGCTGTACACTTAGGCCTTGACTTAGAAGCTAAAGCGCCAAAAGCTGTGAGTATGACCACTGTACAGGCCACACACAAGATCTCCTACGCATTCCTTGAAACGCGGCCGTATACAAACCGGTATGGCGGCATTTGCGGCGCTGACACATACCTGCACTGCGGCGTGATACAGGATGATGGGATCGTAAAAGAAGAAACCGAGGATGTAGATTACGTCACCATAAAATATTCTGATGAAGATTACAGCTACAAGGCCGATTTTTACGACCGCACCACATACGACAATGAATCGTTCGAAGATCGGTATACCAGCACGGTGTACTACCTGACCGACGAGATGATGCGAGACCTGGGTACCGGAGGCAGTCAATGAGCGAGGCGTGGGAATCTACGGTGGACGCCATACTGATGATCTACATATGGGGACCGCTGATGCTGTTGGCATTGGGGGTCGTATGTACGCTGTTGATTTTTGGCGCGTGGAAGATAACAACAACAGCACAACACATTGCCAACAAATGTTACAAAAAGTTCACATGTAAAAATTCAGCGAACAATAAAAACGAAATGAGGTGAAAAAAATTTTTTATGGCACGACTGATTGATGCGGAGGAGTTTGAGGCGTACTGCATTGAGCGCGACCCGAAGTATTCAGAGGCCGAATGGCAGGCTTATCTGGATGGGGTACAGCGGGTTTTGGAGGCCATTGATGCGGCACCCACCATGACAAAATATGTGCGGTGTGAGGATTGTGACGAGGTGGTGAACTCCATTATATGCCCAGATTTATACTACTGCATGCTGCACGATTGCCCAACAACAAAGGAGGGATTTTGTAATGAAGGGCATATCAAATAAACGATACAGAGATCTTATGGAGATATCAAATCTGTATCTGCGTGGAGAGAAAACACTGGATGAGGTTGTGGATGCAATCAGGCTGATGCTGGCATATGACATGTGGACAAAAATGTTTGAGGAAGCCGATGTTAAAGTCGATGCCATTGGCGGACATGGCCCTGCAAGCCCCTATGACGAGCCTTTGGTGGCGAAAACAAACTATTCAGCCCAGCTAAGATACGAGCTTGAAGCGCCTGTACGGAGGGCTAAGGAGGTGAATAAAGCACGTCAATAGCCCACGACTGAAGTCGCGGGCTTGCCGAATACGGTGAGTCCAAAGCTTCGGCTGTGCCCGAAAGGGTGTGTTGACTACCCTAAGTGCTTCGAGTACTACGTTACAAGCGAATGTATAGGCACCGGTGGACGTTAATCCTAATCTGCCGCTCTGCGACAACACATCACGTAAAGCTGAGGTAAAGCCGACAGGTGTGGCTGACTCAAACCACTTGTGACATTGGGGAAGGATTCCAACTCTCCGCAAAGAGAGAGCGGCTTCTTTTTAGCCGCCAAATTTTTAGAAAGGAGCATGGTATCATGCAATATGTGTATGTACTTAACAAGCACGGCAAGCCCTTGATGCCGTGCTCACCCGGAAAGGCTCGTTTACTATTGAAAGAAGGAAAGGCTCGCGTTGTAAAGCGCACGCCGTTCGTAATCAAACTCCTGCACGGAAGTGCGGGATACAAACAACCCGTTGCCCTGGGCGTTGATGCTGGTTCCAGGCATGTGGGACTTTCTGCCTGTACAGAGGGTAGGGAACTCTACAAAGAGGAACTGTCTCCCCGTAACGACGTGGTAGAGCTGCTCTCGGTGCGACGGCAATACCGCCGCAGCTGCAGGAACCGCAAAACCCGGTACAGGGCGCCGCGCTTCAACAATCGAGTGCATAGCAAGCACAAAGGCTGGCTGGCGCCGTCGGTTGAAGTTAAAATTCAGGAGCACATCACCGTTATTAAGCGCGTTTGCAGGATTCTCCCAATCGTGCTGGTACGTGTGGAAACCGCTGAATTTGACACCCAGCGGCTAAAAGCCATGTTGGAGGGAAAGCCTCTCCCGGTGGGAAGTGACTATCAGCTCGGCGAGATGTACGACGAATACAATGTGCGCCAGTACGTCCTAAAACGTGATAACTACACCTGCCAGTGCTGTGGCGCACATCCGGCAGAAAAGAAGCCAGTTCGGCTACACGTGCATCACATTGAAAGCCGTCATGTCGGAGGCAATGCTCCGAACAACCTGATTACCTTATGCGCGGTATGTCACAAGGCACTCCACGAGGGGAAAATCACATTGGGCAATGGCAAAAAGCGCGGCAAGCCGCTGCGCGACGCCGCTTTCATAGGAATCATGCGCAATACGCTGCTCGCACGACTGAAGGATGAGCTGAACATTCCTGTCAAGCAGACCTACGGGTACATCACTAAGCTGCTGCGGGAGGAAAACCACGTAGAGAAAAGCCACACCAACGATGCTCGCTGTATTGCTAAAGCTCCAAATGCAAAGCCGTGCGACACTATGTTCCGCACGCGGGCGCTACGTCATCACAACCGGCAAATCCACAAGGCGAAAATCCTTAAAGGCGGCACCCGCAAAAAGAATCAGGCTCCGTACCTGGTGAAAGGTTTCCGCCTTTGGGACAAGGTCCGATATAACGGTGAGGAATGCTTCATTACCGGCAGACGTACCAGCGGGTATTTTGCCATCAAAAAGTACGACGGAACCGTTATCTCAAATAGCGCAAGCTACAAAAAACTTACGTTGCTGGAAGCGGCAACAAATTATATTACAGAGAGGAGTTGAAGGCGCATTCCTCCCACGACTAAAGTCGCGGGTCTCCTGCGCCGAACTTATGACAAGGCTTGAAAAGTTACAAAGCGCAACGGCGGACGATCTGGCCAGTTTGTTCACTATCATGGATGACGACGGCGAGTACCTTCCGCTACTGATGCCAATGAACCTGGTGAAAAACCCAGACAACCTGGACGAAATTATTCAGAGCCAGAGCGAATGGCTGCAGGGCGAATATTGGCCGGGAGATTTTGGGCTGGGCTGTTTTGATGAACCGGTAATGCCGGAACCAGCGATCTATTCATAACCTGCGACACCGCACGGTATAACATGGCCTGAGACGCGCAGGGGCGCGCTATGAGCCACGACACAAGGAGATACGACATGCGCGATACATAAACCAGCAGGATGCATTAAAAGCGCTGGGCGATTGTATAAAACCAGGAACGAAAAGAACCAAGGACGCGATCCCACCAAGCCCATGCGCCCACACAGTCATGAGGTGCGGTTACACAAACAAAAAAACGCGAAGAACTAAAGGAAGCGATTCAACCAAGCCCTTACTTAAAAAAGGAACGAAACACGACCTTACCGCATTAACTCAAGGACGCGATTGAACCAAACCCTTTGCACCATAACAACCTTTACGCAACTACGAAAGCGGAACGCAGTAACTTGCAGGAACGCAGTAACAACCGAGAGAACGACCTCATGCGCCCACACAAGAACAAACGCCGGGGAAACGAGCCGCTTATAACATTAACGAGAGATTTATAATTACATCCTATTTTCACGCAGTTTTAGGGGGTGGTTTTGAACCTTAGTGCTATCAATGACACGCAATTTTTAGGCCGCTTTCTGAATAAACCCTTCAAAAACAGGGTTTCAGAGCTTTTTAACGCAAGCAATGACACGCAATTTTCAGGGCGATTTTAATGATTAGGAGCGATAAGTAAGAATGTTTATTAAGGAGGATCGGATCAATGATTTTTACATCCAGGTGCCCGCTGATCTGATTTTTTTGAAAGATGTAAAAGAAATCCTACCCGTTTATTTGGCGCTTTATATGCGGGCAGTTCCGGTTTACGAGGATGAAGAAGACATCTGGACCATTGCTACAATCGCTGAGATTACAAACACAACAGGCACGTTTGGGGTTGGTAAGAAGAGAAGAGAACAACACAACCGAGTGATTAAGGCGATACAGTATCTTGAAGAGGGTGGAGTAGTGCATACAGAGGATTTTGATCCTAGTAAGCCTTCAGAACTGTTTCGATACCGTTTCTGCCCGGATATGAAAGATGTGTTTATGACGGGAAATGGAACGTTCAGTTTTGCTCTTCTTGGATGTAAAGAGTACCACGTTTTGCGCAAGCTAGTTCTGGCTGAATGCCCGGATGGGCGTGGGGCGGAAACCTTGTTTAGGGTGTATCTTTACTTTAACTATCGCCGTACATTGTGGCAGAAAACTTACATCAACGAAAGCTCAGGTACACTCCCTGTGTGGGTGGGAGTTTTAAGCGGTGTAGCCACAGAACTACGTTATCATACTGGAACACTAACGAACGCAGTTAAAGATCTTCATAGCTTAGGGTTGGTTACGCCTTGTTACGGAGTGATTCCTGAAGGAATTGGTGTGAAAGGCAAACCCGATATGATGGTTGCTTTGAATCTGCTGTGCGATGAAGAAGGCCCTGCTAAGGCCATCTGGAATGCACAAGACAGGTACCGTAAAAAACCAGGAAAAGAGCATTCCCGGTGGTATCCCGTTGGTAGCTGTAAGCCGTCAAAGGAAAAAGGTAAAGGTGCTGAGATGACAGAAGAGATGACAACGCCGGAGATTAAAGTATTGAATAATGACGGCCACAATATTGTTGTGCCAGATGAAAGCAAGCCCCATTTAATCTCTAGTATCTTTTTTAATTCAGCGATTTAACCAACAATAAAAATATTTTTTTGGAGGTATAAAACTTTGAACAAGAAAGAAGCTGAAACTTTGTTGATACTGACAAATTTTCTGCATGACCTGTGGCAGGGATTTAAGGCCATGGTGCTGGTTGGAAGCTGCATTGTGGTGATCCGGCTGGCGTTGCAGATGTTGGGCACTATGGCCACAGTTGGAATTTTTGTGGCGCTGCCGGTTTTGTACGCGCTGCTGTGGGCGGCACTTTCCCGTGAGGCGTTTGATAGCGGGCGGGTTAGCATTGAAAAGATTTACAACCTGGAAAAAGCCGAGAACAAAGAGGATAACCCGAATAACAAGGAGGACGAGTAATGTTCGCACCACCACTATATATTGTGCGAAAGTTGAACCTGACCTACATTATCAATCATGACTATAACATCCAGATCAGCCAGGAGGAGGAAGAGCGCTTTTATGTAAAGCAGGGTGACAACATGCTGTTCCGGCAGATCCGGCTGCTTACATACGAGAGCAACGAGTACAACCGGTTTGTTGTGTTTGTGGATTGCGTGGGTGGCCAGAACAAGAAGGCGGCCATGAAGCGGTTGATCCAGCACGGGTTTAAGATTGGAAAGCAAGAGTTTGTGCTGAGTGAACGCAGCGCCAGTATGGTGCGGCAGGGCATTTTAAGCTTTGTGGACAGGCGGTTGGCCCACGACCTTGACGTGAGAATCACGATGGGAATTAACATAGATACGACAATAATTTCGAAATATCTTGCCTACCGTGGTTTGTGCTTTTCCAGCTGCCACTGCATTGAGAACTGGTACCCGACCATTGTGGTGGTGCCGGACTGTTTTGTGACGATACCAAACCAGAACATTAAATATGTATATGACCGCAAGATCCAGTTCAAAGACCGCAAGACCGGGGCTGACCGCGAGTGGGTGCAGAAAGACATTGCGGAAACTACCCGCGACATTGAGATAAACGCCTTTGATGGCTGCGGGATCGCACACCCCAAGATTATGCAGGAGATACAGCGGCGGTTGGGCAGTGAGACGCCCGTGACCAGTGTGGTGTGGCGGATGCCGTACTTTAAGGGTGTACTGAACCAGATGGATTATGAAACGTTTTTTGCAGAACGCGGGGTACGATTCATCAAAGACATTTGGGGCGTGGAACACGACGTCAGCCCAGGGGCTGAACCCAAGATTATTGCGTGTGAGAGCATGTACAAGGGGTACAAGTATTTTAAGAAGACCGGCACGATTGCGGACTGGGAGGAATACTGGTACCAGTTCAAGAAGAACAAGCACTGCATTGGCATTGCAAAGTGGCAGTTTGATATTGACACAGAACCGCTATACACCCGCGGCAACTACCAGATTTTGCAGGACCTGGATTTGCCGGTAGACGAGTTTGAGCACCTGGCAGATTACAGCATTGATTGGGTTGAAAAGATTGAGAACGGTGACCCGGTATACACCTACTGCTTTTTGGGCATGCTGGCTGACCGGCACAAACCGCTGAATAATTATTGCGCGGCGATTTTGAAGAACCCGGAGATGCTGAAAGAGGAGGGGGTGCGAAAGTACATAACCAATCTGCTTGGAAAATATAAGGACGACATGAAGTGCGGCAAGTTGTGGCTGCGCGGTAGCTTTAAGTTCTTAGTACCTGACCTGATTATGCTGATGGAACACATTGCCGGCCTACCCTTGAAGGGGGCGCTGGAGGCGGATGAGTTTTACAGTTTTGACAGAACAGGAACAACGCTTGGCGAACGGCTGATTGAACGCAACCCACACATTTGCAAGAGCGAGCATGTAATCCTGAAGGGCGTGACCAACCCGCTGCTGGAAAAATATTGCGGCCAGTTGGTGAACACGTTGATTGTTAATTGCAAGAGTATTACCCCGCAGAGATTAAATGGCGCGGATCGGATGATGGTCCGGGGCTGTGGTAACACAGCATTTGGAACGGTGTGAACCCCTCGTCAGGGGTGTGGCCCATATGGGCTGCTAACAGGGAATGCCTGCCTGAGAGATGGCAGGAGAATCCTGTGGCTGGAAACGGCTGCAACGACTATCTGGGATGAGTGTACCAGGGTAAGGCTGCTATTGACACGCAGTTTGGAGCGCACCGCTGCCGGGAGACCGGTAGAAGATATAGTCTACACCTGCAAAAAACAACGTAGGTGTGTATGACGGGGATTTAACATTGCTTCTTGACAGCCCTTTGATGATGAAGGGTGTGGACAGGAACGCAAAAATTGTAATTGACATTGAAGATAAAGTAACTGCGCTGGCGGAGAAGGACACGATCCAGAACCGCACGGCGTGCATTATGCGCAGCTTGAAGAGTTTGATTGGTGAAATTTCCAATTACGCGAGCTGCTACCACAACAAAACACCAAAAACCGAGAAGCAGAAAGAAACATACGCCCGGTATGTTGATCTGCTCTCCATAACCAACGGTGGCTTCGCCGTTGTAAAACCGCGTGAATGCCTTATCAGCAGTGTCGCCTAATAGGCGGCTAACGGTGAAACTCTTTACAATACAGCGTAAAGACAATACCGTGCCAAGCTTTGATTGCCAGTTATTGGCAATTATTGAAGGTGTAACGACTAAGGGTGATGAGTGTAGCCCTGTAGGCCGGGAGATGATAGCCCGGACGCCAAGTGCGTGGCCATGGAAACATGGAAGAGATAGTCTGGCCTGTATGGTGACATACGGGGTAATTGAAAAACGAAAGCCATCAAGAATCGGTGGCCCTGTGCGGTGACGCGCAGTGGAAACAGCTGGTGAACCTGCAAGAGCAGGGTGTACACAGGACAAATGTGGAAACGCAGGAAATGGCGTTTTGTCTGTGTGCTAACAGGGAAACTATCGTGGTTGATACAATCCTGTGCCAAGCCTTATACATATAATAAGGAAGGTCAAGAGACTAGCCCGCAAGGGATGTACGCGATCCGGTGAAAATCCGGCGTGGAAGTGCCAGCCTCTCATATACGCCAAGAGTGTGAGATGATGATATAGTCCACAAGCAAGAATGCGATTTTGCAAAGACGGGTGTGCTGTACCCGGTGCCGCGGCAGATTGCCAAGTATGGCAGACCTTTGCCGTATTTTATGAAATATGCAAGCCCGTATTACAAGCGGATGAAGCGTCTGAGCTGCGCCCACAGCAACATGAACAAGATGTGTTGGGTTATTGAAAAGTGGGCGGACGGGCTGCGCCACAAAAGGAGTGACGGGTTTGATTACACAATTATGATTGACGGGAAGGTGGGATTTAGCCAGGAGCATTTTGATGCGATTGAAAAAATCTATTTTGAGTTCAATAAAACGGTAGCCGAGCTGGCAGAGACTGAATACCATTGCCGTTACTTTGACCGGTTCAAAGATGAGCTGGAGGCTGAGGGCGTTACAAAGGAGTTTGCCGCCAACTTTGAGGTTGACTGGCAGTTGTACTATAACAAGTTCCGTGCCCGGTGTGCAGAGATTTGCCTTGACCCCAAAGAACTGGCCAACATTGCCGTGATGCTTTGCTACCAGAAATACCCCCGCCGCAGCAAGAAGTTTATGTGGGTGGTGGCCGGCACCGGCATTGTGGAGAATATCCAGCAGGTGAACATTTGCTTGCCGCAGCTGTGCGATGACGGTGAATACGAGTACCTGGGCAAGCGTTATGCCCTGGTGCCGGTTGGCAACGAACTGAACATTGAACCGATTGAAGGAGGAGAGGGGTAATGTATTACAGCTATTATTGCAATGAAAAGATGCTGCTGGATAATTTTGACGATTACAATGAAAGCCCGCGGCTGTTACGGCGGTTGTTGGCGCAGAGTGGGTATGAGCCAGATTTTTGTGCAGATATGCAGCTGGCCCATACAGACCCCAAGTACATAAGGCAGTATGACCGGTTGGACCTAATCCAGCAGTACAAGAAAAAACAGCTGAAGAAGTGTGGACTGCGGCAGGTTGACAAGATCTACCTTTATGAGAGCGACCTGACTTACATCCGGCTGGCGATCCGTACTTATGGGCTGACGCAGCGACAGGTGAAAGTTTTGCTTGGCGTGATTGTTATGTGCCGGCTGAATGGTAGTGACACGCTGGATCTGATGAACCGATACAGGATCAAACAGTTCTGCTCTTGCTTTGGGCGAGATGTGACGGCGATACACATTGATGGCGCGAACTGGTGGGACGGTTATGAAGCGCCGGTGGAGCTGGATGTGCTGAGTGATAAATGCGGAATATTGAACCGAATTACTTGCAAGCCGGGTCCGGGGCGGATTGGCTGTTTGTATGAGTATCCGTTTTATGATCACAAAAGCGAAGGTGTTTACTGCTGGGATGTGACGGCAGAGAACAACCGGTTGGATATGGATAAATTGTGCGCAGAGATTGGGCTGTTCGACAACCGGTACTGCGAAAAGTGTGGGGAAGAGATTGCGTGGAATGCCAAGGCACACTACTGCAAGACCTGCGCGGAATTGGAGAAAAATGCCAAGACATTGGCCCGCGTGACCCGCTACAGAAACAAAAATAATACCTTGTAACGCTTGAAGCTGAAAACCCCCTATATATGATTATAGAGGGTGGAGTGCCCCTGACCATTATGGCCGGGGGTTCTTTTATTCTCAGATTATTTTTTTATAAGGAGATTTTTGAAGATGATTGTTATTTCTAAGGAAGAAGCAAAAATGTTGCGTAAGAAGTTCCCCGGTGTGCATATGGTTACGACCGTGAACAAGACGATGGTGGACGAGCTGCCGTATGTGCTGCAGGCTTTGCCCAACAACTATTTTGCGCAGGAAGCTTTGGCTGAGATGGAGCGTGACCAGCGCCGCACCGGAATTGTGAATACACGGGGTGACGTGAATGCTTGAACTGCACAAGCTTGCCAAGGAAACTGACAATGAATACATCTACCGCATTTGTGCTGCCAAGGACCAGATTGGCACCTGGGACGATGTGGCGGATGTGATCAATAAAGAGCTGGGCCAGGACAAGGATGAGTGCGTATACCGCAAGAACTGGAAAGCGTTCAGCATGCTGGCGCACGCCAGTGAAACCAACTTGAGTGACGCCCAGCAGATTTTGGGCGAGATTAAAGAGCAGCGCCGCGAGCTGGAGAAAGAAAAGGTTAAGCTGCGGGATGAGCGCAATGAAGTGAGCCGCCTGATGCGGGTACAAGCCCGTGGAGAGAGCATGCGAGAGCTGATTGAACGGCGATTCAGCGCTTATAAGCCAGAGACTTTTGAACACATTGGGGTAGTTAGTACAGAAGCTCTGACGACCGACCTGATTGTTCACCTGACCGACCTGCATGCGGGAGTCAAGATTGAGAACCTTTACAACAGCTTTGACCAACAGGTACTACGTGCCCGGCTGAAGCGCTATGCGGAAAAGGTATATGTGATCCAGAAGCGCCACAATGGCCAGAATTGTTTTTTGGTGTTGGGCGGCGACCTGGTAAACGGTGAGATCCACCTGAACAACCGGCTGGAAAATAACGAGAATGTGGTGGACCAGGTGATCAGCGCCGGGGAAGCCGTGAGTTGGTTTGTGGCCGAACTGAGCCGTATGTTTGAACGTGTATACATTTATAGTGTGCCGGGCAACCACAGCCGGGTGTTCCCTGCCAAGGAGGATAACCAGCACGGTGAATACCTGGACAAGCTTGTGACTTATATTGTGGGCGCACGCTGCACGGCGCTGGGTAATGTGGAAACCTACCAGAATACGATTGACGAGACGATTGCGGACTTTATGGTTCGCGGACGGCTTGTATACGCGGTGCATGGCGACAAAGACACACCGGGCAGTGTGGTACAGACCTTGACCATGATGACAGGTGATAAACCGGATATTGTGCTGATGGGACACCGCCACACCAATGCCCTGACGACTGTATACGATACGAAAGTATACGAAAGCGGCTGTGTGGATGGCGCGGACAACTACTGCATGGATAAGAGATTGCGAAATAAACCGGAGCAGAACGTGCTGGTGGTGAATGCTTACGGCGTGGACTGCTGTTACGATATTACGCTGGATTAGAGCGTGGGATTTTTTGATGAGAGGGGATGGTTTTTAGAGTGGGTGAGTATGAGAAGAAGCAGCCCGAATACTTTTGCAGTTATTCGGCGCGGCTTACGAATTTTTTGAAGGCGTTTGGTTTGAGCTATGAGAGCCGGCAGATAAACCCCATTACCCAGACAAGCTACTGTGTGTTTAAGCGCAGCCAGAAATTGATGGATGTGGTGGAGTTTTGGAACGAGTGCCGGAACAACTTCCGTGATTATGATGAGAACGGGAACCGCGCCGATAAGGCGGGTGACTGAACATGGCCGGAAGACCGAAAGGCTCTAAAAATAAAGCTACAATTTTACGAGAAAACGCAGAAGCGCAGGCCAAGATCCGCCGCATGATGGCAGAGGACGATGGGCCTGCGTATTTTGTTTGCGCTTGTTGCGGCAAGCGGTTTATGCACCAGAAGGATAATTTTTCCCCTGCGCAGAGCGAGCTGTGGCGAGGGAACAACCATTACTTTCCGGTATGCAAAAGCTGCATGGACAAGCTGGTTGACCATTATACCCAGGCGCTGGGTAATGAGGATGAGGCCATGAAGCGGGTGTGCATGCTGTTTGACATTTATTACAGCGAGGGCCTGCTGAAAAGCACGGCAAAGCACGCTCCGAACACAAGCCGGATGACAGCTTGGATCAGACATTGCAATATGACCCAGAACCATGGCAAGACCTTTGATACCTACCTGGAAGAAATCAACGGGCGGGTGATCAATGATGTAAGCGATATCAGCGAGACACGACCAAACGGCGGCAAGGTAAGCCAGCGTATGGTTGGGTTTTGGGGGCCAGGGTTCAACGAGGCCGAGTATGTGCGGCTGGACAATGAATACAAGGACTGGATTACCCGGTATGAGTGCTCCACCAAGGCGCAGGAAGAATTGTTCAAAGCAATCAGTATGGCGCAGATTATGCTGACCAAGGCATACCAAACGGGTGACACCAAGAAGGTAAAAGAGGCCAGCGATACTTTGCAGAACCTGCTGGGCAGCGCCAATATTAAGCCGAACCAGACAAACGATAATGCGCTGGCAGAGGCAAATACCTTTGGCACTTTGATTAAAAAGTGGGAAGACAAAAAGCCGATCCCGGAAGCTGCGCCCGAATGGCGGGACGTGGATGGGATTGGTAAATATTTCCGCACTTGGGTGACAGGACCAATGATGGAACTGTTCAAAATCAAGAACCCGTGGCAGAAAGAATACGAGGAAGGCATGGCACCTTATACGGCGCACCGACCTGAATACACCGGCGGAGAAGAGGAAGAGAACGAGAGTATCCGCAACGCCATTTTTGGCACCCCCGGAGAGTGAGGTGGTGCCTGAATGGTGAAGAAAACTGCAAGAGAGGTTACGGAAGATAAGACAAGCCGGATCATGAATGCCGTGGCGCTGTGGGCCAGCTTTTACCGGGCGAACCCGCAGAGGTTTTGCAAGGATTATTTGAACGTAAACCTGAAGATGTTCCAACAGATTTTGATTTATTGCATGGCGCTATGCACAAATTTTTGTTTTATAGCGGCGCGTGGTCTAGGCAAGACGTTCCTATGTGCAATTTTCTGCTGTTGGAAAGCGATCTTGTACCCAGGCAGCTTGATTGTGATTGCGAGCAAAACGCGAAACCAGGGCAGCTTGGTACTGAAAAAGATTGAGCAGGAGTTAGTGCCGCGAAGCCCATTACTGCGCAGTGAGATAAAAGATATAACGATAAACCAGAGTGTGGCGAAGATAACCTTCCGCAATGACAGTGTGATTGAGGTTGTGACCGCCGCAGACACTGCCCGTGGCGGCCGTGCGAGCCTGTTGATTATTGACGAGTACCGCATGGTTGACAAGGAAGTGCTGGATCTGGTTTTGAAGAAGTTTTTGAACTATATCCGCCACCCTGGCTACATGGATAACCCCAAGTATGCTCATTTGGCGGAACGCAACCAGCAGATGTACCTAAGCTCTGCATGGTTTGAACAGCACTGGTCATGGGATTTGTGCAAAGATTACTTTGTGAACATGTTTGACACCACGAAAAATTACTATTGTTTCCGATTCCCATACCAGATGAGTATTAAGGAAAACCTGCTGCTGAAGAGCCAGGTAGAAGACGAGATGACAGAATCGACGTTTTCTGACATACGGTTCCGCATGGAAAATGAGGCGCTGTTTATTGGCACGACAGACGGCGGGCTATTTAGCTTTGACGACATTAACAAGCAGCGCAGGATCATAAAAGCGTTCTATGCGCCAAACATGATTTTGAACAATAAGGCGGCTTGCCAGTTGCCGGCCAAGAAGACCGGCGAGAAGCGGATTTTGACGGTCGATATTGCCCTGATGAGTTCTAAGCGCCGCGATAATGACGCCACCAGCATCTTTTTGAACAGTTTGGTGCCCGACAGTACAGGCAAGTGTACCAGCAACATGGTGTACACCGAAAACTGCGAGGGTATTATTACGCAAGATTTGGTGCTGAAACTACGCCGCTACTTTAAGTATTTTGAGTGTGACTACATTGGCATTGACGCAAAGGGTCTTGGTGCTCCTATTATGGATCTGCTGATGCATGAGTGCTATGACCCGGAGACGGGCGAGACATACCCGCCGCTGAACTGCTGCAATAACCCGGATTTCCAGGAGCGGTGCCCCGACAAGACGGCACCCAAGGTGATTTGGGCGATCATGGGCAGCAGCCAGTTTAATAACGACGTGACAATTGCGTTGCGAAGCGGAATCCAACAAGGGAGAATCCGGTTTTTGGAATCCGAATATGACTGCGAAGAGATTTTGCGGGCGAACATTAAAGGTTACGACAAGCTTTCACCCATGGAGAAGATGGCGCTGCAGATGCCGTACATCAATACCGGATTGGCTGTAAATGAGCTGGTGAACCTGGAATATGAAGCAACGAATAATTTGATCCGTGTGCATGAGAAGCCCGGCGCACGCAAGGACCGTTACAGCAGCCTGAGCTACAACTATTACATTGCGCTGCAGGTTGAACGCATGATGAGTAAAAACTTTATGCGCAATAAGAAGATTGAAATAAACTTTAGAGCGCCCAGACTGCGGCATTAAGGAGGCGGCTATATGGAAGAAATACAGCAGAAAAAGGTCGCCATGATCAGCCCGGACGGCAAGAAAAGCTTTGTGCCATTGACGGAATTTATGAGTAAGGTACGGTATGCGAACCTGGCAAACGTGAAGATCCGCGACCTGGAAAATAACCGCGACTACAACCCTACTTATAAAAAGTACACCAAGAGCCAGATTGTTACCTATTTGGCGAACCCGGCCAACTATGAAGTGCAGCTACGGCAGATGAGCCAATACCTGTTTAATATTTCGAACTATTACAGGCGGCTGATCCAGTATTTTGCCAACATGAGCACGTTCAGTTACATTGTGGTGCCGTATGGCGTTGATTATTCCAAGAATGTGAACCTGCAAAAATTCAAAAAAGGTTACTATGCGGTGACGGCACAGTTGGAAAAAATGAACCTGCGGCACGAGTTCAGCCGGGCGTTGATGGTGGCGTTCCGTGATGATGTGTATTACGGGTACGCATGGGAAACGAACGACAGCTACACATTCCAGCAGCTGGATGCAGACTATTGCAAGATCAGCAGCATTGAGGATGGTGTATACAACTTTGCGTTCAATTTTTCTTACTTTGATTCCCACCGTGAGCGATTACCAAATTTTCCGCCGGAATTTACCACGATGTACAGTGCGTACCAGAAGGATTCCAGCTTGAAGTGGCAGGAGTTGTCAAGTGAAAATTCTATCTGTTTGAAAGTAAACGAGCAGACGTATGTGCCGATCCCGCCGTTTGTGAGCTTGTTCAGCGCATTGGCGGATATTGAAGACTACCGGGCGATCAGTAAGGATGCCAGCGAAGTGAATAATTACAAGGCGTTGGCGCTGGAGATCCCGGTGGGGGATGACGGTACATTTTTGATTGACTACGACCTGTGCAAAGAGTTTTACGACATGCTGTGCAATGTGCTGCCGGAGAACATTGGCGCGATTATGAGTCCGATGAAGATCAGCAGCTGGGACTTTGAAAAAAGTGGAGCTGTAAGCGGCAGTGACGATGTGGCAAAAGCCGAAAATTCGATGTGGAAACAGGCGGGTGTAAACAATATCTTGTTTGGTGGCGGTGAAGACCCCAGCAGCTCTACGCTGAGCCTTTCTACCGTGAATGACCAGATGATTGTGTTTGCGATGATGCGGCAGATTGAACGCTGGATCAACCGTAAATTAAAGAGTGTTTCGACGGCAGTTAAGTTTAAGGTAAATATTTTAGATGTGACGTATTTTAACCGGCAGGAAGTGCATGACCGCCTTGTAAAAGATGGCCAGTACGGAATGCCGGTGCGCAGTGCCATTATGGCAACAAGCGGATACAGCCCAAGCGATGTGGAGAATATGCAGTACCTGGAGAACACGGTATTGAACCTGTCGGCCAATGAGGTGCCGCTGATAAGCTCCAACACGCAGAGCGCTGCTGACAGTAATGCCGCGACAGATGAAGGCGGACGACCCACCAATGCAAGTGAGGGTAAGGCGCTGACAGACGCAGGCGAGAACAGCAGCGAGGAAGACCTGGCGACAGGAGGCTGATTGAGCGATGAAGCGTGAAGTTAAGGTGCGTGGCCGTGACGTGGTACTATATTTGCTGCGCCAGAAAAAGAAGCTAGTGCAGGAAGAGCGCGATAGTGGCGGCCATACAGTATATATTTTTGAACTTGACGACGATGATTTGAAGGCTGTGCAGGAGTTTGCCGCACAGCAGAAAAAACGAAATTACTTTTGAGAGACCGCTATGCAAGCGGCCTTTTTTAGTTTACGGGGTGATTGGATGTGAGTGAGCGGTTGAACCGCCTGCCAATTACCTTTGAAAAAACCGGAGAAGTGATGGGCAAAGATGCGCGTTTTATTAACGTGACGATTGATGTGCTGCATACTGGCGGCAACCTGAACGGATCGCGGTTTGAAAAAGAGGTAGTTGACCGGGCAGCAAAGAGTATTGCGAATACCCCGATTCTTGGATACATTGAGCAGAATGACGATGATGAGCTTGATTTTAAGGGCCACGAACATGAGCTGATTGTGGACGAGGACGGGATTCGATATGTATATGCCGGCAGCGCTTACGGTGTGATACCGGAGAGCTGCAACCCGCGCTGGGTAAGCCGGGATGACGGCACAGGAAAAACACGGGAATATTTGCGCGTTGACGGGTTGCTGTGGACCAAGTTTGACGATTCCTGTGGGATTTTTGAGCGGGATGTGGTGAAAGGGCAGAGCATGGAGATCACCAACATGGAAGGCTATGTGGATAAAGACGGCTACTATGTTGTGCAGAATTTTGATTTTGATGGCTGCTGCGTGCTTTCCACCACTGACCCGCAAATCCGACCAGCAATGACGGGTAGCACAGTTACGGCGAATTTTACCGCCGCGACGATTGCGAGCCAGGTTAAGGATATGCTGGCGGAATACACAGCTTTACAGAGATCTGAATCCTCCAAGGAGGCTCAGATAGATAATTTTGCGAAAGGAGACGATTGCTTGAAAGAAAAAGAAGAAATTCTGGCTTCTTACGGCATTGACGCTTCTACGCTGGAGTTCTCTTTGGAGGAAATTACCATTGAGGAACTGAAAGCGAAGTGTGAAGAGATGGCTGCAGCAAAATCTGCCGAGCCGGAAGAGCCGCAGGGTGAACCGGAAAGTGAGCCGGCCGCAGAGCCTGCTGCTGAACCTGCAGAACCCGAACCCCCGGCAGAACCGGAACCCGCTGCGGAACCGGAAGGCGGCGAACCTGCTGCGGATTACAGCCTGAACCTGTGCGACAAGCTGAACGAAGTAAACGAGGCCATTAGCGCTGAAACCATGATTGACCCGTGGGGCTATGAAGTGAGCCGCTATTGGCTGCAGGATGTGCAGGATGACCTTGCCGTTGTGATGGATTGCCAGGATTGGAAAATCTACAGCTTTACCTTTACCATGGATGGCGACAACGTGAAAGTTGATTTTGCCAGCAAGAAACGCATGAAGGTAAAGTACGAAGCCTGGGATGAAGGCAGTGCCGATATTGGCGTGCCCGCGCTGTACAGCACCATGGGCGACAAGGCCAAAGAGCAGACCGAAAAACTGGAGGCTGCCAACAAGCAGTACAGCGAACTGAAAGCAGAGTATGACGAGATGAAGCCGAAATATGATGCTTACGTTGCGGCCGAGGCTGCTGCTGCCAAAGAAGAAGAGAGCGCTAAACGCGAACAGCTGTTTGCCGTTATGGATCAGAAGCTGGATGGCGATGCTGATTATGCCAAGCTGCGAGATAACAAGACGATGGAGTTTACCGTTTTGGAGGATGCTTGCTACAAGCTGTTGGGCAAAAAAGCCGCTGAGTTCAGTTATGTTCCGTCCAAAGAAAAGAAGGGCGAGGTAAACAAGGTACGGTTTGGCGTGAATGGCACCCAGAAAACAGAGAAGCGCTATGGCGACCTGTTTGAACGTTATCTGCATACGAAAGAGTAAAAAAAAGGAGTTACATATTATGGCTAACATTAAACATGCTGTTGTTGGCACCGATATGCTGGTTGGTTCCAGCAACGCTGCCTACCTGAAGAGTGTTGTTTTTTACAAGGATGGCAGCCCTGCCGCCATTGATAATGGCAACATTGTTGTGATTGGTGATGCAATCGGCCCTGAAACCTACAAGGCTGAAGCACCTGCTGCTGATTCCAAGCGCCCTATGCTGGCCCTGGTCGCCGGCGTTGAGCTGTTTTACGATGAGACCCGCACCCATTACCTGACCGAGTGGGAGAACGAAGCTGGCAAGCCTGTTCGCGTTTACCTGCTGGTTGCCGGTGCTGATTCTTTCCGCGTTACTGCTGAAGCTTTTGACGGTACCCCCGAAAAGGGTAAGTTTGTTGCCTTTGCTGCTGGTTCTACCAAGCTGAAAATTGAAGCTGATGCTTCTGCTGACAATGTTTTTGGTGTGATCAAGCGCGATCCTGTGAAGGTTGGCTTTGGCGACGGCCAGTATACCTATTACATCGTTGACGTGATCGCCTGATTTTATATCAGCAAGTTAGTTATAACTAATTACTGGTGTGGCCTATGGCTGCACCTATCTTTATATGTAAAGGAGTATTAACATGGATGAGAAACTGATTAAGCTGGCCGTTGATGGCTACCATGGCCACCTGGGCGAATACAGCGTGAAAGACAGCCAGGAAGTTCTGCGCCAGGCCATGATTGAGGCTAATAATGGCAAGACCAGCATGAACTACAAGGATATCCGCGACGGTAAGTGCAGCAACCTGTTTGCTATTACCGAAGTTCTGATTGATAAGGTTAGTGAAGAGGGCCTGAAGGGTGACGAGTTCTTTACCAATTTTATTGAGGACCGCAACACCTCTCTGGGCGATACCAACATTTTCCATACCACCAAGCCGTGCCTGCTGACTGTTGCCGACATTGCTGAAGGCACCCAGGGCATCCGCCGTCAGCGCCTGGAAGCCGGCCAGGATATTACCGTGAACACCCAGCTGCGTGCTGTGAAGGTTTATGAGGAAATTAACCGCGTGCTGGCTGGCCGTATTGACTTTAATGACCTGGTTGACACTGTTGGCCGCAGCTTTACCCAGTATGATCTGGACAGCGCTTATCTGGCATGGACCAGCATGTTCACCAAGCTGGACCCCGTTTATACCCAGAGTGGTTCTTACAATGAGGACAAGCTGCTGGACCTGATTGAGCACATTGAGGCTTCTACCGGCGACACCGCTACGATTGTTGGCACCCGCAAGGCACTGCGCAAGATTACCACTGCTACCATGGGTGAGCAGGCCAAGAGCGACCTGTACAGCATGGGTTACCTGGGCCACATTGCCGGCACCCCGATGGTTGCGATGAAGCAGCGCCACAAGATCGGCTCTACTGAGTTTATTCTGCCTGACGACACCGTTTACATTTTTGCCGGTGACACCAAGCCCGTGAAGCGCGTTACTGAGGGTGAAGTTACCATGCTGATGGGCGACCCGATGAACAAGGCCGACCTGACCCAGGAATTCCTGATGACCAAGCGCACCGGTGTTTCTATCATTCTGGACCGCGACTTTGGCAGCTACAAGTTTGCCTGATTTTGAGCTGAACGATACCCCTGCCGCAAGGCAGGGTTCTTTTTTATATAAGGAATATTTTGGAGGTATGTTTTGGCAACTGCGAAGATTACCAATGAGACCATGGTGGAATGCAAGAACGGCACCCATGGCAACTTGTTTTATGCTTCGACCCGCAACCCCGGCTACACCGTTGAGTGGACCGAGTTTGGTGAGGTGCAGGAGATGGACTACGCCGAGCTGCTTGTAATGCGTGGCAGCCAGCCGCGGTTTTTCCGTGATAACTGGATTTTGATTGAAGACGCCAACGTACTGCGCAAGCTGGGTGTGGAGCGTTACTACAAGAACGCACTGACCACGGAGAACTTTGACGAGGTATTTAAGTGGACCCCGGATGAGATCCGCGAGAAGGTGCCCAAGATGAGCGAGGGGATGCGCGACAGCATCCGTATCTGCGCAAAGGAGATGCTGAAGGCAGACCAGCTGGACAGCCGTGCTCTGATTAAAGCATTGAACGATGTGCTGGATTGCGATTTGGAAGAATCCGTTGCATTGGAGGCACCCAAGAAACCCAGAACCCGCAAGAGCGGCGTTGAGATTGTGACGATCGGCGGAACCGAAGAATAATGAGAGGAATGGTGCGGGCCAATGGGCACAAGATACGAGGAAGTTTATGAGCGTTACCGTGGCCAAGTCCGCAACTATGAGTTCCTGGACTACGATGCGGTGACAAGAGAAGCAATGCAGCTGGATCTTTTGAAGATGGCGATCAGCGATTTTGAGGATGTGTGCAAACAGGACCTGAATGACAGGGAAGATGACCTGCTGGAATTCAACATTACGCTGACGAACCGCGAGAAGGATATTTTGGCACTGGGCATGATTGTGCATTTTGTGCGCCAGTATGTTTATAACACAGACGCATTGCAGAACGGATTGAGCACAAAGGATTTTACACTGTTTTCGCCAGCCAATCTGCTGGAGAAGATGACGACCTTGCTGACCACGACAGAGCGGCAGCAGATGAAGGAGATTAACCTGTACTCTTTCCGCAATGGGGAAATTTCGAGTTTGACTGAGTGAGGTGGTAGCGTATGAACTATGAGACATATGCTGCTATGCTTGGCAGGCACGGAAGTACGCGGCGTGACCGGATGATTGAAAAGAGCAAACGGGATACGCTGAGAATGGGGCCTGACTCCCCTGCCTATAAAGAGGTAGAGATTGAGGGGGTACCCCACCACATGATGATTATTAGCAGCACGGTGACAAACCAGAAGATTATACGCACCATGCCGGGCGACAACTTTGAGATTGGAAAAATTATGCTGTTTAGTAAAAGCCATTGGCTGATTACAGAGCGCGATGCGGACGATGAAATAACCGTGCGCGGCAAAATTGAGCTGTGTAACCGGAGCATCCAGTGGCAGAACCATGAGACCGGGGAAATTATTACCCGGTGGGCGGTTGTGGACAAACCGTATTTTTCCAACCTGAACGAAGATGTATACATGACCATTTCCAGCCGCGAATTCCAGGTGAAAATACCGTATGATGAGGAATCGGCTTTGCTGGATGTGGGGAAACGCCTGATGATGGAGCAGATTAACGGCAAGCCTAAAACTTATCGTGTGACCTGCGTGGACGCTATGACAGAACGCTATGACTGGAATGACGCCCAGACGGGATTTTTGGTTTTGAACCTTGAACAAGACCAGCATGTGGAAGAACAGGATAACGCCGAAAAGATGCTATGCGATTACCAGGAGGTAAAGCAGGCACCGGAGGACGGCGAAGTGATTATTAAATACGCGGGCGAACCTAAAGTGCGTATTTGCGGGCGCGGCAAGATTTTTAAGGCCACAGTAGATGGCAAGCCGCTGCCGGGATGCACCTGGAGCCTGAGCGTTGATGATAAAACACTTGAAACAAAGGTATACCTTGCCAACAGTGTGCAGTGGAACCGGATTACTGGGGACAGCTGCCGGGTATGCGCAGAGGATAATGCCGCGCTGAATGGAGCTACCGTGAAACTGACGGTTGTAGCACCGGACGGCAAGAGCACAGACAGCATTGCAGTGAAGGTGGTGGACGTATGAACCTGAGTGAGCTGGGAGAATACAAACACAAAGTAGCCGCCCTGCTGGCACAGGACGACACCATTATTAACCTACTGCTTGGACCCGTGGACGATGATGCTGACACGGACGAGATGCTACTGGGCGATAAGAGCATTAGTACCGGACATATTTACGAGTTTGAGTATGTGCCGGAAATCAATGAAACGGCGGACACCTACCTGTGCATGGAGACCGTGGTGGCTAAGGCACCGAGCGATACGGCATACAGAGTGTACCTGTACATTTTTGCCTATTGCAATAAGAAGGTAATGAAGAGTTACCGACACCCCGGCGTGCTGGGGACGAAGGCCGATGTGTTGGCTATGAACGTTGACCGTTTGCTGAACGGCAGCGAAGATTTTGGAATTGGGAAGGTACGGTTACTGAACAACGATGTATACAAGCCGAATAATAACTATTACGGCCGCTGCATTACATACGAAGTGATGGCGTTCAACCGCAAGATGGGTGGCGCAAAGTGAAAGTACCGTACTATGAACTGCTGAACCCCGAAGGTTTTATGGTGAAAAATGTGGGCAGAGTACACTCGCCCCGACTGAGCGACATTAACAAGCGCGGCTATATGAGCTATCAGTTTGCGCTAAGTACCTTGCTGCTGACACCACAGGCGATGTTTGAAGACATTGCCAAGGTAATAGGGCAGGAGAACCCGTATGAAGCTTTAAGCGAGGAAGAAAAAGCCACCATTAACACCTTTGATTTATTGAGTATGAGCAAAGAAAGCCAGGCGGAAATGATTGCCGCACTGGCCTTTTTTATTGATGCGCCGCTTGAATATGATGAAGCGCACCATGCTGTATTGGTGAATAAAACCGAAGTGGACGATAAGATCCTGATTGATGGTTCCATAACGCGAGATAACTGGGCGGAGATTTGCGACATTTGCCTGCAAACCGCGTACATAGACCAGAAGCGGGAGGAAAACTTGAAGTTCAAAAATGAGGCTGCCCGCAAGTTTTATGAACGATTCCAAAAGAAAAAGGCTGAATATGAAAAATCGAAACGAAAAGGGTATAAAAGTAACCCTGATTTGGAGTTGGGGAACATCATCTCTGCGCTGGCGACAAACCATAACAGCCTGAATTATACGAATATTTATGATTTGACGGTGTACCAGGTACATGACACTTTTAACCGTCAGAACATAAAAAAACAAAATGAGATCCATGACATGAACTATGCCGTATGGGGTGGCGAGAACGACCTTGGCGGATGGTACAAACACATGGAAACTGATAAATAATAACGGAGGAATAAGATATGGCTGTAAATCCGAATATGGCGAACCGTGAAGTTGCTGATCTGGTTCTGCTTGATTACAAGACCAAGAAAGTTTTTCTGCCCATTGATTTTGCCAACGTGACCACCACTGACTTTACCGCAAACCGCGTGTTTGCAAAGGGCGGCCAGGGCGCACCGAACCGTGTTGGCTTTGATGGCGAGCGTGCAGGCACCCTGAAGGTTGATACCCAGATCATGCCTGTTAAGCTGTTTGCCCTGCTGAGCGGCCAGGACATTGGCAAGGTTGCAAAGATTATGAAGCGCGAGGTACTGACCGCTACCACTGATGGCATTGAGCTGAGTGAGACCCCGAAGGCCGGCACTGTGCAGGTTTTTGCTGTTTCTGACGACGCTGGCACTGAGATCAGTGATCTTACCACCACTGAGAAGAAGGTTGCTGGCGCTGGCCTGCAGGACGGCAAGAACTATGTTGCCTACTACTTCTACGACAAGAACGATGGTGTTCAGACTGTCAAGTTTGATTCTGACACATTCCCGCGTGCCTTTGAGATCCACGGTATGATGCCGTTCAAGACCGAGGACGATGAGATTGTGCAGTGCGAGCTGGTTTACTACAAGGCTCAGCCGCAGGCAAGTTTCAGCCTGGCTTTCCAGAACACTGGTGATCCGACCACTGTTTCTATTACCTTTGACTGCATGGCCAACCAGGACGGCGACATTTACGACATGAACTTTATGGAGTGATCAACGCAAATCCCTACCTTATTATATATAGGTTTGAATTGTGATGTTTGATCCGTGGGGGAGCGAAAAGCTCCTCCATTTTTAGAACACGAAAGGAGTGGCGTGCATGGAAGACAAGAATTCCGGCGGTTTTGCTGATGTGAAGATTGAACCTGTTGAAATTGCTGCCCCGCCCAAAGTACCCCTGAAGCGTCAGGTGCGCCCGCTGAAGGGCGTGGTTGTATATTGCAGCAAAGAACGCGGCTACATGGGTTTTGAATGTGATGGACACGGCTACCAGATGCCGGTGAAAGACGGCTATGCCGTTGGCGATGTGGTTAAGTTTAAGATTACAGACGGGAAGATTGAGCTGTGCAAGTAAGCGGACGAAGCAAGTATAATGTGAGCCGTGACAAGAGCAAACGCACCTATGACGGGATTGTGTTTGACTCTGAACTTGAGATGAAATATTACCGGGATGTTGTGCTGCCGGGAGTTGCCAGCGGAGAGATTGTGGATTATCAGCTGCAGAAACCCTATGAGCTACAGCCAAAGTACCGCAAGGAACGTGGGGGAAGAATAGAGACGGTGCGAGCCATTAACTATGTGGCTGATTTTTGGTTGAAGTATAAAGACGGCACAACAGAGGTAATTGACACCAAAGGGTGCCCGGATACTGTGGCACTGATGAAGCGGAAGATGTTTGATTACCTGTACCCGGATGAGCATTTGCGCTGGATTGTGTACCGTAAACGGCGTGGTGGGTGGATTGATTACGAATAATGGAGAGCGCACGCCACGTCTATAGCTGTAAAATTTAGGCGGGGTTAGCTCGTGTTTAAGGGTAGAAATCAGAAATTATTGTTTTCCGTTCTGATAACGGTGTCGCCAGGTTGTGCGAACTGGATATTATAGAATTATAGTGAACCGTAAGGGAGGTGAGTGCTTTGAATATTACATCTAGCTATCAGGTAAGAATCGTTAATTGTAGTGTAAATCTCAATGAAACTGTTTGTATTTATCGCAAGGCGCTCGCCTATCTGATTGGCGTTGTCAATGAAAACTGGAATGCTGTTAAACGCATCGATACCGGTAATCTTGAGCAACAGCGCTATATTGATAAACTGGTTCATAGCACCAAAAACCATGAAGCCAAGTATCCTGATTTCGACAAGTTGTTCTATAAGTATCCGTCGTATCTGCGTCGTGCAACCATTACGGTCGCTATTGGTGCGGTGAGCAGTTATCGCAGCAACTTGGCAAATTGGGAAGTGTCCGACAAAAAGGATAAACAGCCTACCCTTCAAGTGGACAGAAAGGCTCTCCCTATATTCTTCCGCGATGATATGTTCCTCGTGGACGGCGCACCCGAAAAAGTGAAAGTCATAAAAAATCCTAAACCTAAGGACGAACTCACGGCAGAAGAAAAGAAAATCGAGAAAGCAAAGCGCAAAGCTGTTGAACTGCAGAACTCCCAAAATGAGCTGACTGCTTTGAGCAATCACTATACTGTCCGCTTGAAGGTTTTCTATAAAAACGACTGGGTATGGGCAACCGTCACGCTGCGTAAGACAGATATTGCTTACTTGCGCAAATACTGGATGCACGCTTGTGCGTCAGCCCCTATACTCGAAAAGCATTTTGGCAAATACAGCCTTCGTTTTGCGTTCGATGAAAACGTTAAACTGAGTGATACCCCTATCGATAAGCAGCGCGTCTGTGCCGTCGATTTAGGTCTCAATACCGATGCGGTATGCAGCATCATGACTGCTGATGGAACTATCCTTGCCAGGAGTTTTATCAACTTCCCAAGTGACAAAGACCATCTGTATCATGTGCTTAACCGCATCAAGAAGTTCCAAAGACTACATGGGTCCCGTGAAGCACATAACTTTTGGGCCTATGCAAAGCGCGTTAATGATGAATTATCCAAAAAGATTGCTGCCGCGGTTGTAGAATTCGCGGTTCTCTATTCTGCCGATGTAATTGTCTTTGAACATTTAGACTTCAAAGGCAAGAAAGCATCGTCCAAGAAGCAGAAAATCCAGATGTGGCGTAAAAATGGTATCCAGCACATTGCAGAGCATAAAGCTCACCGCTGTGGTATCCGCATTTCGCACATCTGCGCTTGGGGAACCAGCAAACTTGCGTATGACGGCAGCGGCAAAGTAAAACGCGCACCAGATAACCATTCCCTTGCTACTTTTGCAAGCAGCAAACAATACAATGCGGATTTGAATGCGTGCTACAATATCGGCGCACGCTATTTTATCCGCGAGGTAACAAAACCCATGTCAAAAAAGGCATGGTCTCAATGTAAGGCCAAAGTTCCTGACATTGAGCGCAGAACCCAATGCACTTTACATTCTCTCAGACAGCTGCATGACTTTTTGAACACTCCAAAAGAGATTCAACCCGAAGTAACTACCTGATGTAGATGTACTGTGTTGTGACAACTTTGCGGGAGACTAACCCTTATGTGGTGGCCAATGCCGTCAGGCGTTGTGAGCTAAGTTTGGGCCGTATCTCTACCTTCGGGTAACGCAGAGACTTACCGTGGGGTTACAATCCACGGAGAAGCCTCATCTATAACCGCAAGGCTTAGGTGTGGAGGTTCACTACGACACGCTGTAAAATTGTGATTATGCCAGGAAACGACAGAAAAGTTTGTTGAGCAGGATAAAATTAAGACATGGTACCCGAATAGAACATGAACACGGCTCCGCCTGAAAAGGGCGGGGCTTTTTTATTTTGTGAGGTATTTTTTATGGAAATTAAGAAGAACATCCGTGTGGGCGACAGAATCCGGTTTGTGGATTTTGTTTGCGACATGTGCGAGAAGGACGGCAAGCAGTATTACGCGCTGTTTGATTATGCTTGGCGCATTGCGGTGATTACCTTTTTTGCCCCGGAAGCGGAGCTGGACAAGATGGACACAGATGAGATGTGCGACTTTGTTTACAGCCGACAGGGCATTGAAATTGTGGAAGACCCGGATATTGCGGTGATTACAGCGGGACTTTATGAGGCATGTGAAGCCGAGATGAAAGACCGGAAAGAAAAATACATGAAGGTATTTGATGCGATCAACCACCCGGACCCGCTTGACCGGATTGCAGACGCCTTTGTAGAGATTGCAGGGAATTTGAGCCAGTTGGGAGACCAGGAATTTTTGGCTGATCTGGTAAAGAAAGTGCGCGAAGGAGAGCAGCCCGCAAAGAAGCCGCCCGTGAAGATTGAGGTTGTGAACGGCAAGGAGAGTTAAATGGCCAAGACGGTAAGCACACAGAAAGGGCTGGAACTGGAACTGCAGCGGCGAATTAACCTGGCACTGAATGGCGGGGCGAAAACGGCTGTGGAGAATTGTTTGAAGAAGCATATCCAGGAAGATGTACTGGATGTATACCAGCCAAAAGTATATGAGCGCCGCGGCCAGAGCGAAGGGGCATTGGAAGCCGACAGCAGCGTGGTGAGCAGCGTAAGAGAACATGTGCTTACGGTAAAGGATATTGGTGTGCCGAATGAATCAGCCGTTGGTGGGCAATACAAAACCGGCACCAATACACCGCTTGCTGAGATGGTGGAGAAGGGCGATGTGAAAAACATTTGGGGTTCGCCACCTGATGCGGCCTATTTGCACCCGCGCCCGTTTGTGGCAAACACGGCAAAAGAAATCGCAGATGGGAACAGCGCCGTACATGGAGAGATTGTGAAAGCCATAAAAGAGCAGTTCCCTGATAACTAACGCGACGAGAGCTTCGGCTCTTGTCTTGAGCGGCTGATTTGAAAAGAATCGGCCTTTGAAGGCTTGAGCCGAACCGTAAGGGGGAAAGTATATGGCGGAAGATTTAAGTATTAAGGTAAAAGTGGAACCTGACGGCGGTGGTGTGCAGGGGAAACTGGATGAGATTGCGAAAAACAAAAAGTTTAATGTACAGATTGATCCTAAGAGCCTTGAAAAGCAGCTGACGAAAATTAGCAAGACGGTAGCCAGTACATTACAGAACAGCATGGAGAAAGTTAGAAAAGAAATGGATTCTTATGCTGAAAGCGCACAACAGGCTGCTATAGTCATTCGTCAAGCCCAGGAGCGTGAAAAGGCGGCACTGATCACAAATGTAAATCTGTTAGCCCAAAGTGCCCAAGAGCGAAAAAATGCTGTTGACGCAATCAATAAACAAACAAGCGCTCAAAAAAATCTAAATGATCAAACTCAGTTGACTTCAACACAAAAGGGTAAGATCGATAATTCAGCTATTATTAAAAACCTTAATCGTGAACGAGACGCTTATGTAGAATTAAGCACAGCCGTTTCTGATTTTAATAAAGTTATTTCTAGTAGTGAGGGTGTAAACAATAACACTGCAGCAAATAGCATAAAGTCATTAAAACCCGTTCAAAAAGATATTGCAGCAATCGTCACAGACTTTTCTTTTAGCGCGGAATCTGAAGATGATATAAAAAATAGTGTATTGTCCGGGTTTAATGCTATTGAAGAGGGGCTAAATGAGGGTTCTGAGAAAGTAAAAACTGTCATTGACAATATCCAAAACAGCAGTAAATCTAGCATTAAAAGTATTTTAGATTTATATTCTGAAGTTATCAGTGCTGGTGACAATGGGTTACTTGCACAATATATAGCAAATGATGAAAATGCTACCAAGGAAGCTATTGCGGAAATTGTAACAAAATACGGTGAAATTGCAGAAGTGTCTACTCATGATGTAGAAACAACTACAGATAAAGCATTTGATAAAATCAGTGAAGCTTTTAATGGGTTGAAAGATAAACTTGCCGCTACAGCGAAAGAGGTTATTTCTGCTGACACTGAAGAAGCAACTAAAAAGGCTGCTGTAAAATATCTAGCTCTTTTTGCACAGATGGCAGATGTGATCGGGGCTTTACCTGACAATGTAAGGAAGAAAGCTATCGAAAATGTAGATTCTGTTACGGAAGACATCGGCAAAGAGATTGAGCAAAAAACCAAAGAGTTATCGCAAAAATATGATGAGGTAGCGGAGCAGCCTGACAATAAAGTTAAGCTTAATGTTGATCTCAATGACGAACAGATCGATACCCGCGTAAAAGAAACCAGTTCGTATATTGTTGAGCAACTTAATAAAATGAAGGATGCTCAGCTGGAAATTACCGTAGCTAAGCAGGGAACTCTGGAAGCTGAAAAGGCTATCGTAAAAGCAACCCAAGATAGCATCAATGCCCTTAAAACTCTAGTTAAGCAAAAAGAGCAGATTGCGGATGAAATCTCAAAATTGAAATCTGAGGTAACCGGTATTACAGACGGTAAAGACAAGGCTGATGATGCGAAAACCTTGCTTGAAACGCTTTCGGCAATTAACCCAAGCAAGGTAAAAGATGTTCTGGATAAAGTTTCTGCGTTCGTTAATTCTGTGGTAGAAAGTAACCCGAAGCTTGAAACGACCAAAACAAAAGCTGCTGAATTTAATGCGGCCATTGAAAGCATTAACAATACGCTTGGAGTCTCGACTGCCTTTTTGACCAGCTTAACCAAGGAAGATAAAACGGCCAAAGGAAAGCGCGGCGGCAAAAAGACGCAGAAAGCGGATACTACCGAGGTTGATGAAGCTGTAAAGCTGCAGCAGTTGGTATTGAACGCAGAAAAAGCGGCGGACGCGGTTAAAAATGCTATCACCAATGCCAGTAATTCAATTAGCGTCATTACGACCGAATTGAAAACGGCGGCTACCAGTGCAGACGGAGCAAAAGAAGCGACTCGCCCCATGATTGAGGCTGCAACTGCCTTGAACAATACTTTTAAGCAGTACAGTGAATCCCTAGCTGACATAAAGACCAACGCTGGCCTTATGAACGGAACCGTAACCAAGGCCAAGCGTGGGAAGAAAGCCACTGCTGAGACTGCCAGCATGGATGATGTGGCCGCCAGTGTTACAAAAGCGAACGAGGCCAGCACCCAGATCCACACGGTGTTTACCAAGTTTGCCAAGATTGGCGCTGCGACAAATGGGTTTGCTGAAAAAGCAGCGCAGATTATTGCGGCATCTGATGAAGTAAACGCTATTATTCTGGCTTATAAAACCACTGGCGAGCGTACAGCGACTACAACGGTTGATGCGGCAAAACAGCAACAGAGCGCTGCACAGGAGCTTTCTGCCCAGATGGAAACTGTTGGTGCGACCCTGAATAATGCCGGCGAAAAGGTTGGCCGGGCTACCACCGCGCTGAGCGAAGCTGCGCAGGCCAGCGGCACGATCGATGCCAGTGTGAAAACCCTTGTGAACGCCGGGAACCGATTGAAGCGGCTGTTTACCAGTTATGCTAACATTGCAGCAGGGTTACAGGAAAACCTGGACAGAGTGGCTGAGATTGATGGCAGCAAGAATGCAACAACTTACCGCAAGCTTGGAAACTTTATCAATAACATCGTTGATTTTTATAAGAAGTCCATTGGTGAGCTGAGTGCCATTAACAGTGTTGAACTGCCGAAAGATGAGAACGGCAAGACGGTGACGCCGAAAGTTGATGCAGCAGTAGCAGAAGCCACCCAGCGATTTAAGGCAACACTGGATGAAGCATTGAGTCAGGCACTGGCTACGCTGAAAGATACCAGCGGCCTTGATGCAAAACTTGCCAAGGCACAGCAAAGTACAGTCGATGCTAAAAAGGCCAAGACTGACATTGTGAATGGCTTTGCGGAAATTACTGCCGTATTTAATAGTCTAACGAATGCAGCCAAGAGTATTACGGACAGCATGACGGACCTTGCCAAACTGAAAACCATGACCGACGAGGTAAACATGGACCAGTTTGCGGAGCTGATTAACAACTCTGTTGATGAACAGATTAAGAAAATCTCCACTAAGATCCGCAAGGACGCGATGCTACAAACTAGCCCCAACAACGACCGAGTGACATCGCTGGCAATGAAGACCGGCAATATTGGCTCCATGATCAAGCAGATGCCGGACGGCGCTGTAAAAGATAGTTACACCAAGCAATTTGCCGAACTGAATGACGACATTACTGCCTTTTATAATGGCAGCGAAAAAGCCGCAACAACCTGGGCAGATATTGTTAGCCGGACCACCGAGATGGCGGAAGGTGTAAAGCAGGTCAATAAAGAGACCCAGGAAGCGGCCAAGGCAGCGGCACAAGTAGCCGATGAAGAATCTGAAGGTACAAATGCTTTGCTGGTCAATGCAGCTAAATATGCTGAATTTACTCAAGCGCTTGATGAAGCTACCAAGTTCCAGTTCGATAATAAAACGACTGAAAATTATGATAATTCAGTAAAAAAACTTTCTGCCGATCTTTCGTCCGTTTTTGATGCCATCGCTCGCTTTGATAATGATGGCAGCGATAGGAACGCAGACATTCTTCAAGCTGCAATACGGCAGGCAGAAAAAGATGTTGCTGACATTAAAACCCAGACAGTTCAGTTACAAGAGCTTTCTAAAATTGATCCTGCCGCTAGCATCTCTAAGGCTTCGAAGCTAGACGTAAATGGTACAGAAAGCGCAAAAATTACTCGTTTGCGAGAAGAATTCAAAGAGACTCAAACAGCTTTAGAAAAAGCCAGAAAAGAGTATGAAAAAGACTGGAGTTCCGAAAACTTTGATAAGCTTAAAATCGCTATGGATAATTGCTCATCTGCTGCTAAAAGACTTACAACAGCAGTAAACACGGCCAATGACACCATGGCTGATAATAGCGTTAGAAGTAATGAGCGCCAGTTTGAGCAGATTAAGGACTTTTTGGCAAACTACCAGACGATGCTAACGACCTTACAGCGGAGTGCTGGTAACAAAGGGTTCAAGGATAATGGTATTTACCAGCAAACTGAAAGCGCTCTTAAAAAGATGGTTGAAGAAGCCGAAAAGGTTAAATCTGCGGCTGACGTTCCAACTTTTATTGTTGCGATGGCCAAACAGTTTGAAAATGCCAAAACACCGATTGAAAGTGTCTCTGATGCGTTGAACGCTGTTAAAACAAAGATTGGCGAAACAAAGGCGGAAGCTGATAAGTTTAATGGCGCTCTTAAATCTCAGCGTGATGTGAACACTTATATTAAGAGTGTTTCTAATTCTTTGTATACAGCACAGAGGTATTTGTCTAATAACTCTAAAATTACAACTGATCCTGCGATATATGCACGGTATCTTGAGTATATTGAACGCTACCAGAAATTGCTGGAATCCGGGAAAATCACACAGCAAAACGGCCAGGAATATGCAAGCGAAGCATCCAAGGAATTTGCAGAACTGAAAAAAGCAGTACAGGATGCTGGCCTTGAAACTGACACGCTGGCGATGAAGTTCAAAAAGCTGTTTGAGACAAATATCAAGAGTCAGTTTGCCAGCCAGGTAATTAACATGGTTCAGCAAGGGTTACGACAGATTTACCAGAACGTGGTGAATATTGATTCTACCATGACCGAGCTGAAAAAGGTTACAAACGAAACTGATAATACATACGATGCGTTTTTGGATGATGCCGGTACGCGAGCAAAGAACCTGGGCACTTCTATCAGCGATATTGTAACGGCCAGTGCTGATTTTGCACGGTTAGGTTACAATTTGAAAGATGCCAAAGAATTGGCTGACGCGGCCGTCCTGTACCAACATGTGGGGGATGGAATTTCTAGTGTCAATGACGCTAGTGAATCTATCATTTCCACAATGAAAGCGTTTGGCGTTGAAGCGAAAGATGTAACCAGCATTGTTGATAAATTTAATGAGGTGGGTAAACAACATTGCCCCAAATTTACTATATCGGTTAAAGGGTGGAGGCACCCAAGACCGAGGAAAGATATGGAATTTAACGATAACTTCCTGTATGGCAATAGGGAGGTTATTTTTTTATGTGTACAAGAAATAACAAAGGTCAGTTTATTAAAGGAACAATCTCTAACAAACGAAAACATAATAAAATTCCGTTGTTAAGATTGCCATACACTTTAACTGCGGAACAAGTTGAAGATAAAATCGTTAAATTCTATAAATCCCTAGAGACTGCAGGATATACCTGGCAACAGGTATGTTGAAGTAAGTTCCGATAAGACATCGGTAATATACAGTCCGAACTCATGCTATAACCTAACACTTGAAACATGAGAGGTAGCCAGAAATGACTACCCGCCGTATTGTTTACGGTCAGTAACGGTTGATCCGTGAAAGTAACAGCTTGAATAATTATGCCATCTCCTCGGCTGGAGTTGGCAGTGCGCTACAGCGCTCGGCATCCGCCTTGCATACCGCAGGGAACACGTTGGATCAGAGTATTGGTATGATTGTGGCTGCCAATGATGTTGCGCAGGACCCGGAGTCGGTAGGTAACGCGCTGAAAGTATTGTCACTGCGCATCCGTGGCGCAAAGACCGATCTTGAACAGATGGGCGAAAGCACTGACGATGTTGCAGTGAGCACCTCCAAGCTGCGAGAACAGATTAAGGCATTGACCAATGTTGACGGTAAGGGTGGATTTGATATCCTGACCAAGAGCGGAGACTTTAAGTCCACCTATGAGATCATGGAAGGCATTGCCAACGTCTGGAAAGAGATGAATGATGTTGACAAAGCATCCCTGTTGGAACAGATTGCTGGCAAGAACCGCGCTAACGTTGTTTCCGGTATGCTGGACAACTGGAAGGACGCACAGGATGCCGCCAAGACTGCCGCTGAATCTGCCGGCAGCGCCACAAAAGAAAACGAAACTTACCTTGATAGCATCAATGGTAAAATCTCACAGTTCACAGCAGCATTTGAAAAACTTTCCAAGGATGTGCTGGATAGCGATCTGATAAAATTCTTTATTGAATTAGCAACACATATTGCCAATCTTGCTGATGAAGCTGTGAAGCTTGTTGATAATATTGGACTAATTCCAACTGCACTAACTGGTATTAGTACAGGGCTTGTAACGTCACTTATTAAAAACAAAGGCACCAGTGGTAAATTGTATGCCCGTTTACACAAGGGGAATAGTTGTGTAGGATGCAGGTGCCAAATAATTAAATACCCAAATTGCTGGGAAAGGCTAAGAGCCGCATAGCCATAGTGAGCCGGTAATGGAACACTATGGAGCCGAAAGGCAGAAACAAGTATGCGGATGCGGTATGCTGAGAGAAAAGCCGCCCCTACGGGGTGGTGCTAACCCGCGTAAACAATGCTTAATCAGCAGCCAAGATACCGCGTGCAGGGATGTGCGCAGAAGAAGATGTGTGAACTTTGGTGTTTTGGTTCATCGACTGTATGGGCAGCCCTATTCCATGGTGAAAACCAGACGGGAAGAAAGACAGTCAGAACATTACGGGAAAGCCGTAAGAAGGTTATAAATAAAAACAAGCCCTGACCTTTAATGGCCGGGGCTTTTAGTATTTTTAAGAGGTAGTTTTTTATGAAACCAAATGATTTATTGAGACAGTGCCAAAAAGAGTTGTTGTTTAACCGTACATATGACGTAAAACAAGACGAGTTGTGCTATTGCTGTGATGACGGGAAAGAAAAACACATAATTTTAATTGATTGTAGCGACATAGCTTATAAGGACATGGATTACAATTCTGAAAAGAAAGTTTTAGATGCGTTTATTCAGAGCTGTTGTTGCAAGTGCGAGGGAAAGAATTGTACTGACCACAAAGAGGACAATCATATGAGTAAATAAGCTCACAGGTGTCTGGGTCTATGTCTTCTTTTACAGGAACACTATCTTTATCGACGCTTGACATCGTAAACAATTGATAAGTCCCTGTTGACGCATAGCGATTTCTTGATGGAAGATACCAATGAATCGTCTGCCCGCAATAAGTGCAAATATGTGTTCCTTGTATGTTTGACATTATAAAACACCTCCTAATGGAGATAATAGGAAATTGAGGAAATTTTTATGGCATTTATGGAAGGTATTTTGAAGCCTTGCCAGCGCAAGGTATTGTTTGAGCGAGAGTACAGTGCTGAGCAAGACGCAATGATTTACAAATGCGAATACGCTATGAGGGCAGTAGCAATCAACTGCAAAAGACTGACGGCAAACCAAGCGGAGCAAATGGACAAGTTTGCGATGATGGGAATTTATAACGGCGGCTGTTTTAATTGCCCCAAAAATCAAGGAACGGAGGGGTGATTATGGGTGCTACATATAAACCGAACGTTAATCTAAACAATCGCAAAAGTACCAGAGAGATGTTTATGCCAAGTAGCCAATCTACATATAAGGAAGAGGATTTTATGACAATTCAGATTACGGGCAACGCCAAAGAGCTTGCGGCGCTGATTAAAGAGTTGCAGAAGCCAAAAGAAAAAGTAACCGCAAGCCCTATTCCCACTTATGATGGAAGTGGATATGGTTCCGTTAATATTCCGTTAAAATAGAGTTTCTGGTGATATTACCCATTTGGCTTCTTTGGGGGTAAGCACAAGTACATCGCATTCTTCACTAACAGATTGAAGGTTTCCATTATAATATTGCAATTTTGCTACAGTGCTGTTTACAAAACGTAAGTAATTTATACTTTCTTGAAGAGAAAAATGAACGCAATTAGAATTGCGGCTTTGAAAAGACATGAGCATTTCAGCAAAGGAACAATCTCCTCGTGATAACAGGCAAAGTCCTTCTTCGTTTGTGTTCTTTTCTATATTCTTGTCTGTTAGTGTAAGAGTGAATACTTGTCGTTTGCCATTGTTGATTTCTGCCCCGACTAGCGTAATTTGTTTTTCTTTGGTGTATTGCTTAAGCGCGTTTTTCAAACCTTTAAGTTCGTCTAAAACAGATGTTCGTGGGCTGTTGTATTTAGCGATAGCATTTTTTATTACGACAGCTGTAGCGGTACCGTCATCTAAGGTCAACGTTCCGGTAAAAGCTATACCGTGTCCACTTTTTGTCATGAATAATTTTTGTTGATGATTTAAGGACGGATAAAGAAATGTTTGGCCATCAGAGGTTTTTGGAGCTAATGTCATTCTTTTATCTGCGGACATAACGATACCATACTGGTTGGCTAAAACCATTGCCAAAGACATAATATCAATCCTTTACTGTTTAATACAGTCTGTGTAGCATCAGAATCTCGTCTTACACTTCACGCACACGCGGTTGATATTGTTGGATGTTAATATACAGGCCAGTCTTTCCCGATTATACCAATTACAACAAATCCAGTAGTTTCACCATATAAGGTTCCTTCTTCATATTCGTCGTAACCATAATAAGTTCTGCCATAACCAGTTTGATTGTTGTATGTTTGCCCGCCAAGACGAACAGGGTATTCAAATGGGATTTTATCTCCAGCGTTTATTGGTTTAGTTATGACTTTATATAATTCTTTGTATAGGGCAGACATTCTGGTTTTTTGATCTGACATGGCAATTCTTTTAACACGGCTTTCTGAAGAACATCCTTCCTGTTTTAAGTCAGTCATTGTCATGCCGGAATCAATATATTGTATACCATAATGATATTTTGTTACAACTAATAAAAAAGCTCTTGGATACATAAATTCTGGAATTGTTAAAAAACTCTTATCAGAATCACAGAATTTGCTCATAACAGGGGTAGTTCTAGTGTCTTTGGATAACCAAACTTGCATGGAATTTTCTTCTGTTACATCATTGATAGAATTAAGAACTCGATATGTGCTTGCTTGTGTTTCTAGGTCAGAAATTTTTTCATCTACTTGCGACTTTTTCTCTTCCAGCTCCTTGATTTGGCGCTCGTACTCGTCGCTTTGCGCTTCCAGTTCTGCAATGCGGGCATCAATCTCTTGCAGTTCTTTTTCTGTCATGAGTTACTCCTTGGCAATTAGCATCTTTTATAAATATAAATTTTCTTTCACACCTTGGACATTCCCAGATATTATACGGACGGTGTTCAAATACGCAACGCGAATGTGTATTTTTTAATTCTATATTACAGCCAGGACAGGGAGCTGGTGCATGTGCTTCTTTTGACTTTGCAACATTCTGAGATGAATAATTATCGTAAATCTCATCATGTGCATAGTAAGGAATAAGATAATCCGAATATCCTCCGTCTTCACCAGAATAATAAACTCTACCACAGTAGTGCATTCCTACAAAATGTTGTTCTTGATGCGACACACAGATTCACCTTCTACACCGCGCTGCGCAGCATTACCATTCATATCCACAGCTGTTACAATGCCAAGTCTTTTTTACTTTCTGGCTAAAGATACCGAGCAGGCCCACGGACACGGCCTTTGCACCCACAGACACTTTGCGCAGGTTGGTACTACCACAGGTGGGGCATTTGGGCTTTGGCTGTTCAGACCGTCCAGCGGTATCCCAATATTCTCGCAAACGCTTACGTTCTTTACGATCATATTCAAGCATATCATTATACGCTTTTTTACTAAAGTGTTCACTGGAGTAAACGTATTTTTCACGGAGAGCTTCATCCCTAGGATCGTCTGATGTAAACACAATAGGACCAAGTTCATTACTATTTATATCGAAAACTGGCAAGTTCAAGGTTTTAACAAAATTTCGCATGTCGTCAGTAGACATAGTTATTGGTTCTTCATAACTGCAACATTTACAAATAGGAAATTTTGAGGCATCGAACTGTATATCAACGTATCCACAATGAGGACAAATAACATATAGATCGTTATTCATAATTCCTGTTCTCCTTTTGAACTAGTAATTATAACCTTTGTAATGATTATATCACACAATAATCGTCTACACAACAAAAGATACAAGATTGGTTCAAAAACACAACTGGTTTTATGGATAGTGCCCAAGTAGAGGCAGATACGGCAGCTCTTCAGAAATATGTTGAAAGGTTGAAGGGTATTACTGATACCACAACCGCCGCTCAAGAAAAAACAAAAGCCTTTGATGAAATCTTAGGCGATTCCAGCCAAGTAGCCAAAGACGTTGCGCGGAACACCAACAACCTGGACGACGTGATGAAGGTTTATGCGGCCAGTACACGGACGGCTACCAGCGTGACAGCGGCGTTGGGGGCAACGTTAAAGAGTATTGGTTGGAATATTGCAATAGCGGCTGTAGTGGCGGCTATTGGTGTTGCTGTGAAACTTGCCGATGAATACTTGTTTCATCCGTATGAGCATGCCCGCGACAAAGCTGCCGAAATGAGCCAGGCCCATGAGGAGGCTGCTCAGAAAGTTGAAGAGCTAACTAAGCAGATTGAAGAACTTAAGGCTAAGATGGATGAGTGCCGGAGCACTACTACTGGTGATATTGTAGATAAACAAAGTTTCAGTTATTTAGTGCGGCAAAAGCAATATCTTGAAACCAACCTTGAGCTTGCAAAACAGCTGGCTGAAGAAACTGCTCATGATGCCCGTGAAGCGGTGTATGATCAACAAGACAAGTCTTCGGGAAAAGTTATTCCTAGTATTCAGGCAACATATGAAGGCGATCAGCATGAACGGTTGCAGCAAGTTATAGCTGATTATAAAAAAACGGACTTAGCCATAAAACATCTTGATGAATATCTTGCTAATAAAAAAATACCTCAGGAAATATACGATGCACGAATTGCCGGATTTCATAAGCTTCAGGAAGACTTGCGTAATTACATTAAAGAAATGGGCGACGATTTTAATACCGAGATGAATACGTTGCTCAATAACGCCCCAAATGAGTTTAGCTCAGATGACGACAAGAGCAAATACCAAGAACGTATTAAAAATTTGTCGGATGACCAGCAAGCCTTCTTGAATTTCTGGAATCTATACATTAACAATATTCCTCTCATTACCCAGGCTACCAACGACTTTACTCAGTCTGTTGCTGATGGCGAGGATAGTGTTAAGGCGCTGAACGATGCTATCAATGGTGGGCAAGCGATTAAAGAAGGCAGTGATGCTTATAAAGAAGCTGCCGACTTGGCAGATAAATATGGTGTTAGTACTGAAGGACTTATTGCCCAGTTGCAAGCATTACATGAAGAGCAGAGTAAGGGTAATGGTAGCGATGATGACTGGCAGTTTGATGCAGCCGGTGATTTACAGAATTTCTTCTCTAACTTTACTGATAGTACCAGTAACTGTTACAAACAAACCAAAGCTCTTGAATCCGCTTTTAAGGATATGGGCGAGCAAGGATATCTAAGCAGTGAATCCTTACAGGCATTGTTGGCGGTTTATCCTGAGCTGATCAACGACATGGAAGTTGAGAATGGTGTTGTAAGTATCAGCCAGAGTATTTTGGAAGGTAAATTTGGCACGATGAAGAGCGCCATGATTGCTCAAACGCAAAGCCAGATTGATTCTACAAAAGCAACTATTCAGCAGACAAATGATCGTATTAAATGGTACCAAAGAGAAATTGAAATTCTTACAACTTTGTATGGCGCGATTGGTTCTATGCCTTCGGCTAGTTCTGTACTTAGCAGCGACTATCTCAGTCAAAAATTAACCTTTAATCCAAATTTAGGCTTCGGAAATAGTTTGCAACTTCCTGATGTTGAACAAGCAGCGGGTAAACTTGCTGCTCTTAATTCAAATCTAGAAAAAGAGAAAGCCAAAGCTAAAGATGCTCAGAAACAGCTTGAAGATCTTGAAAAGAGTTTGGCCGTAATGAATGGCTATGGTCTTAGCGGCTTTAACGGTGCCAAGCCTAAATCCGGCAAGAGCAGTAACAAAGGTGCCACAGATGCCCAAAGTGCGGCGATTGACGCATTGGACAAGAAGGCCCAGGCGCTGAAAGAAACCTATGAAGCACAGAAAAAGGTGTTGGAAGACCAGAAAGAGGCCATTGAAAAGGTTATTAAGGAACTGGAAAAAGAGCAGACGGTTCTGGATGGCATTATTAAGACTGTAACCAACCGCATTGACAAAGAAATTGACCGGCTGGAACACCAGTGGGATGACCTGAAAGAGAAGCTGGAGAAGGACAAAGACAACCTGGATTCCGCCATCAATGGTGCCAACTGGGTAATTGAGCAGCGGGTCAAAGAACTGGAAAAAGCCAATGACGAATTGGAGGACAGTTACCAACCGCGGATTGATGCGCTGCAGGATGAGATTGATAAGCTGAACGAGGCCAATGATGCACAGGAAGAGGCTATTAGCCTGGCACAGAAGAAAGCTGCGCTGGATGCTGCATTGGCCGCCAAGAATGTGCGCGTGTACCGTGAGGGCAAGGGCTTTGTTTGGGAAGCCGACGAAAGTGCTGTTAAGAGCGCCGAAGAAGATTACAATGATGCCTTGCGAGACAAAGAGCACAATGACGCCATTGATAAGCTGACCAAGGAAAAAGAAGCCCTGGAAAAAGAGCTGGAGGACAAAAAGCAGGCCAACCAGGACAAGATTGACGCTTACAACGATTACAAAGAAAAGCTTGATGATGCCCAGAATGCTTATACCAATGCCAAAAACCTTGAGATTTTGCGCAAGCTGTACGGCGACAATGCCGATCAGATGATCTTAAACATGGACCAGAGCATGATTGATAAAATCACCTCTGATTACACGGAAAACATGCGCCAGACGGACTATGTGGAAGATCAGATTGAGCAGAACAAGAAGCTGATTGACCAGCTGGAAGAGTATAAGAGCAAATGGGAAGAGGTTGCGGACGCTTACGAAACCGAGCAAAACCGAATCAATACCGTAGCGCGGCTTGGGGCTGACTGGGAAGAAAAAATCCTGGGCCAGCGCATGGATGTGCTGACGGACTTTAAGAACCACTATGTTGATGTTTTGAAGCAGATTAAGGATAAGACCAAAGAGGTTGAAGACCTTGAATTGCAAATTAAGGTAGTGGAAAAGAAGTACAACGAAGATAATGCTGAGATTGAAAAGCAGAAGAAAGAGCTGCAATGGAAGAAAAACGAGATCACTCGTGCTAACCATGCAACCGGCATTATGAACGTTGCGGCCTTTGAACGTGCGCGTGTTGATGAGGCTGGGCCTGAGATTGTTGTACGGCAGCCGGAAGCCGGGCGCTATACCAGCCTGGAGGTTGGGGATGGCGTTGTGCCGGGAAACCTGACCCGCCGGCTGTTTAGCGCAGCAATTAACCCGGAAGCTTTTGTGGAGAGTGCTATTTTGAAGCGGATGGGGAATGTGAACGCTGAGTTGACCAGTGCTGGCAGCAGCGGCGTACACATTGGCGACATTAACATTGTGATGAACGGTGTGAATGACGTTGAGAATTTTGGCCGCATTTTGCATCAGAACATTAGTTCCATTATGGCGCAGGAGTTCAGCAAGCGGTAATTACAAACAGGACAGAGGGAAACCAACCGAGAGGAATCAGCGGTTAGGTCCCTTATATAACTAAGTCAATTTACATCGGGTGACAGATTGTTGTTGTCCGGCTTTTTGTATGGTATAATGACCCTATTATAATAAAGTGGGAAGTGTTGTACCGATGGCAAAAACTGAGAGCCAAAACAAGCCGAACACGGAGTTTACTTTTAACCCGGAAGCCAATAACAATAAAAATAGCTCCTCTTGGAAAAAAGCAGAGGACAAAAAGGAAAATAAGTGATGGAAATAACACAATACTTAAACGAGCTAGTTGCCATGATTCCTGCTATTTTGCAGTATGTGGTGCCTGGTTTATTGATGTTATGGATTTATAACAGGCTGCTTGACAAACAGTTGCCTCAACATTACCTGGTTTATTCTGTGGTAATTAGTTTTCTGCTTATGCAGGTGGTACCAACCAAGAAGTTACAGTATGTTATGGCTTGCGTTATTGCTGCTGTTCTTTCTATTATGCGCAGGAACGTAAAAATTAAGCAGGTGTTGCATAAGCTGTTCAGATGGTCCCCAAGCGATAGCGTGTGGGAAGATGTTATTGACTACAAACGTGGAACCAATATGGTAGTTTATACAGACTGCGAGAACGATTTTAGTGGTTCTTATGTTGGAATGGATGATAAAAAGAACGTATTACTTTTATCTGGATATGATGTTTTAGATAAAGAGGGTAATGTCCTTACAACAATGGATGACCGAATTGTTATGATTCCCAGAGGAAAAATTAAATACGTTGAGCTTTGTTATGATGGAAAATCAGATGTAAAGAAATATTGGTTTAAGCGATAAGTACGATGACGATATACCGGGTGGCCTATGTGGCTGCCCGGCTTTTTTATTTTGGAGGAAAAGCTATGGCGAAGAACACATTGGATGATGCCATTGCGGGGCTGAAAGACCTGGCAAAAGAGGTGAAGCGTTACTGCGAGAGACTGATTAACAATGCCAAGTTTGACCGTACAGCTGTTGGCACGATTGTGAAGGTGCTGGATGACCACAGCGGCTATGTGGTGGCGGCTTTTGGCAAGGAATATACCATTGCGAGTAATGCGCTGTTCCAGGTGAACGATGCCGTGGCTGTGATTGCCCCGCAGAATGACTTTAAGCGGCTGTACATTAAGCCGTATGAAATTGACCGGAATCTGTTGAAACAGGACAAGGTTGAGGAAGACTTAAAAGATTATGTGAATAAAGTTGACAAGCTGCAGGAACAGGTGGACGGCAGGGTTGAACAGTATTTTTATAACTATGACCCAACGCTTGAGAACTGGCCTGCCATGAGTTGGAAAGACGACCCCACAAAGAAAGCGCACAACGGCGATTTGTTTTATAACACCGACAGCAAGAAAGGCTGGCAGTGGACATATGACGAGAAAACAAAAACCGGCAGCTGGGTAGAAGTGACAGATAAGGAAACGCTGGATACGTTGGAAGCCGCAAGCAAGGCACAAGACACTGGAGATGGTAAGCGCCAGGTATTTACGGCTGATGCCAGCAAAGGGGAACACCCGGAGCCGCCGTATGACACGGGCGATTTGTGGTTTAATGGAGAAGACATTCTGGTTTGTACGGTAGCACGCACGGCCAGTGACAAATATAATGCCAGCGACTGGGTAAAAAAGGATAGTTACGCCAGCAAAGATGACATGAAAAATTATGTGGATGGTGTAACGAAAGATATGCAGGACCAGATTGACAGCAAGGCCGAGCAGTACTTTTACGCCTATGACCCTACGCTGGATAACGAGCCGGCCAAGAGCTGGACGACAGATGAAGAAAAAGAAAAACATGTGGATGACCTGTTTTATAACATTAAGACAGGCAAAGCATACCGATTTATGAAAGGTGACGATGGCAGCTACAAGTGGGAATTGGTGCAGGACAAGGATGTAACCAATGCACTTGAGGCGGCCAGCAAGGCACAGGATACGGCGGATGGAAAGCGGCGTGTGTTCACGGCAGATGCCAGCAAGGACGAACACCCCGACCCGCCGTATGACGAAGGTGATTTGTGGTACACAGGGGCAGAAGTGCTTGTTTGTGGAAAACCCAAGGCAAAAGGCGAGGCATATGATGCCAGCGACTGGGTAAAAAAAGACAATTACACGAACAAGGACGAAGTGATTGATGCGGTTGATAAAAAGCTGACACAGGAGGACATCTTTAACCGGTTGACCAATAATGGAGCAAGCCAGGGCATGTTTATTGAGGATGGCAATGTGTATTTTAATGCGACCTATATTAAGTCTGGTGAGATTAACTCTGATTTGATCAAGACGGGCAAGATTAGCTCCAAGGATGGCAATGTTTATTTTGATCTGGACAATTCTGTAATTCATACAACAGATGGACAGTATGTTACAACGCTTGATAAAAATTCTATTATTGTTAAATCGAGCGACAATATACTTGCGCAGCTTCATGGACAAGACACGAGCTATGGAACAGAAAACCCAACTACAATATCTGATGCTCTGCTACATCTTGCCTGTTACGCTAAAGCACAAGATAGTGATACGACTTCTTTTGGGGGAAGTTCAAATTTGAGTGCTCAGGGGATTGAATTTATTACTCCACAAACTGATGGAACTCAACAACGTTCGTATTTTTGTAGCACATACTTAGAAACAAACGAAATTCGGTTCCGCGCTGTTAAAGGAAGATTGAAAGCTCAAATGAACGGCTCTGACGAGATGCTTATTTCTGATTTTGCAACAACACAGTTGCGCGGAAACGCACAGTTGTACAAAACCGGTAACAGCGTTCCGGGCTTTTACATCTATGACGGTACCACCAACTGGGGCGGCCAAACACTTGGTTGGGATGGCAACAAAGAAGTGACTGTCCTTGGCGCAAGTACCCAGGCCGTACCGTTTGTTTATGGCATTGAGCTTGTAAAAAATGCGCAGGGTTATGTGACAGACGTGAAGTTAAAACAGCATGGGCTGCGGTTTATTGGCGGCATTTTGGTTTAATTTTTACGAGGAGATTTTATGATGGAAAATTTTAATTTGAAATGTGAACAGTTGAAGACTTACATTTGTGACGGTGTGAACCAGGTTGGGCTGCCGCCGTATGCAGTGGAACTGATTTTGGAGAGCTTGCTGCGTGATGTGCAGAATATCCGCAAGAGCGCGATACAGGAAGAGATGGAAGCGGCTAAGAAGGCTGCGGCAGAAAAGGCCGAGGAAACACCGGCAGATGCAGCAGAGGATAAGCCGAAAGAAAACGTAAAATAAATATAAGCTAATAGCATGATTGAACGATAAGAATAACCGCCTGACCTTGATTGGTGGGGCGGCTTTTTGTTGTTTAGAGAGGGAGGGGAGTGGCGGGAGGATGAGCAAACCAGCATTATATACCGTATCAGCATTTGATGCGACAAAAGATTATACATTCCGGTTCCGATACATTGGTGTGATTACCAAGGTGGAGGCACAGATTTGGGCAAATGCCATGAGTGCAGAGGAACTGGGCAGCCCAACTTACCAGAGCGGTGAGGTGAGTACCCAGAGATCCGAGTTTACTTTGAAGGCCAGCAGCATTACAAACAGCAGCGCGGCGTTTGGCATTAAGGTACGGGTGTGCGGCCAGGACAGTGCGTGGAGCGAATGGAGCGACATCTTGCTGTTTTATTGTGTGGAGACACCGGTATTTAAGTTCAAAGAGATCAGCACCAAGGACAAAACCAACATTGAATACAGTGCTTTTGAGTTTACAGTGCAATACGAGAGCACCCAGGGCGAAGAGCTGAACGAATATACGATTGAACTGTATGATGCCAGCAAGAGCCTGGTGAAGAGCAGTGAGACGCTGCGGGTGCCGGACAAGGCGTATATTATCAGCAACCTGCGCAATGACACGACTTATTACGCCAGAGCACAGGGCATTACCCAGCACGGCATGAAGCTGGACACTGGATTTTGTGAGCTACTGATTGGCTATGTGGGCGGTGATGGCTATGCGGCTGTGGCGCTGGAAAACCATTATGAAGAGGGTTGCATTTGGGTGAAATCTTATGTTGTGACGATTGAGGGCAAGGACCGCAACGACAACAAGGATGATTACCACTATGTAAGCGGATCGGCCGGGGACCAGGCAGTAGACCTGACGGTGGACGACACCGACCCGGTTAAGGCCGACATGACGTTCAAAGACGGATTTAAGGTACAAGGCAGCCATGTGGAAGAAGGAAGCGTGGTGGACAGCAGCTATGCCTTGGGGCTGAACATGAGAAGCGACCGCTGGAACAAGCTGCTGATTGGGCTGTGGAATAAACGGAGTAACGGGATCAGTATGCCGACAATGGATGAAGATCCGTATGCTTTGAAGTTGTTTTTGTGCCGGCGCGACATTGCGGACGATTACAGCAGCAATGCTTACAACTACCAGACGAACGAAAAGAAAACATGTTATTACCTGGAACTGACCTGCGGTGGATACTGTTTGCAGAGCAATGTAAAAACCAGTGCGCCGACTGGATGGTTTAAGGTGTATTTGAAAAACCAGGGCGGCCTGTTTGAGCTGCACTGGGAGTAAAGGAGGGGTGTGGAATGATTGTGGGAGCCGATATTTTGATGGGACAGAATGCGATTTTGCCATACCCACCTTATAATGAGGCGCTGAATGTGCTGAAGCTGCAGAACGGTGTTTATGACGACCTGCTGTTAAGCCGCGATGCCGACAAGGATTACGGCAAGTACAATCTGGACAATGGATGGCAGGCCCAGACGGCCATTTATGCGGCTTTTAACGGTGATACCCTGGGTGGCAACTTGCGCTACCGGGCGGAACAGATCAGCGAGATGCGGTTAAAACGACGCCGGGTTGGAACCTACAACTGGATTACCCTGGCGACCAAGCACCGGCCAACCCCGGTGAATGATGAAACCCTGAAGGAATGGGAAAAAGAACTGAACAACTGGGTACACATTGATTGGTACGCAGATGGGCGCAACACCGAGTATGAGTATGCGTTTGTGCCGATTATTGACGATGCCGAGCAGGATATGTTCACGAACAAGATTTTGAGCAGCTTTGATGGTGCAGTGCTGACGGACGGAGACATTAGTTACCACCTGTTATTTGATGCCAGCGTGACCAGTACGACCAGAACACAGCCAAACAGTGTGGTGGAAACTATGAGCAGCCGTTACCCGTATGTGATTTACGGCAGCGACCTGAACTATGAGCAGGGCAATTTTACGGCCACTGTGCTGAAATACAGTTTTGACACGGATGATTATGACGGGGATGGCGGTGCCCGGTACCGCAAGCAATTTGTGGACTGGTGTACCAACAAGAAGCCGAAGATCTTGAAGCTGTTTGACGGGCGCAGCTGGATGGCAAACATTATTAACCAGCCGAGTATCAGCTACAGTGATCATTATGACAAGGTTGCCGTGGCGTTTGATTTTGTGGAGATTGGCAGCTTGGAGAGCAGCACCGATTTGTACCGCAACGGGTTTATTGCAGAAGATATTGAAGGGAGTTGATGCGCGATGTATGTGCCAAGCACAGAAGACATACGAACCTTATACTCCCATAACATTGAGCTGTACACCCGCATTGACCTGCTGAATGACCGGATGAAGACGATTGACAGTTTGCAGGGCATTACGACCGAGGGAAGAATTTCCGTAGATGCAGATGCGGACATCCGGCGAACGTACACTTCGACCATTGTGCTGGACGAAAAACATGCGATCAGCCAGTACAGCGAGAGCGAGTGGATGAACAAGTACGTTTGGATTTACATTGGTGTGAAGACCCCGATGCTGGACGATATTATCTGGTACAGCCAGGGGGTATATGTGTTCAGCCAGAACGGATACAACTATGACACGCAGACCCGGAGCCTGACCATTAACTGCATGGACCTGACGGCAATGCTGAATGACACGTTGGCCGGACAGCTGACAGGTATTAAAACCGTGTTTAAGGCCGGGGGCGGAATCCGCAGGGCGATGGTGGAGCTATTACAGGAAGTGGGGATCAACAAAGTATTTGTAGAATATTGGAACCGAACGATCCCTTATGACCAGGAGTTTGATGCGGCGACCAGTGTGTGGACAATTTTGACACAGTTGCGGGATTTGTATTACCCGTTTGAAATATTTTTTGAGGATGATGTGTTCAAATGCCAGCAGATCCCAAGCTGTGAGGATGACCCGCTGGTGCTGAATGCCGATGTGTTCAATGATTTGATCATCAGCGAAGACGCAACGGTGGATTACAGCGAGGTGCGAAACTGCGTAGAGGTGTTTGGCGCTGCGGCAAGCCCGGATGTGAGCTGTACAGACCTGGTGGTGGACACGACAAAGAAAACCATAACATTAAACGTGGTTGGGTTGGCATTGAGCGGTAAGAAACTGATTTTGTTTACGCCGCCGGACAATGTGGCCGACCTGTACGATGCCGACAAAGGGTACCAGATGAAGATCAGCGCCAAAGCAACAGAGAGCAGCAATGCGGTTGTGACCGATGTTTTGAGCCTGTATACCATCAGCACAGATGAAGCCGGCAACAACAAAAAGGCCAAGCAGGACTGCATGAGACCAAAAGTACAATATGTGGTGCGCTACGATGCCGATTATTCCCCGAATGAGAATGGCGGCAAAGGGCGCTTTTATTTTTATGGGCAGGTACAGCCGCACGCCATGGTGATGCTGAAAGATACAAAACCGAGCGAGGAAGAGCTGGACAAGCTGAAAGAAACCGAGAACTGCCAGAATTTGGAAGTTGTGAGTACCGCCAACCCGGATATTGAAGGGTATGAGGAGGACGACCAGTTTTTGAACAGCCCGTTCAGCATTGAACGAATTGGACGGCGCAATGTGGTTTTGAGCGGCGGTGAGTACGACAATTACACCACAGATGACGGCATTTTGGATGTGGCCGAATACGAGCTATGGAAGCGGGCGCGATTGACCGATAGCATTACGGTGAAGATGCTGCTGGTGCCGTGGTTGGATGTGAACACCAAGGTTGAATACTGCCCGCGTTACATGGGCGGCAAGACAGCCGTGCAATTTATTATTAAAAAGATTGATAAGAGCTTGGGGCAGGGAACGATGGATGTGACGCTGATGAGGTTTTACCCGTATTACCCGTACCCTGTAAAAGATGAGACAGGAGAGTGATAAGCAATGGCAGATACCTATACAAAGTTCCCGGAAGGTATTGATACGTTTGAAGACAATGCCGACCTGGACAGTGGCCATGCCGCAGCGGCAGCCCAGTACACTAAGTACCTGGCAGACGGCAAGTATACCGAAGCCAGCAATTACCTGAACCAGAACAGCGGCCTGCGCAAATACATTATTAAAGCGGCGGACATTAACCATGTGAAACATGCGATTACTGCACTGGAACAGCATTATGCCGGAGCGGTGAATTACATCATTGATGGCAAGTTTGACCCCGACATGATGATCCATGAATACAGCTACAGTTACAGCGGCGGGACCCATACCCTGACATGCAAGAACGGCAGCAGTTACAGCAACGCAGCCAACGGCAAAGCATATTTTACCACGGCGTTCAGTGACGGGCACAGACTGGTGATCAATGGCAAAGACATGACCAGCAACGCCTACTGCGGCACAGAGAAACTGGGTGACGGTGCAATTGGTGCTGGGCAGTGGGTGATTTTTCAGTACGATACGAGGAGAAACATTGTAAATTTTACTAACGGCAGCGGCATTGGGGCTTCCAAGCTGGCTGCCACGACTGCTTTACCGGACCAGGTGCTGGCAGGACAGACATTTTACAGCAAGAACAAAACCCTGAAAACCGGCACCATGCAGAATTACGGCAATGTAACGGCAGAGTTGGCCAACGGCGAGAGCTACCAGATCAAGGCCGGCTATTATAGTGGTGGTGCGATCAGCGCAAGCGGGCTGGATAGCAATACGCCGGGCACTGCGGATGAAAAATCTATCCTGGAAGGAAAAACTGCCTGGGTAGATGGCAAATTGGTGAAAGGATCTATCAAGACTTATTCTGCCACGACCCAGCTGCAGGGCGGCGAGCGCGAGAGCACCAAGATGACCGTGCAGAAAAAGGACGGTGTGACCCGGCTGTGTGTAGCCACAGATAACCAGAAAACCAACGATATTTACAGTGGCTGCTATTACGATAACGTGATGTGGCTGTGGGGAACCGCAAGCACGGCGGCCAAAGCCCTGTTGGAGGATGATACCACCAATGCGGCAACCGCCAATGATGTGGCCAGCGACAAGAAGTTTATTGATAAGAATGGCAACTGTACGCAGGGTACCCTGACCAGGCGCAGCTATGGCTTTGCCCATGACATGGGTTTTGGAACCGACAGCGAGTATTTTGCGCTGCGTAATATTGACGAGGGTGCATACAAAAGTGACGGTAATTTTTGGGCACCGGAAGTGCGCGTGAACCTGGCCGATTTCCGCAAAGGGATTGGCTGCACAGAAGATAAAATTGTGAACGGCGAAAGCATTGCCGACCTGACTGGTAAAGCCGGAGGCCGAATTGCAACGATTGATAAGGATACAACCAACGGCGACCATTACAGCAACGTGGTGACGACTGGCGGTTGCCAGCACGCATGGGTTGTGGTCAGTGTGAGTAAGACCGGAACAGAAAACAGACTTAACCGAGTGTGGGTACAGGCCAGCAACGACGGCAGCAACTGGACGGATGTGTGGGACAGCGGAAGCGGACTGCAGGCTGTATACAAGCAGCAGGCTTTGAACACATCCACAGTGTACACCCAATGGCGCGTGAAGCTGAACAGCGATGGCGATAAGTGCCACGCCCATATTGTATTGTTTGTTTGAAAAATAGAAAGGGGAGGAGGAAAACATGGCATTAAGTTTTGAAGAATCGAAACGGATGGCGGCTGAGATGGCAGCCAAAGCAGAGCCTGTGGCATTGCAGGCTGAGGCTGCCCCCATGGCCGCGGTGGTTGATATGCCACAGGCGCAGGCCAATGATGACGGCGGCTACACCCGTAGTGAAAAATACCTGTGGTACAGCCAATATAACGATGATGCGTTTTCGACCATTGACGATATGAAAAATGTTGTGATGGACGAGAGCCAGATCAACATTACCCAGGAAACCAACAGCCAGGTGATCCCGTTTAAGATGCCGCGGCGATATGACGGCATTGATTTGATGCAGATGATGTTACAGGTGCATTACCTGAATGTGGACGGGCAGGAAGCATATGCCACGCCGATCAATGTTACCTACAACGAGGATACGATCCGGTTCTATTGGCTGGTTACAAATAATGTGACAAGCAAAAAGGGGACAGTGCGCTTTGAGATCACTGCAACCGGTGTGAATGAACGCAGCGAGACCTATATGTGGCGCACACGACCAGACGGCGAGCTGAATATCTTGGAGGCTTTGAGTGGCACCAAGATGGTGGAACCGGACAAAGACTGGTACACAAGCTTTGTTGCCCTGATGGACGAGAAGGTTGGCCAGGCTTCCAGCTATGCCAGTGCCGCACAGGCCAGCGCCCAGGATGCAGCCAACGCTGCGGCGGGTGTGGATAATAAGATCCAGAATGCGGCAGCAGGAATTAAACAGGAGCTGCAGAATGACCTTGACACCAACTACACCAAGAAAACTGAGCTGACCACGGAGCTTGCAAAGTATTATAACAAGGAAGAAGTGGACGGCTTTGTTACACTGTTGGAAGGCAAGATTTCCGGGATCGACGGATTGGCGGCTTTTAACTGTGCGTATGATGCGGGCACCCGTGCTTTAACATTTTATAACGGCGATGCAGTGATTAAAACTGTAACCTTGAGCACCGACCCCAGCGCAGAGTGGACGACCGCATATGGCAAGACGGTGGATGCTAAGATCAGCGCAGCGGTAAACCCGGTAAGCACAGCACTGGATGAATATAAGACCAGCAATAACGAAGCCGTGAAAGCTTTGCAGGATAGTGTGGGCGACCTGCCGAACACCTTGCAGAGTGATTATTATAATAAGGAAGCAACCAACAAACTGCTGGCTGATAAGGCGGACAAAACTGCTCTGGATGGATTTACCAATGATTTGACTGTGACCAAGAATACCGTGACAGCCTTGCAGAGCAGTGTGGATACAGCCAACAGCGACATTGCAGAGATCCAGGAAAAGATCAAAGATATTAAGCCCAGCAACGGCCATGAGTACGACATTACCTACACCAGTGATGACGGTCATTTGAGCCTGTTGGAAGACGGCACAACCAAGACTGTTGTTACCATTAAAGGTGGTGGCGGTGGTGGTGGTGAAGCAACCAGCACCATTACCATTGAACGAATTGGTGACAGCAGCCTGACGGTAGTTCAGGGTGACAGTGCATTGATCAGCTTTAAGTTTACGAGTGTGGACAATGCTGGCGATGACACCGGCAATGCAACTGGCAACTGGTATGTGGGCAACACCAAGGTGGCAACCACGACCATTACCCAGGGCAAGAACACCTTTGATGTGACGCAATACTTGCACAGCGGTGACAACACCGTGCGGCTGCAGGTTACGGACAGCATGGGCAGTGTGGGCAGCAAGAACTGGTCGGTTAATGTTGTTGAGTTTTATTTGGAGAGCATTTTTGATGACTCTCTTTTTTATTCCGGCGAAGTAACTTACCGGTTTACTCCGTATGGCAATATTGCCAAAAACATCAGCTTTAAGTTGGATGGCAAAGCGATTGGCGGAACAAGCACTGCAGTGACAGGCCGCCAGATGACCTACAATTTGCCCGCCCAGAAGCACGGCAGTCACCTGCTGGAAGTGAGCATGACAGCGGAGATCAATGGCAAACAGGTGACAAGCAACACTCTGCGCCACGATATTATGTGGGTGGAAGAGGGCAATAATACCCCGATTATCAGTTGCGCCGTGCTGGATTACAGTGCCAAGCAGTACAGCAATGTTGCGATCAGCTATACCGTGTATGACCCGGCCAGCAGCAACACCAATGTGACCCTGGCTGTGGATGGCATTGTTGCCAGCAAGCTGACGGTAGGACGCACCAAACAGACCTGGACGTACAAGAGCAGCGAGATTGGCAGCCATGTGCTGACCATTACCTGTGGCGAGACGGTAAAGACCATCAATGTAAAAATTACCGAGCTGGGTATTAACATTGAGCCGGTGAAAACCAACCTGATGTTTGACTTTAACCCGGCTGGCCGAACCAATGCGGACGAAAACCGCCTGTGGACCGATGGCAATACCGCGATGACGGTAAGCGACAACTTTGACTGGAGCAATGGCGGCTACCAGATTGATGAGGACGGCGATACTTACTTTTGCGTGAAAGCCGGAACTACCGCCACGTTGGATTATAAGCTGTTTGCGGACGATGCCAAAAAAAAGGGTAAGAACTTTAAGCTGGTGTTTAAGACCACCAATGTGCGAGACTACGATGCTACGGCACTAACCTGCGCAAATGGCAACGTTGGTTTGACGGTACAGGCACAGAAGATTACCCTGACCAGCCAGCAGAACCGCATTGAGCTGCCGATTTGCGAAGATGACTTTTTGGAGTTTGAGTTCAATATTTTGCCGGACAGCAAGTATAAAGAGATGGTGCTATGGTGCGACGGTATCCCCTGCAAGGTGGAACTGTACGATGCAAGCGACAACTTTACACAAGCAAGTCCGGTTGGCATTACGATTGGCTCTGCGGACTGTGATGTACAGGTATACCGCATGAAAACCTACGGCATGGAGTTGTCGGACGATGAGATCCTGGACAACTTTATTGCGGATGCCAAGAACGCCGAGCTGATGATTGAACGCTATAACCGCAACGATATTACCAACGTGAGCGGCGAACTGGATGCTGACCTTTTGGCCGAGAAGTGCCCGGACCTGCGCATTATCAAGATCAGTGCTCCGACCTTTACGACCGGCAAAAAGAATGAGGTTTTTAATACCACCATCCAGCAGATTTACAAGAACGGACGCGCTGTGGAGGATAACTGGACCGCGACCGGCAGCCATAAAGGTCAGGGTACCAGCTCCAATGCGTATGGCGAGAGCGGCCGAAACATTGACATTAACTGTTCCGGCGGATTTACGTTTGGCAACGATAGCACCGGCAGCACCTATACATTGACCGAGAACAGTATCCCGGAGAAATATTTTAATATCAAGGTAAACATTGCAAGCTCTGAAAACGCAAACAATGCCTGCATTGCAGATGATTACAACACGTTTAACCCGTATACCCGCAAGGCAAAGAAAGAGAACCCGAAGGTGCGCGACACGATGGCGTTTTACCCGTGCGTGGTGTTTATCCAGGAGACGGATGTGGAGAACGCAACGGTGTTTAAGGACGGCCAGTGGCATTTTTACGCCTGCGGTGATATTGGCAACAGCAAGAAGAACAATGACACCCAGGGCATGGACCCCGAAAACCACAAGGAAGTTATTGTTGAGATCGACAACAACACCGATGCCCAGACCCGCTTTTTGAGTGATGATCTGAGCCAGGAAACCTGGGACGGTGACCACAGCTTTGAGTTCCGCTATATTAGCAAAAAGTGTACCGAGGAAGAAACACAGGCGGCAAAGAATGCCTGGCAGAGCTTGCTGACCTGGGTAGTAAATGCAGATGACGAAGAGTTTAAGGCCCACTTTGAGGACCACTTTATTAAGGACAGTGTGCTGTTCTATTATCTGTTCACTGAGCGCCACACAATGGTGGATAACCGCGCCAAGAATGTGTTCCCCCACACAGAAGATCTGATCCATTGGGATTTTTGCATGGATTATGATAACGATACCTGCCAAGGTAACGACAACGAGGGCGGATTGACACTGACTTACGGCTATGAGGACATCGACACCATTGGCACCAAGAGCGTGTTTAATGCGGCAGACAGCAAGCTGTGGTGCAAGGTACGAGATCTTTTTGCTGACGATTTGCAGAAAATGTACCTGAACCGTGAGAGCGCTTTAGCCTGGAGTGCAAACCGTATTTTGCGCAAGATTGAGGCGTACCAGGATGTGAAGCCCGAAAAGCTTTGGATCATGGACATGCGGCGCAAATATTTCCGCACCTATGAAGACAATGGAACGACCAATTACCTGCCGATGATGCACGGCAACAAGCGCCACCAGCGCCGTCAGTACCAGAAGTACCAGGAAAAGTATATTGCGAGCAAGTACAGCGGTACGACCTGCACGGCTGATGATATGACGATCCGTGGCTATACCCCGACCAACTGGACAGGTGTGCAGCCGGACGGTACGTTCCATATTCGCCCGTATGCAGATACCTATGTAAGTGTTTTGTATGGCTCCAACCCGGTAAAAATGCGTGGTAAGCGCGGCCAGACCTACACGATTGAGTGCCCGATTGCAGCCATGAACGATACCGAGGTTTATGTTTACAATGCCAGCCTGATACAGAGCATTGGCGACATTAGTGGGTTTTACCCTGGGTATGTTGATTTTAGCCATGGTGCGAAATTGACCGACTTGAAGGTTGGCAACGGTACCGAAGGCTACCGCAACACAAATATGACCGACTTTGCGGTTGGCAACAATACGCTGCTGGAACACCTGAATTTGCAGAATGTGCCAAACCTGAAGAAATCCATCAGCTTGGCGGGATGTGTAAACCTGATCGATTTTTATGCCGGCGGCAGCGGTATTACCGGTGTGGCGTTTGCCAAGGGTGGCAAGATTGAAAAGGCTGAACTGCCTGCGATTGCAAGCCTGACGGCACAGAGCCTGAATCACCTGACCGATTTGAAGATTGACGGCTATGAGAACCTGACCACATTGGTTGTGGAAAGCTGCCCGACCATTGACCTGAAAGCTATGTTGGAAAAATGCACAGGTTTGAACCGCGTGCGCCTGACTGGCCTTGATTGGGAATGCGAGGATACAGCGCTGCTTGACCGGCTGTACACGATGACTGGCCTGGATGAGAACGGCTATAACACCGAGCACTCTGTACTGGAGGGCAAGGTACATGTGCCCATTATGCGTGAAAAGAAACTGGCAGAGTTTAATGCACAGTGGCCGGATTTGAAGATCAGCTACAACACGCTGGTGGAACAGTTTACCTGGACCTTTGTGAATGATGATGACGAGCGCACAGTTTTGGATGTGCAGTACATTGACAAGGGTGGTAAGGCTGTTGACCCTGTGACCCGTGCGGAGAAGCCGATCCCGAAGCCGACCAAGAAGAGCACGGTGAGCACTGACTTTACCTATGCTGGATGGGACACAGAGTTTGTTACAGTATTTACCAACCAGACCGTAACGGCCAAATATACCGAGAGTGTGCGGAAGTATACTGTGCGCTACCTGAACAATGGTACGGAAAAGCAGAAAACAGTTGCCCCCTATGGCAGCATGGTGTTGTACGAAGGCGATACCCCGACCTACACGGCGGAGGAAGGTGCCTATAAGTTCTACCTGTTTGACCATTGGGATAAGGGCGGATATGTGAACGGAGACAAGGACATCAATGCGGTATATGACAGCTGCGAATATACCTCTGGCTATTTTGACGGCAAAGAGATTGGCAGTTTGCGCCCGGTTGAGATTTACGCAATGAAAAAGGTTGGTATGGAGAATAAGGTGGTTAGCCCCAAGGACGCTGTGACCATTACGATGGGCAACGACTTTAGCTACTCTGACATTGAAGAGAAAGTTTTGATCAACGAGAAAAAGACCTTTGATGGCACCAACTATGTGGATACCGGTGTGCAGCTGTTGAAGGAAGACCGGGACTGGGTGCTGGCGGTAGATTACCGGATGACCACAACCGATACGGCCAATGCTGTGCTGATGCAGTGTTTTGAAACCAACGGCATGAACGGCATCCGCATTTGGAACAATAATGGAGCCAAGATCAGTTGGGGCACCGAAAGTGCAACAGCTGCCACAGTTGGAACCCGTGACATGGTGGTAATGCGCCACAAGAAGGGCGAAAACAACCTGCATGTGTATACGGCCAACATTTACGGTGACGACATTGTTTACACCGAGATTAACCGGGGACGAATTACACAGACCAATGCAACGCTGGTGTTTGGTTGCGCCAAGGCAGATGACGGGGAATATGAACGGTTTGCCAAGGGTGATGTGTACTGGGCGAAAGTTTGGTATGCAGACCTGGGCGACAATGCCTGCCGGAAGCTGGCTGCATGGCCGCATGAAACCCGCGAATATGAGATGTGCGGATTTAAGCAGTTTTATTTAAGCGATAACACAAACAAGCGCTGCGCAATGACGTTTTTGGCGAAAAATACGTTGGCTCGCAAGATGCCGATTACCAGCAGCTATTACAACAATGGCGGTTGGCCCGCAGCAACGCTGCGCACCTACCTGGACAAGCGGCTGCCGAATGCCTTGCCGATTGGATGGCAGCAGTTGATCCAGCAAGTAAAAGTGACATCCAGCGCGGGCGGAACATCCAAGGAAATTGTGACGGCGGATTGTTACTTCTTTATACCGGCTGCATATGAGCTGAACCCCAGCATGAACAGTGAGCCGTATATTTATGAAGGTACAACGATCAGTTACATGACAGATAATCAGAGCCGGATCTGCTATGACGATGATGGCGCGGCCACCACTTATTGGACACGCAGCCCGAATGTTCAGTATGCAGATTACTTTTTGCAGGTTGCGGCAGACGGCCAGATTTACAGCTATGTTACCCCGACCGAGCAGCATGGCGTGCGCGTGATGTTCAGCGTATAAAGGAGGTTGAGGGACGAAATGTATTACAAGGTGATATATAACGGCCAGGTGATTGATACCCTTGACCACCTGAGTTTTGTGAAATACCAGGCGAAACACGGGATTATGGTGAACTGCACGGCAGATGATGCCGAAGGGATTGTGAGCAGTGATGGGCGCTACATCTGGCATGTGGACGGATACTATAACATTCCGGCGGCAGGATACGACACCGTGCAGCTAGAGGAGATCAGTGTTTACGAATATGACAAGCTGAAAGCCTTGGGGGCCAAAACCCCTGAGGCTATTATTGATGCTTATACCCTGAGCCTGATTGAAGGAGGTGTGCTATGAGTGACTTTGTGGAGAGTTTGCGGCGGTTATATTTGGACCGCCGATTAAAAGAAGCGACCCTAAATGCGCTGTGGCACAAGGGCAAAATCAGCCGCAATGAGTTTGACTACATTGTGGGCGGAAAGGAGACGAGCAATGTACACGATCCTGATTAACGAGGACAATACCCTGACCGCCAGTGTGGTGGAGCGCGTGATGCAGCAGAGCAAGCTGGTAGACACCTTGCATTTTTTGGCTGACCCGGAATATAAGGGCAAAGACATGCGCGACTATGTAGTGATGCTGGAATACCGGTTGCCGGTGAGCAAGAAATACCGCACCGAGTTTTTGACGCTGAGTGACGAGCTGTATAAAAACAAACTGGAATATAAGCTGCCCTTTGACACAGCGCTGACCAGTGAGGCCGGTGTGATTGAGTTCCAGCTGACATTTGGCAACATTGAGATGGATGCTGAAGGCAGGACCACCCAGTACATCCGCAAGGTTGGACCGGGCGAAATTAAAATTGTTGATGTTTACGACTGGGCGGCCACGATCCCGGACGAAGCACTGAATGCTTTGGACCAGCGGATTATTGCGATGCAGGCCATGCTGAAGGCCATGATTGATAAGAACAACATCATGATGAACAGCAAGGCCGACAACCTGAGCTACAAGAATGACATGCTGCAGCTGACCGCCAACGGAAGCCCGATTGGCAATGCGGTAGAGATCAAGAGCAGCGGCGGTACCGGCGGCGGCGGTGATGGTACAACTGATGGAAATATGCGGGTGGTTGAGTTTTAAGGCTTGGCCGCCTGCGTTTTTTCTATATAGCGACAAATGGAGAAAGGAGTTGGGAGAATGGCAACCACAAGCAAGTTGGGCTATGGTAACGCGGAAAATCTGGATACAGCAATTACGAATGGAATTATTGACGAGAAGGACCTGGTTATTACCAAGGACACATCGGAGTTTTATTACATCCGTGACGATAAGAGCAAACAGGCGATCCGCCCCCGTACCCGTGTTTTTGACAGCAACGGGCAAGCCAATGAGCAGCTGAACAACAGCAGCGACACTTATGCCGGACAGACCGTAATGATTAAAAACACCGAGGGCAAGTACGAGCCGTGGATTGTACAGCTGTTGGACACCGGGAAGTTTGCTGTTGAGCCGTTCAGCACTGCAAGCACTGGATTTGTTTGGCAGGAATTTTAACCGACAAAAACAACATGAAATTTAAGGAGAGATAATTATGGCAGAAGTAAAATTTAATTATGGCACCAAAGCTAACTTTGAAGCCCTGGAGGCAAAGGACAACGACACCCTGTATTTTTTGACTGACACTTTGCAGATTTTTAAGGGTGCAGTTGAATACACCAAGAGCTGCAAGCTGGTGAGCACCCTGCCTGGTTCCGGCCAGGTGCAGGGCGTTGTTTATGTGCGCACCAGCGACTTTACCCTGCATGTGTTCAATGGCACCAGCTATATCCAGCTGAACAAGGCCACCGTGACTGAGATCCCGGCTGCCGACGCCAGCGATGACAATGTGCCGACCACCAAGGCTGTTGCCGACTACGTTGATGCCAAGATTGAGGGCGTTGTTGGCAGCAAGGGTGTGTTTGTTACCGATGTTACCTACAATGATGGCGTGCTGAGTGTTGCCAAGGGCGGCGACCCCGTTGCTACCACCCTGACTGGCGTTGTGCATGCACCGACTTATGACGCAAGCACCCGCACCATCAAGCTACCGGTATTTGGCGGCGACGAACTGACCATTGCGCTGGGCAAGGATCTGGTTGTGACCAGCGGCACCTATAATGCCAAGGACAAAAACATTGAGCTGACCATTACCAGCGGCGATGTGATCAAAATCCCGGTTGGCAGCCTGATTGATGTTTACACCGGTCTGGCAACTTCCACCGCTGAGGTTACTGTTTCTACCGACAATAAGATCAGCGTGAAGGTGAAGGTGAGCGCCAAGGCTGACAACTCCATTACCCTGGAGGAAGACGGCCTGTATGTTGCTGTGCCCGATGCTTATACCAAGGCTGAAGCTGACAAAAAGATCAAGGCTGTGCAGACCGCCCTGGATACACACACTGCGAATGCCGACATCCATGTGACCAAGGAACAGAAGGCCGCCTGGGATGCCAAGGTGGGCACTGAACAGCTGGCTGCCGCCAAGAGCGAGGCCATTGCTGCTGCCGCTGCTGACGCAACCACCAAGGCTGATGCTGCCCGTGATGCCGCCAAGGAGTATGCTGACGGCCTGAACACTGCCATGGATACCCGTGTGAAGGTTGTTGAGGGCGCTATTACCTGGAAGACCATTGGCTGAGACGGCCAAGCGGTTAGTTATTTCAAATTGACATAAAAAATAGCCTTCGCTGTGGAGCCAGTGTTTTGCGAAATAAGGAGAACATGCACTGTGCAGCGAAGGTTTTATATTGTATTGACAAACAACGATGTTGAATATATAATAATAGTAGAACTAAGGCACCGACATAGACGGTCTACCTCAGTTTATAGTTTATGTATGACAGTTAAACCATCATAGCAAAAACCGTTCTGTGGGCGACAGGGCGGTTTTACTTTTTATTACCACGAAAAAACGTGATAACTGCTACGACAGTTTGTACCCCAGTGAACACAACGCCAATAATGACGATGGTATCAACAAAGGATAGATCCGGCATAAGCATCACCTCCTGGCAAAAATAAATTTACCGGAAGGCAAAGTAAGGGCGCTCCACAATGCCTTGCGGCAGATGGGAGGTTTGACCGCCTATTACGTCTATGAGGAAGATATGGCAAAAAGGAATAAACGTTGGTGCCTTAGTTCTGCTATTATTATACTGTCAATGCAAAATTTGTCAAATTAAATACTGAATCGAAACCGCTTATCTGTACGCAGGTAGGCGGTTTTTTTATTGTTACAAAAAGGAGTTTTACGATGTCAAAACTTTCTTTATGCGAGATCCAACAGTCGCAGCTGGATAAAACTCCTATTGTGGATGGACAGCTGGTATGCTGCTTGGATACGGGAAACACTTACCGGGACACAGCCGGCGGGCGAGTTCGGATTGGAAGCGATCTGGAACGGGTGAGTGAGCTGCCATTGGCCCCGCTGGCCGGGAAGATTTATTACCTGCCGCCCGGAGATTTATATATTTATAACTCTGGTTGGGTAATGCTGAATGATACTGATTTTACAATTGGGGCCAGCAAGGCTGATGCCACAGAAGTCAATTTGGAGCTGAAACATGGTGATGTGGCAAAAGGTACGGTAAAGGTGCGCGGCACCGGCATTACGAGCGTGACGGCGGATGCAGATGGGAGACTGATTATCAACACCCCAAGCCCGGAAGCTGTGATTGACGAGATTACCAACAGCCAAATTGATAATTTATTCAAAGACGAATAGGAGGGGATAATATGAAATTTTTGAGTTATGACGGTCTGCTTTATTTTTGTCAGAAGATTAAAGCTTTGCTGGCGGGCAAGGTAGACAAGGTTGATGGCAAGGGGCTTTCGACCAATGATTACACCACGGCAGAAAAGACCAAACTGGCCGGGCTGATGAATTACATCCACCCGACAACCAGCGGGAATAAGCATATCCCTGCAGGCGGCAGTGCCAACCAGATTTTGGGTTGGAGCGCGGACGGCACCGCTAAGTGGGTAAACGAAAAGGATACCACCTACAGCGTGATGAGCGGCGCAACGGTTGATGCGGATGGCAAGAGCGGACTGGTGCCCAGCCCGACGAAGGGTGCGCAGCGCTGGCTGGATTCGACCGGTGCTTGGACGACCCCGCCGAACACCACCTATGGAGCTGCAAGCACCACGAGCGCCGGCCTGATGAGTGCCGCCGATAAGAAGAAGCTGGATGGTGTTGCGGACGGTGCAAACAAATATGTACACCCCGCCACAAGCGGCAACAAGCACATTCCGGTAGGTGGTTCTGACGGCATGATCCTGGGCTGGAGTGCCGATGGTACGGCCAAGTGGGTTGCCGACAAAGATACCACCTATACCAACTTTAAGGGTGCGACTGCTGATGCAGCTGGTAGTTCCGGCCTGGTGAACGCACCTGCCAAAGGGCAGCAGGGATTGTATCTGCGCGGTGATGGCACCTGGGCAACCCCAACCAATACCACTTACAACGATGCAACCCAGAGCGCACACGGTTTGATGACTGCCGCAGATAAAACAAAGCTGGACGGCATTGCTGCCGGTGCCAACAAGTATGTTCACCCCAGCTATACCGCACAGAACAGCGGCCTGTACAAAATTACTGTGGATGCGACCGGACATGTAAGCGCTGTGACTGCGGTTGCCAAGGGCGATATTACGGCATTGGGTATCCCCAGCACCAACACCACCTACAATGATGCCACCCAGGGCGCCCATGGCCTGATGAGCACTGCCGACAAGAAGAAACTGGATGCTTTTGGCGCGGCAAGCACCTATGCCCTGAAGAGCGACATTACCGCTATGTACCGTTACAAAGGCAGTGTGGCAAGCTATGACAAGCTGCCGACCAGCGGCCAGACCATTGGTGATGTATACGACGTTGGCAATGGCATGAACTATGCCTGGAATGGCGAGAAGTGGGATGGACTGGGCCAGGTGTTTACCATTGATGCGATCCAGAACACTGAAATTGATACCATTTTGGCATCTTAAAAACTAAACCAAGAGGAGGTGTGGTAAAGTGGGATATTTGAGTAACGCGGGGTTGAGCTACTTTTTTGGCAAGCTGAAAACCATTTTTGCGCCCATTAGCCACGGGCACGGGGGAGCTACACAGAGCGCGGCTGGCTTTATGAGCGCAGCCGATAAGAAAAAATTGGATGGGATTGCCGAGGGGGCGAACAAATACAGCCTGCCCACGGCGACCAGCAATGTGTTGGGCGGCGTGAAAACCGGAGCGAACATTACAAACAACAGCGGCGTGCTTAGTGTGACGGCGGCCAATGTAACGAATGCACTGGGATACACCCCACCCAAACAGGACACAAACACATGGCGGCCGGTTGTGAACAGCTTGACCAACAGCGCGACCGACCAGAGCCTTGCGGCAAACCAGGGTAAGATCCTGAATGAGAGCAAAGCCGCCATGATTGTGTTGACAAACGAGAACTTAAACGATGTGGTGACGCCAGGATTTTACAGTTCTGGCGGCGGCAACAACGTGACAAATAAACCAAGTAACGTAGACAATTTTGGCTTGATTGTAATTCACCAGGCAAGTGGAAATTATTATACCCAGATTGTTTACAGCGACAGTGCCGCTTACCGCCGCCATTGTGTAAACGGGACCTGGAGCGGATGGGTGCAGGACAAGCTGACAGACACCGACACTTGGCGCGGCATCCAAAACAATTTGACCAGCGACAGTACGACTGACAGTTTGAGCGCAGCGCAGGGCAAGGCGCTAAAAACCCTGGTGGATGGGAAAGCTGCTATGGGACATACCCATAATAGTATAAAAGACATAGGCAATAAGTCTTCAGATACAACATTTGCTTATTCAAAAGCCGGCATGAGTTATACAGATTACACTTGGCTTGCTGGCTGGAATGGGTATGAACTTCGTGCTGTAAACAAGGGTCAATTTGCTACTGCCGGGCATACCCACGACGCAAGCGTACTTATTAACAATCTCTCTATTGGCGATTCCACTCCGCAAGATGATGACTATTATGTATCTCAGTATGCGGGAGGTGGAACTACTTCAACCACATACTACCGGCGACCAGTAAAAGCATTATGGAGTTACATCAAGGGCAAGGGTGACGCTATTTATCAGCCAAAGGGCAGCTATGCTGCATCGAATCATACACATGACGATCGGTACTATACAGAGAGCGAGATTGACGCGAAGCTGAAAACCAAAGCTGATACGCACAGCCATCCATACCTACCACTGACGGGCGGAACTGTGACGGGTGTGACTGCGTTTACAAATACAACTGCGTCTACGAATAAAAGTACTGGTGCTGTGAAGGTAAGCGGCGGTGTTGGTGTTGCCGGACGCATGAGCGCCAATGAGGTTATGATTGGCGATGGATGCACACTGCGATACGATGCAACAAACAAGTGTGTGAATTTTACGTTTAGTTAAGGAGGCGGTGGTTATGGCATTGCAGGTTTGGCTGCCGCTGAATGGCAAGATCGAAAATTGTGGTATTGCCGGAGATGAAATCAGTATTACAGGCACACCGTCTTATGTGAACGGAATTATTGGCAAGGCATTACATGAAGGCGGCGTTACAATGACAGCCGATATGACTGGCCGTGTGTTAAATAATAAGGCGTTTAGTTATTGCTGTTGGTTTTATGTGAATGCAGATACCGGAAGTGACAATAAAGCCATGATTTTTGGAAATGAGGCAATGGGCGCAGGGAATAATAGAAAATTCAGTATTTTTCAGTATCCTACGTGTAATGACTTATACCTTAGCTGGATGAATGATACAGCGAACGCAACATATGTTGGTATGGCTTTACAAGGTGTCTTGCCGTCCAAAAAATGGACACATATTGCAGTAGTGTATGACAATCCTGTTTTCAAAATTTACATAAATGGAAAACTTGAATATACAAACTCCGGTGTATCAAACAGTTCTAGCTTTGCATATGCGACTGCACTTATCCACGATAGCCAGTATCACTATTTGGCTGATGTCCGCATCTATGACAATACGCTTTCTCCGAAAGAAGTCCACGAAATCTCCCTGGGGTTGTGCTGCCATTACCCGTTGAACGACCCGTATGCAACAGGGAGTATTAACAAATATAGTGGAGATAATTTTGAGGGGAAGCCGAGCGGTAGTAGCTATACTGTGACCAAGCTGGCAAATGAACGCGGGTATAATTACAAGCTGAGTTATACAGGAACCGGCAATAATACCTGGCCTAATTTTTACTTCCCTACTTTTAGTTTTACTGCTGGCAAGACATATGATTACAGTTGCAAGGTGCGGTGCCACAGCAAGAACTTTAACATTAGCTTTAGAGCGGCACACATCAGTAATGACTGGGTTACGAGCATGAAGACGATCACGGTGGCGGACAACCAGTGGCATGAATACCACATCCAGATCAAGCTGGACGCAAAGTACACAAGATCCGGCACAGAGTATGATACGAAACCGCTGGTTGAATTTTATTCCGAAAGCCTTGCAACTAAAGACAAAGTTTATACATGCGATTTTGACTTGAAAGACGTTTGTGTAAGCGAATGCAGTACGGCGGCAAGTGGAAGCAATGGCAGCTGGGCGGATAACACGGTGTATGATACAAGCGGGTTTGGAAACCATGGCAAATCAAATAGCAGTGAATTTATATCTTGTACAAAAGACACGCCGCGATATCAGGCTTCCTATTATTTTGCAAATTCCGGCACCCCAAATATTAGTATGCCTAACTTTGCTTTTGAGGATATGACGTGTGGAACGGTAAACTTATGGATAAACCGTTATTCTGCAACAAGTACATGGAGAAATTATTTATCTTTCGCGGATGGCTATAATTTGACAGGAAACAAGGCGGATTTTATCATTTTGGGTACGACTGGAAATCCTGGTCTTTCCATGGATTGCTGCAGTAATGTTGTGACTGTCGATTATGGCTTGAAAAAGTGGAACATGTACACAATAGCATGGGATTTGGTTACTCATACAGCAAAATATTTTGTAAACGGAGAACTAATAAAAACGATAACAAACGATAGAATTGGTACTGAGTACGCCAAGGCGCATGGACAAATCTTTATTGGTAATGCGTGGTATACTGAATCTGATTATGCACTATCCGATTTTCGTATGTACGCCACAGCCTTATCCGATGCTGATGTTGCTGCGCTATACAACACACCGGTTTCAATTACAAGTAACGGAACGATGATGACGAAGGGAGAGCTGATTGAAACATGAGTGTGGGAGTGAATAAAAGTGGAGTTGTGAATGCGGGAAGTTTTGTAGAGACAAACGGCGCTATGCTGAACACATTTATGAGCGAAGGATATACACCAACTGCGTCTGTTGAAAATTCATGTATGAAACGAACGATCACAGGTTTTGTTGTTGACAAGGAATATTACATTGATATGGATATTGTTTGGAGTGGGTTCACAACTGATGCTGCAAGCAATTTTGGAATGTGGGCGCAGGGCTCTGTTTATAATGGCTCAAATTGGTCTTGGAATTACGGAAACCCGATGGCATCAAAAATCGGCAATCTTACTTCTTTAATGCTTAGTTCTAACAGTGGAACAAAACATTTTAAGGTGAAATTTACGGCAGAACAACCAGGATATGAGCTTGGTTGCCGAGCAGATTATTCCAACGGCAAAGGAACGATAACTTATAAAAATATTCGCGTTGTACCCGCAGATTCTTTTGTAGACGGCGCAATAAACAGCGGACGAATACTTGTTAATTCAATCGCAATGGATAATTTCATCGAAAACTGACGGAGGTGATGGAATGGCTCAACTTTCTAATTTGATTGTAAATGGCGTGACACGCCTGCTTTCTAAGCTTTATGTCAGTGATTCTGTCACTGCGCCTAATTTTATCGGTAAACTGACAGGCACTGCTGCAAAGCTTGGAAGAAACGGAGACGCCGATACCCCTATGACATTTAATTGGTCTGGCAAAGATGGCCAGCCGACATGGCTTTGGGGTGGTGAGAATGGGTCAGACATGTATGTGTATAACCCATCAAATTTCAGTGTAAAGAACGCTAAGGCGGCTGGGTCTGCTGATTCTGCAACGAAATTGAGTTCGAGTGCAGGCAGTGCGACACAGCCGGTTTATTTTAATGATGGCAAACCGGTGGCGACTACCTATACACTGGGTAAGAGTGTGCCGGCGAGTGCTGTGTTTACCGATACAAATACATGGCGTGGGGTACAGAATAACCTGACCAGTGATGCCACAGACCAGAGCCTGAGTGCTGCACAGGGCAAAGTATTAAAAGGTCTTGTTGATGGGAAGGCGCCAAGTGGGCACACACATGATGACCGGTATTATACGGAGTCTGAGATTAACACGAAACTGGCTGGTAAAGCTGACAGTGGACATATCCATCTACAAGGCACAGAATCCGGTAAAGTTGACTGGAATACATTGAAGACGTTTGGTGTTTACAAGATTCAGAGCTGCACCATGACAGCTGATTATCATGCGCCTGTTGATGAATATGCTTTTGGAATCTTACAGGTGTTGGACAGTGAAAATGGCGGTAGTGAAAATCGTATCATCCAGATTTATTGGCCACACAGGACATCGCAAGGTGCGCATCTGTGGTATCGTATGCACAACAGTTCTAATATGAGCGACGGATGGAGTAACTGGACAGCCATTACGGAAAAGCCCGCTACCGCAGGAGTTGCAGACTCTGCAAGTTCTGTTGCATGGGTTAATGTCACAGGCAAACCGAGCACCTTTACGCCGAGCGGCCACACCCACAATTATGCTGGGTCCAGCAGTGCAGGCGGTGCCGCAACGAGTGCCAACAAGGTGAATGCAGCTTTGACGATTAACCTGAACGGGACAAGCCAGGGCGCATGGGATGGCAGCAGTGCGAAATCTATCAGCATTACGGCAGCCAGCGTGGGCGCAACAAGTGTGACAATTAGTAGGTGGTGATTTTTATATGGGAGTTTATTTAGGAAGTACACAGGTAGATATGCAGGGAGGTTTTGTGACAGGCGGTGCCAGCGGGGCGAGTTTGCAGAGCAAGACGGTTAGCCCCAGTGAGAGCGCACAGACGATCAAGGCCGACTATGGCTATGACGGTTTGAGCCAGGTTACAGTAAATGCAGTATCGAGAACTTATGTGGGAAGCGGCGTAACGAAAAAGAGTGCTGCGACTTATACGCCAGGAACGAGTGACCAGAGCATTGCATCCGGCCAGTATTTGAACGGGACCCAGACGATTAAGGGTGACAGCAATTTGACCGCCGGTAACATTAGAAACGGTGTGAAGATTTTTAATGTGACAGGCAGTTATGCTGGGAGTAGCAGTTCTGGCGGTACGAATACCAGTGATGCAACAGCAACTGCATCTGACATTGCTAGAAATAAGACTGCTTATGTTAAAGGCGAAAAGGTTACTGGAACTGTATACGAAACTGCTAAAGGGTCAACAAAAACTTTTTACACATCTGATTCTGCAAGCGTAACACTTAACAGTGACAATAGAATTTATATTAAGATTCCTTGGATTAACAACGATGAAATTATGCGAGTTGGAAGCACAATGGCGCTTGGGGCCACTGCTACTATTTTTGGTGATGCTACCGCCGCAGATGTTGCGAAAGGAAAAACGTTTACAAGTGCGGCTGGAGTAAAAGTGATAGGTACCGCTACAAGCAGTTCCAGCGGAAGCAGCAGCAACAATAATGTGGAAGCATATGCTGTGACCACTACCAACCCCAGCGTGAGTTTTAAGCGCACTGACGGGGCAATCAAGATTTGGGGCTACGGCACCATGACCAGTCAAGGCGGATGGGGCCAGCAGGCTACGAGCCTGGTCGCGTTTGAGGGCGACAAGTACCACAAGGGCGCCATATACGGCGGCCCAAGCAATACCAATCTGAGCCTAAGCATCAGCAACGGAAAACTGACTGGGCTGCCGAGTGGACTGACGGCGATCAGCGCGATTGTAACGAGAGGTATATGATTATGGCAACTGATACAAAGCTGGATAGTTTGGTGATTAACTACCTGACCCAGAGCCAGTATGATACGGCTAAGACAAATGGAAAACTGAATGCAAACCAGATTTATATGACACCGGCGAGCAATACGAGTTATACATTGCCGACCGCGACAAGTTCTACCTTGGGTGGTGTAAAAATTGGCGATAATATTACGGTTGATAGCGGAAAGATTAGCTTGACAAAAGCAAATATCAATTATGCACTTGGAAACACCGATACAAACAACGCCAATTTTTCATTATGGGAATATGACAATATTATTGGAGGCAATAACAATAACGTCGGTACACGGAAGGCCGGATCATTTTCAGGCAAAAATCAATGCTGTATAGTTGTTGGAAATAATAATAACATGCAGCCCGTAAATTCCAAATTTACCACTGGTGTTGCAACATGGTTTACAAATGGTATCGCTTGTGGATGCTATATAAAGTCTTTTAACGACACTTCAAACCATGATCAGATGGATAACAATTTTATGATTGGGAATGGTTCTTCTTCAGCTACAAGTAATGCGTTCAGAATTACAAGCACGGGCAAAGCTTACGGTGGAACCTATTCTTCTTCCGGCGCTGACTATGCGGAAATGTTTGAGTGGCAGGATGGAAACCCAGACGGGGAAGATCGACGTGGCATGTTTGTGACGCTGGATGGGAAATACATTCGACTGGCAAACAGCAAAGATCCTTACATTTTGGGTATTGTATCCGGCAACCCGACTGTGCTGGGCGATACTGCTGAGGACCAGTGGGCTGATATGTACGAGCGTGATATTTTTGGAGCACTGAAGCATGACAGCACCACAGAGAACGGCCTGGTGTTGAACCCGAACTATGATAATGAAAAACAGTATATTGCCCGCGGACAGCGCAAGGAATGGGATGCTGTTGGTCTGATGGGGAAGCTGGTTGTAGTGGACGACGGCACCTGCGAAGTAAACGGATTTTGTGCTGCCAATGATAATGGCATTGGAACTAATGCAGAAACCGGATACCGTGTGATGGAACGGCTGGATAAAAACCACATCCGAGTATTTGTGAAATGAGGTGAGAAGTATACAATATGGCGACAAATACAAGGTTAGACAGTTTAGTAATCAATTATCTAACACAGAGCCAGTATGACAATGCCAAAAGTGCAGGCACTTTGAATGCAAACCAGATTTATATGACGCCTGCAAGTAGCGGATCGACTTATACGCTGCCTGCGGCGACAAGTTCTACGCTGGGTGGTGTAAAGATTGGCAGCAATATTACAGTAAACAGCGGCACGATCAGCATTAGTAAAACTAACGTGACAAATGCACTGGGTTATACGCCACCTACGACTGATACGAAATATACACTGCCAACCGCGAGTGCTTGGACTTTGGGTGGTGTAAAAATCGGGAGTAACATTACGGAGAATTCCGGCACGATTAGTTTGACAAAGGCGAATGTAACAAATGCTTTGGGGTATACACCGCCGACAACAGATACGAAATATACACTGCCGACAGGTAATGCTTCGACTTTGGGCGGTGTGAGATTAAGTGATTCGACCAGTTCAACGAGTTCGACCAATGGTGGTATTGCGGCAACACCGGCGGCGGTGAAAGCGGCATATGATGCGTGTACAGAATGGGTGTCTTTAACTGCCTCAAGTGTATATACTGTAAAATCTAGTATTACTATGTGGGCAAATACAGAAAAAGCACATCGCCGTGGACGAAGAGTCTATTTGACTTTTCAGTGTATGGGGCCTGCAACAAGTGACGCGGCTGGCTTTATTCAAATTGGAACAGTTCAGTCTGCCTATAGACCGAAAGTTAATACTTATTGTCCTTTTGGATTAAATGTAACAACGTCTGGCCAGATTTTTGGACCTGCTGTTTGCATTATTAAAACCACAGGAGAGATTCAGGTTTATACTGGTAAAAATAATGCAACTTTTGGTAATAACAGTTATGGTTGGACGACAAATAACCCAAATACCATTTCGTGGGATTATTAACTAAGCTGAAATAACCGTGAAGCAAAATTACTTTACAACACGATGGAACGTTAAAAGGAGGCTGATGGAAGATGCGGCTGAAGAATGGAGAGGTGTGTTTTGGGTGGCCGTTGGCGCAGCATGTGATTACGGCTGGCTGGAAATATAACAGTGGGGCGCTGCACAGGGCAATCGACTTCCGCGCTTTGGTGGGAACACCGGTGTTTGCGGCGGAAGATGGAACGGTGCGCGTGGTTTACCACTGGAATGGGCGAGTGACCCAGGGCGACACCAATAGTTATGGCAATATGGTGAAGATTGAGCATACGGCGTATAAAGGCGGCAAGCTGGAAACGTTGTATGCTCATTTGAATTCTATCACGGTGAAGGTTGGACAGAAGGTGAAAACCGGCGAAGTGATTGGCTACAGCGGTCAGACCGGCAACTGTTTCGGTGCCCATTTACACTTTGAGGTGCGCTGGAAAGGTGTGCGCGAGAACCCGCTATGCTGGCTGGATGATGACTTTAAGCCGGCCAGCCGCGGTGTGATTTTGTGGGCCAATGCAAACCAGCACAGTGTACAGGTGGACAAGCAGGAAGCGGCTGAGGAGCCGAAGGTTGAACCGGCAGTGAAAAAGACTGTGACAAAAGCCATTACCCTGAACAACGGCAAATGGAATGTGCGCAAGGGTGCCGGAATGCAGTACCAGTCCATTGGAGTGATCAGCAGCCCGAATGCCAAGACCGGCAAGCCTGTTTGCATTGGGTATGAGACGGTTGTGAATGGCTGGTTCAAAACGGTTTATGGTTATATCAGCCAAAAAGCGGTGAAGAGCCATACCTGAGTGCAGCCAAAGCAGGTGATTTTTATGAAGGAAAACTGGAGCCTGATGAGGTTCAGCAAAAAAATTATTGTTTTTACGATGGGCGCAACGATTGTTTACGCGATTGTATACATGATCCTGTGTTTTAGGACCGGACAGTTACCGGAATCATCTTTTAACATTGGGCTGTTTGCGGCAATGAGTGCAGAGAATTTGTGTAACGCCTGGATTAAGGTGAGGGAAAAAGTAGCGGAAGAAGAAAAAACAGAGGGTGACAATGCGCCCCTTGGTGATGAAATTTTTACGCCGATTGATGAGACAAGTGACACGGAAGAGATTGGAGGTTAGGTATGGAACAGGGAATTGTATATATTGTGATGGGCCTGGTTTGCGTGGTTGCTTTTATGGTTGGCAAATATGTGCTGCCGAACGCCCAGGAAACAGTAAACAAGGCGCTGAACCTGTTGAGCGGCTACCCGCTGTTGATGCAGTGGGGGTTAAGCGCCTGTAAATATATCAAGCAGTATTTTAACGATATTTCCGGCGAGGAAAAGAACAAGCGTGCCGCAGAACTGATTATGGAAGTGGCCAAGCAGGCCGGCGTTACCATTACAGAGGAGCAGGCGCGTGCGATTGCCCAGGCGGCTTACGAGCAGATGAAAGCGGGTGAAGCTGCTGCCGGAGAGAAGGTGAACGCAGATGCCTAACCCGGTATTTACATTTACGGCGCAGGACATACTGATGCTGGTGCTTTCAGCTTGTGCGGCTGTGGTTAGTATTTCGAATGCGATTGCCCAGGGGGTTAAGTTCAACAACTTTTTGAAAAAGCCAAACAGAGATCAGGATGCCCGGATGGACAAGATTGAAGATCGACTGAAAACGGTAGAAGGGCGCTGCGACACGTTTGACAAGCAGTTGGAGGGTGTGAAGAAGCACCTGAATAGCCTGGATGAAAGCATCAACATGCTGTTGCGGGCAGAATTTGCACAGCTGGGGCACAACCTGAACGGCGACAATGTGGAGCAGATGCAGCGAGCATTTGACGATATACAGGAGTTTTTGTTTAAGCGTTAAGGTTGACAGCGAACAACATGTGGTATATAATACAAGTAGAGGATTGAAGCTCTTAATAAGCGAACACCTCAGTTAGCTGCAAATGAACCAAATACATCTGCTACAATGTACCCAGTTCAGATGAGGCCGCCTAAGTGCTAGTTAGGTAGCCTCATTTCTTTTTACGGCCAAAATAAATGGCCACAAAAACGCCAGTCCATGTACCGATGCAGCTTACGATTGTAAGCACATCCACAATAGAATTCATGGCATCACCTCCGACAACAAGATTGCCGAAAGGCGAAAATGATTAAACCTCCATTCAGCCTTCCGGCTAGTGGGAGGTGGCCGCCTAAGCGCTTATAAAGTTGGATGAAATTCAGCGGAGCTTCAATCCTCTGGAGAATAGTATACCATAAAGAGTCGTTGAATCACAAGTAAATTTTACGCTTGAGTAAAAACAGCAAAGAATTATACAAACAGGAATAGGGAGTACCTTTGGTTTGAAACCTTGGGTGCTCCCTATTTTTTAGAAGGTTGGAAGTATCAATACAGTTCAGAGACAGAAAGAACTTTGGTGGGAAGATCCTCGCGCTTGCCGGATGGGGTTGGTGTGGAGATCTTGATGGTTTGAATGGCGGAGTTGATTGCGGGTTCAAAGCCGTCAATGGGGTTTTGAAAATTTTATTGGGTTCCCTATATTTCGCTAAATTAAGCTTTAGCGAAGTTGCCGGTTATTTCTTGTTCTTTTTGTATTCGGCCATTGCGTCTGCCAGGCGCTGTTCCCAACCGGCGTTATCGTCTAAAAATTTATTGTAAAGAATTTCTTCGGCTTCTTTTCTGGCAGCGGCTGCGTCTTTTAGATTGGTGAAGAAGCCAAGGTGAATGCGTTTATGCTTAAAGTTAATATATGCTTTGTAGGTGCCTTTTTGGGTAAGCGCAACACCGTTTATCCCAGTTCTAGAGTTTTTATTTACTGTTCCGTTTATGCGCGAACGAATTTTTGCCAAGTCAGTTCCGTCTACGTTTACGACTTTTCTGGTTATTTCCAATAGTTCTTTTTTGTCTCGTTCGCAATGACCACAGAATTGTAAATTTTTTATGCTTGACAACCGCGTTGTGAATTCGCGCCCACACTTGGGACAAATTGCAATACATCTGGTACAGGTGCCGCTTTTTTCCTTATCAACAATCTTTTTTATAAAAAAACCGTTGACTATTTTGCCTTCATATTTTTCTTTTGAATTTTTAGTGTTTGCTTCTAATTTAGTAAGCGCCGATCTTGCATACCCGCATTTTTTGCATGATTTACTTTTCCCGCTAATAAGTGAGTGCCCGGAAACATCAGAAACAGTTCCGCAAGAACAACGGCATTCAAGATATCCTTTTTTCGCTTTTGCCGGGTCCTTAGAACGGCCAATGACGGTCCACTGATCAAAAACAGTGTTGGGTGCAATTTCTAATTTTTGAGGCATTGTGGTTTACCTTTTTATTCTTGAAAAGCTTTGATTTCATCGTCTGCGCCACGATCCTGGCTATCGTAAACGCTCGGCAATTTAGGGGCATGGGGGTTAGGAACTTCTTCTTCGGGGGTTGTTTCCGGTTCGGTTTTGCCAATGCCGATGGCTACAAGTTCCAGAGGGGCTTCCAGAGCATCGGCAAGCTTACGCAGAACATCAATGCGCGGGATAGACTGGTTGTTCTCAATGCGGAAAATTGTGTTTTTGCTGACGCCGCTTTTTTCCGCCAGTTTTTGTAGGGAGATACCCTCCAGATTGCGGACAACCTTGAGCATATTACCCTCTCTCCAGCAGGTACCGATTGTAGCACGGGCCAGAAGCTCAAATTCATGCAGATCTGCGATTCTGGTTTTTGCAATCGGGTATTTTCCGCTGGCGGCAACAATAGCAGTCATTACGTCCAGAACGGCTTTGCCTTGAGGATAGAGTTTAGAGGGCATTTTAATCACACGCTCATTAGCAAGGGTATGAAATTTTTCCATGCCGGAAAGGATTGTTTTGCTTTGCATGGCGCTAATGTGATTGAGGTAGTAATCCGATATACAGGGTTCTTGATACTCGATTGTAACATCATCAAGAATTTTGCAGCACGCGATGAAATAACCCCACAAGCTGGACATTTTTTCCTGTTCTGTATTACCCATAGGTTTGATTTCCATGTTTGTTCCCTCCTGATTTGCTTCTTAAATTGACCTTATTGTACACATTTATGGGTACGAATACAATAGGCAGGTTGTACAAAGTTATACCCAAGAATGTGTACGCGGTTGTTATTTGGTTGACGGGATTGATTTTTGTTGAATTGCCGGCATGTGGGGTGTATACTTTTTGGTATATAGGTTTATGGGGGTGTGAAACCGGGAAAACGGCTAATATGAACGGTTTATGAATTGATAGATGATACATGCGACAAGATTGAATCCGGCCGGTGCTGGCTGCTGCAGCTATTACGAGTTTGTTTTACGCCGAAAACTGCAAAAAAATCAAACCCTCTCCCCTGCTGCCGATTGATGAGCAGAGTATTTAGAGCTGAACTACGAGTTTCTTTTACGGTGAAAAAGCGCAAAAAATACCGATTGTAATAAAGCCAGGACGATATGGACGGGCGGCGCATGGCGGGATTTGAAGTTGATTTATGACCACCCATAGCCAGAATTACGAGTTTGTTTGACCAAAAGATTGAAAAAATATGGTTCAGACGGCCAGATATGGATGGTTGATGCAGCGGAATGAACTACGAGTTTTTTTGATTTGAAAAAGCGTAAAAAATCAGGGACGGGACCACTCCCCTACCCTATCCGTTTGGCTTAAAACTACGAGTTTGTTTGACGAAAAGCGCAGGAAACAAAAAATTTAACGTGAATTACGAGATTGTTTGATGCGAACTGCGAGATTTTTTGACGGCAATTACGAGATTGTTTGACAGCGAAAAGCAGGATTTTGCGTAAAAGAAACTCGTAGCCAGTATAAAAGAAACTCGTAGCCAGTATAAAAGAAACTCGTATGTAGAATAAAAGAACCTCGCAGCTTGTGTAAAAGAAACTCGCAATATACCTTATATAATATAAATATAAAATATAAATAATAAATAATAATAAGCGCAAAAAATTTTACTACGAGTTTTGTTTTGAAGAAAAGCGCAAAAAAATCAGGCTTGACGAGCGGATAAAAAAAGGGTAAGATAAAGATATAATGCGTTAGGTATACCCACCTGTGCGATGCGATACATACACTGTGATTTGGAGGTTGAGCTTGACATGGCGGACAGGCTATGCGGGCGAACAGAATGATGAAAGACCAAAAAGTAAACCGTGCAGGCACAGGAACGGCGATTACCGGAGAGGTGATGACGGACGAAGAGGTTAAGGCGAAAAAGGAGCAGGAAAAGAAGACCGGTTCCCCTTTTGCCGTTGGTTCTTACATCACCAAGAGCAATGACCTGATCCAGAAGACCAAGTATTCCCTGCCGCGCAACGAGCAGAAAATTTTGTTCATGCTGCTTTCCAAAATTGACCAGAAAAATGACACGGACGCTTCGAAGTATTACACGATTACGTTCAGCGACTTTTCAAAGCTGACAGGTGTGAATGCGGAAAAGCCGGCCTATGTGGCATATTTGCAGCACACGATTGAAAATTTGGAGAACCGGACATTTTGGGTGCCGATTGCCCCGACCAAGTACAAGAGCATGAGCTGGGTACGCAAAGGTTCGATTATTGATACTGAGGGCAAAACCATCAGTATGCGGTTCAATGAGGACATTTGGAAAGACATCGCCCAGCTTACAAGCAACTACACATCTTACAGCATTGAATACCTGCTGATGATGCAGAGCACCTATTCCATGCGGGTGTATGAGATCATCTTATCTTATGATAACGGCAACCGGGACTACGAATACGCCAATGGACTGGTGTTTGAGCCTGTGACGGACGAGGTACTGGGGATGTTCCCCGCCAAGCGGAACCAGCTGCGCGGATACAAGTACAAAAAGTTTGGCATTGATGATTTCAAAAACCTGCTGTCTGTACCGACCAAAGAAGAGCGCGGTATGAACCGCAAAAAGTCCGATGTGGATAACAAGTATGACCGCGAAAAACCGTTGACAGAAAAGTACCCGAATTTTTCAGACTTTGAACGCAATGTTTTGAAGCTGGTAAAAAATGAAATCAACGAGATGACAGACCTGTGGTTTGATTATGAGCCGGTACGAACCAAAGGCGTGCGGAAATACACCCATCTGTATATCTTTATCAAGTACAAATCACGCAAAGAGATGGAGAAGGTACGGGCGTTTTTGAGCGCGAACCAGCGTAGCGACCAGGAGGTAGCACGCAAACAAAAGGCGAAGAAACAGGCTGTGTTGGCGGCTGAAACCGGAGAGGTCTCTCCCCTGCCCCCGGCTGTGATGGGAATGACGTTCCGCAAGGCGCGGGGCGAGATAGAAGACCGGGCTGGCTATGCGGGCTACAAGAAGGAGCTGACCGTAGAAGAACGGAATGTTTTGGCAAATGTGTTTACTTATGCGGCCAAGATATTGACCAACCAGAACAAACAGGGCCAGGCTGAAGAAACACTGGAAGCGCTGAACGGAATCATCCAGAATAACCACGGGCTGAAAAGCTGGGCGTTGGGTGAACTGGAGAAGTTTAACGTGATGCTGAGGCAGGATGTGGAAAAGAAATCTGCGCAGTATTACCGCACGGTGGTTTATAATGACATTGTAGAAAATTCCGCCACGATCATTGAAGGCGGGAGACGACGGATGGGACAGGACGGCAAAGAACCGATGTTCCGGCTGGATGAAACAATATTTGAAGAATAACCAGGGGGAGCTGCTGATGAGGTGGCTCCCCTATTTTTAACTCTATTACAGCAACAAAGACTTTTGAGTTTGACAGATGCCCTACCCCGTTGACATTGCCATGAAGTGTGATATAATCAAATTAAACAGCAACAAAGACTTTTGAGTTTGACAAGTGAGGGTTAGCTATGGCAGCAAAAATTATTACGATTGCGATTGAAAAAGGCGGCTCTGGTAAGACGGTTACGGCTTCTAACCTTGCTTACTTAATGGGAGATGAAGGAAAAAAGGTTTTGTGTGTAGATACCGACCCGCAGGGCAACCTGACCTTTGCACTGAGCGGCGGCAATACGATTACAAGCAATGCTTATTCCCGCAAAGCGCTGTACGATATGTTTGACGGATTTAAGTACACCTCCACGAAAGAGTATATTGTGGAGACAGAGTATGAGAATGTTGATATGATCCCGGCAAGCAGCCAGACACCGCGGATCAACAAGAGGCTGCCGGACCTGTTGGCTGATGCACAGCAGTATGATGTGGGTGACCCAAGACGGTTGGAATCTACGGCCGACTTTTTGCTATATTTTTTGAACCAGGTGCGGGAGGACTATGATTATATCATTGTGGATACCCAGCCGACCCGTGACAGTATGATCCTTTCAAACGCATTGGTGGCAGCGGATTATGTATTGATCCCGATGATGTGCGATTCATTTTCTGAGGATTCGGCATTTAGAACTTATTCCATTTGCAATGAGTTACGCAAGAACTCAAAGACGAACCTGAAAGGAATCGGCGTGATTTTAACCATGGTGGACAAGGGTGCGGCCACGAGAGAGACACGAGAAGAATGCCAGAGAGTGCTTGGCCCTACCCTGTTCAAGACTGAGATACCCAGCGCTTTGGCCGTGAAGACATCGGTGAGAAGATGTGTGCCGGTATGTTATTCTGCCAAAACACAACCGATTGGCAAGAGCTATATGGCGGCTTATAAAGAGCTGAAACAGCGGCTTGAAAAACTGGACAAGGAGGAAAAGTGAGATGGGTTTGAAATCAAAGCCGAAGAAAGGCAATGAAAAGAAGCTGAACATCCCCACCAGCAGTGCGGCAAAAGAAGTGAACGATAACGATGCCGGCCGTGCCCTGGTTGGAAAGATTGTTGGCAATAAGACCATTGAGTTTGAAAATAAGGATATCAGCCTGACAGACATCCGGCTGAACCCGGACAATGAGATTTTCCGCCAGAATGACAATGGAGAAGATATTGAAATATTAGCCGAAGACATTAAGCGCAATGGCCTGCTGCACAATCTGGTTGTGTTCCCGGAGCAGGAAGATGGTAAGACGGTGTACGTTTTGCTTTCTGGCGAGCGGAGATACCGGGCATTGATGCTGTTGCAGGAACAGGATGCGACCTGGAATGCGGCCAAGAACTGTAATGTAGTTACCACTCCCCTATCCCACAATGAAAAGAAAGTTATTTTGTACAGCGCTAACCTGCAGGTGCGCGGTGGTTTTGGGGATGAAATGATCCGGCGCAAGGCATCCGCTGAATTTATTGAGTGTTTACAAAAAGAACCATACAGCATGAACCAGACCGATGCCAGGAAAGCCTTGAAAGAAATCAGTGCCGCAAGTGGAAGAATGATTGATAAAGATTTGCGCCTGGAAAATGAGCTGAACAAAGGACTGCTGAAACTGCTGGATGACAAAAAGCTGAAACGCTCAGAATGCGACAGATTGATCAGACTTGAAGAAAAACAGCAACAGAGACTTTTGAGTTTGTACAATAGATTGTTTGCGATTAACTGTGTGAACGAAGAAGACCGAGACAGAATCCGCAATGATACCCAGCAGGAATTGGACGATGCCTGGAACAAAGGCTCGACAGAAGAACGCGAGGAGAGGCTGGAGCAGGTATTACAAAGTTTTGAAACAGGTGTAGCCGTACTTGAAACAAAGATGACAGCCGAAAAACCTGCTGAAACCGAAAAACAGGCTGCACTTGAACGCGAGATTGAAACTGCTGAGAAGAAAGCCGAAACCAAAACATTTGTTCAGAAAACTTTACAACCGCTGGCCGGTAAGATTGGCAAGAAGATTGCAACGCCGGCATATAAGAGAGGACTGAAAAAGATGAGCCAGGAGCAGCGGGCAGAAGACATTAAGACGCTGACAGAGCTGATTGAAAAAGCTGCGAAGCTGAAAGAGCTGCTGGAGACGGTTAAGTGATGGCAAAGGAAGTAAAAATCAACCTGCGGCTGAGTATGCGTGTGCGCGAGGTGCTGAACGACGAGGCCGAAGTTGAAGATACCCGCATTGGAACCGTGACAAACCGGCTGTTGCAGGAAGAGCTTGGCAGGATGATGGCGGTGGGTGCCGACCGCTGCGTGACGAAAGATACCAAAGAATACCGGGCTTTGATACCGCACCTGGAAGAAAGCTATGTGCTGCCGACAGAAGCGGAAATCAACCGATACATTGCAACGCGGCTGGATGACAAGAACTACCCGCAGATTTCTTTGTATTTTACGAAAGAGCAAGCAGAGTTCATGGCCGGGCTGGTGAAAAAGCAGAGGATACGAGGAACCCTTTATTATGACGGCAGTGTGAAATCTTACCGGTATTTGATTGTGGGAATGCTGTTGAAGAACCTGTTGTTTGCTGATTTTAGCCTGAACTAAAAAGATAGCCCCCGTCCGCTGGGTGACAGTGGATAGGGGCTTTGTTGTTTTATTCGCTGACTTTTACTGCAAAGTTTTTAAGCTTTTGATAACAGTCAATGTAGAGTTCCTGCTTATCGCCGTTGTAGGTAGCTTCGTAATACAGGCCGTCTTTGACAGGGGTGGTGAAAAGACCTTTATTGTTTTGAAGAGTTTTGCACGACCAGACGGTGTAGATATCATCCGGTGACAGATAGACACCAGTTACATCAGCGTTATCATTGAAGTAGCGGGAGATGGCGGTGCAGGCAGCCAGTTCAAATTCTTTAGGATTCATGGGCGGTACCTCCGGTAGAATTACAGGTTACATCAGGTGGCACTTTCCAGGTTATATCAAGCGGCGCTTTCCAGGGGGTTGGAGTGGGGATAAACGGCATGTTATCAATCGGCTTGGTGTTTGGCGTTACCGGCAGAATTGTTTCGCCCTGTTCGGTTGTGATGGTGCGCTTAATGAGATGGCCGGCATCATCAAATTCTTCTGTAAAGGTAAAGATTGTTTTACTCAACTTTCCAGCCTCCTTCCTTATCCCAGGCAATGAGCTGGTTAAGAGTTTTGGGGGTATAATCATGCAGCATACAGCCAACATTGATGATGTTGCCCTTGTTGCTGGCAATACCGACCGCATTGTCACGCAGTTCTGCTTTCCACTTGGCGAGATAGGTGTTCTCACGGGTGTTATGGACGTGGCCGCAGAGCATGTAGCACTCCGGCGAATAGGAGTGGTTGTAGAACATGATAGGGTAGTGGCAGAGAATAAGTTTGTATTTGCCGGCTGTGAGTTCATCATAGCCCTTGATGGAAGAAAAGTAACGCATCATTTCCGGTGAGATTTTATCGTGGTTGCCCTTAATGAGATGGATATGGCCATTGAGCTGCTCAAGGATCATAGGAGCTTCGGACGGGTCCCAGAACATATCGCCAAGGACATAAACGTTATCGCCCGGAGAGACAACGCTGTTCCAGCGCTTGATAAGCTCCGCGTGCATAGAGGGCAGGTCAAGAAACGGACGATCATCGAAGCGGATAATGTTACGGTGAGAAAAATGAAGGTCAGCAGTAAAGAAATTCATAGAGAAATCACCTCTGATATGGTAAGATAAAAGAAAAAGGCAAGGAGTGGTTATGAATGGCAGGACCGACAAGCGTAAGATTTTGCAATGAGATGCTGGAGCTGTGCGGCTACCAGGAGGATGCCCTGAATGAATGGAAACAGCGGATACAGGAAGGGGACAGCTGCACAAGAGAACAATACATCCAGATTGAAAAGGAACAGCAGGCGCTGCGAGAGATCCAGGCAAAAATCACGGATTATTTTAAGGTGCGGGCCAAATTTGACGAGGAGTTTGAAACAGCGTTTGAAGTGCCGAAGCGGAGTTTGTTTGGGCATGCACAGCTGCGAGTGGTGGTAAGACGAAGAAAGTAATCAATCCGCCAGGTCAGCTGAAACGGTAACGAGTTTTGCGATTGCGTCTTGAACAGAGGCTGATTCCTTATCTTTGAAGAAAGAGTCATAATCGAACCAGTGGTTATTGATGATATTGCCGATGATTTTAACGGTGCTGCCCCAGCCCTTGGTAGCGACACGAATGTATTTACCTTTCATGTCTTCTAGACGGGAAACACCGACGACATCCATGATGCGCATGATAGCCTCCATACCGATGGCAGAACCCTCGTAAGAATCTTTTTCATAGCTGTCGGGGTAGACTTTGCCAAGGCAGTAACCGCCGTAAACAACATCCCAACTGGCAGCTTTGAGAGTAAGATCAAGAGAGAGACAGCAATAATTTGTGGTTGAAAGAGATACGTTTGTAATCTGAGCGTTCTCAATGGTGTAGCCTTCATCAGTAAGCGTTTGTGCGGTATATTTTTTCATGGCGTGTACTCCTTAATGTTTGCTGCTGCTGATATGAGGCCAGAAGAAGATGCCGCCGATCAGGCAGGTCCAGGCGTATGTGGAGGGTAGCATTTGCGGGGTGAAGGATGCGGTATTGAATAACTGGTTCAATGTGGAGCAGATGGCGGTGCCAAACATAGGCACCAAAATAAACTTGGCGAGAGCCAGGTGAAACCAAAAGACCAAAAAATAAACCAGAACGGTAATAAGAATGCCGGTAAGAATTGAAAGAAGTTTATCTGTATTAGCTGTCATTGATTACATCTCCTGTGCAAGTGCGGCGATACGGGAACGGTAGATTTTTTGGAGCTTGACCTCGCCATAGAAATCTTGACCGCGGAAGACCTGGGAGAGGCGGCGCATGCCGTTGTTATCGCCAGAGTAGATATCGAGATCGACCTGGGCGTCATAATCACCATCAATGATACAGATGGAATCTTCGCCGATACGCTGAAGAGCAAGCCGCATCATTTCAATATCAAGGTTCTGGGCCTCGGTAATATAGACGGCGCAGTTCTTGCCGGTGGTATCAAAGCCGCGCAGGTCCGAGAAGGGGAGAAGCTGGATTTCATTGGCGTCAATATAGCGCTTGAGTTCCAAAGTATCGCCGAGTTTAGCGCCGAGCATGTTGCCGATTTGGCTGTCAAGCAGCTTTTCATTGCGGGTGCCTGGGTAAAAACCAAGACGGGCAGCGCCGGATGTGGCGCAGGGGTTGGTAAACACGATGATTTTATCAATCTTGTGGGTTTCCAGCAGCTTGAGCATGTGAGCCAGAGCCAGATAGCTTTTGCCAGTACCGGCAGGACCGCACAGCATGGTGATTTGGTTATGTAAGAGGCTGTCAAAGGCGAGCATCTGGTAGATATCTTTCTCCTTGGCCCTGACAGCGCCAAATGCCTGCGTTTTGAAGGGCTTATAATCCACCGCGACATGTTTACCGTCTACCCACTTAAACGCCTGTACGGAGCTGTCTGCGGGGCTGTGAACGATAAGATATTGATTGGGGATAAGGCCAAAGGTATTTCGTTCCGGCTGTTCATAGAGGGCAGCGTATTGCTCATCGGTTGGAGTGACCTCCAGAAAGCCGGTATAGCTTTGGCGGGGGAGAAGATCCTTGGAGGAGCAGACGGGCAGGTGGGCGAGGGAAGAGGCCAGGTGTTTACAGCAAAGATCGTCCGTGCAGAAGATCATATCCTGGTTTTGGCTGTATGTTTTCCAGGCCGCATAAATGATGATGGAATCCGGGGTGTTGGGCAGTGTGCTGCGAAACGGGCAGGTATCATCGTTCAGATAATCGGTAGCATTGGAAACTTGATAAAGGTCGGAATCGTGGGCGCTATCGAGATAGTGAGCCATTTGGCGGGCACGATAACGAACGGACTCATCTTTGGTGCGGCTGGTTTTGATGGATTCCAGCTCCAGCAGGGTTTGGACGGAGATAATAAATGGACGATCGACAACATGTGCGCCCATATTGAGCAGGGCGCAGGTATCATAAAAAATAAGCAGAGAGAATTCCCCCTTTGAACGTCTATTGCAGTTTGAAAACCGCTGTGATATACTGAACGCATAAAATATTTTGTAGGAGGTTAGCACCATGCCGAGAACTAAGGGAAGCAAGAATAAAGTAAAAGCTGCCGGTGTTGATTACGAAAACCTGATTGCCGCTGCTCAGAAAGAAAAGGAAGAGGCGGAGGCCGAGGTTGCCAAGACCAATGCCAGCATTGAGGAGCTGAAAACCGACCTGCAATCCATGAAAGAAACGCTGAAGATGCAGAAGGCGGATGTGAAGGCCGCGGAGAAAAAGCTGACCAAGCTGGAAGAGAAAAAGGCCAAGGCGGACATTGCTGCTGAGGCGGAAGCAAAGAAAATTCAAGCGCAGGAAATGATCAACCAGCTGCTGGCGAACGGCATGAGTGCTGATGAGATTTTGGAAAAATTAAAGTAATGGAATGAACCGTGTGGGTGGTTGTGCCTGCACGGTTTTTTGTTTGTGAATCAGGACAGCTCCCAGTAAGATTTGACATCTTTACCGATTTCAACTGATAACTTACGAGCAATCAGACGGGCGTGGTTGTACTGGGCCTTAATACCGTAAAAATAAGAAGCATCCATAAAGGACAGGCTATTTTTGGCAACAGCATCAGCTGTTTCAATGTTCTTACGGTTTTTACGCAAAAGATCGTCTTGATAGAGCTGTAACAGGCGCAGCAGTTCTGATTTTTCTGATAATGTCATAAATAATAAACCCCATACCCACCCGCGCGTTAAGAGCGCAACCTTTAATGTTTTTGTTACTTATTTAGAGCGTTGATTTGATCCATCAGCTCACGAATTTCAGCGGTTTCCTGAACGGGTTCTGCGGATTCCAGAAAGAAAATGCTATGTTCGGTTGTGATGGCAAGCTTGGCATAACCTATATCAATGATAATTTCGAGCTCTTTAACAAGGCTGGTATGTAAGAAGCCAGACTTGGAAGCGCCGAGGTTGTCTTTGGAGTATTCAAACCAGGCAGGATAGCCGGGGCCAAGGAAAGAAATACCCTTGAAGGTGCTGCCGATGCGGCGAAGGTAATCGTCCTCGGTGCGGGTTATGATACCATCGGGGTATGTAATGTCTGACATAACCCAGGTGGGGGAGATTTTTTCAAGGGCGTTTGGAACAAAAGTAAGATTCATTAAGTGTTGCCTCCGATAAGGTTATGCTCCCGCAGGAAGATAATAAAGTCGTCCATGGATAAGTTTTCTTTGAAGAAATCAAAGTTATAATCCTTGGTGGAACATTCTTTGTATTGCGTCCGGATGATAACAGGAGCTTTGAAGGTTTTGGCTGTGATTGTTAGATTATCTTCAGTACAATGAAACGTAACAAATCTATCATAAAGCAAGGAGTTGCCAGTGCTGCAAAATGAACAATCAGAAGAAGCAAAATCATAAAGTTCTTCAAAAGTATGAAAACTTTTGAAATAGGGAGGCGGCGCACCTTCTTTGAAAATATAGTTGTTGTAAATAGAACGGTTGCTACTACCTAAATCCAAGAAGCAATTCATATGATAAAACTTGTGCATTACTGTTTTCCTGTACTTCCAAAAGATCCACTACCGCGGTCTGTATCAGGGAGTTCTGTGACCTGGGTGACGGTGCAGTGGACAACGGGTTGGACGACCAGCTGGGCGATACGATCCCCAATGGCGAACGCCTGAGGTTCATTGCTGTAGTTATGTAAGGCCACGATGATTTCGCCGGTATAGTTTTCATCAATGACACCAACCATATTGGCGGGGGCGAGGCCGGTTTTGGTGGCAAGGCCGCTGCGGGGATAGACAGCACCGAATGTGCCGTGGGGCAGCTTGATGGCGATGCCGGTATGTACTTTGGCGGTCATGCCAGGCTGGATAATACAGGTGGCAACGATGACGGTACCGGGAGCTTCCACACTGATGGCGTGCAGATCCAGGCCGGCGTCCGTGGGGTGAGCATAGGAGGGGAGGGGAATGTCGGGGGTAAGAGGTTTGACGGAAAGTTCATCCTTAAAAACGACATCGCCTTCATCCAAGACTGTACCAGTAGACACGATTTCACCGAGATGGTCGACTTTTGTATCATAGATGGGGTAGGTATAGTTTACATACGGAGTTTCATAGTGCATAAAGTACCTCCTTTACTTATACAGACCAATCATCTGGCGGCGAAGATAGTGGAACCAGGCGCGGCACATGGCGCGATAATTGGGCTTGGCCGAGGGAACTGGTGCCGGAGTGGTCACGGGTTCGGGAGTTGCGGTTGGTGCCGGAGTAGCTGTGGGCGCAACAGTCGGTTCCGGGGTTGGTTCCGGTGTGGCAGTAGGTTCAGCGGTGGGCGCAGGAACGGGGCCGAGCCACTGAGCGTAGAGGTCCATATTGCCGGTACAGACATATTCCTGATGAGGGGAATACCAGGTGCCGGAGCCGTCGGACTCTGTGTTCCAGCCGTTGAAGGTGTTGGCACCGTAGGTAGGCTTGGAATCAATGATCTGATAGGTTTTGCCTTCCTCCTGCTCATACTTTTTGGTGGCGAAAGAATAAGTCGGGCGGGACCAGTTGCTCCACCAGTAGCCGCCATTGGCGTGATAGGTAACGATGTAAGTGGTGACGGCGGTTTCGGGCGTGGAAGACTCAGCATAGGCGGTGGTGTTGAGCCGGGGGCAGAAAACAATCAGAACAAGCGCCGTGAAGAACGCTGAGAAGAGCACGCCAAAGCGAAAAAGTTTGTTGCATTTATTAAGATTCATAGTTAATCCTCCTTGAGGTAGAGGCCGCAATGGCACTGGCCGGAAACCTGAGAACGAAATTCCTGACACATACATTTGTTGGCCGGGATATGCTCAATGCGACAGGGACAATAGCCGTTATTGGATTTGATGGAGGCGCGGAATTCTTCGACCTCCTCTTTTGTCCAGCTGGGGTTTGTAATAATTTTCATTTGTACTCCTTTTGAAACAGGATTGTTTTATCAATCGGTACATTTCCTCTGAGTTCATAAAAACGTTGATTCGTTTTTGGATTGTCAAGGCCGCCGAGTTCAGAGACATACGGGCCAACCTTGATAAAATTGAAGTATGCGCCGTAATCGCGCGGTCCATTGTCATACATCAGGTGAACAAAACTTGGGTAGTCAAGACCTGTGTAGAGGCATGTTTTCAAGTTGTACTGATGTGCGATTTCGCATGCTTTCAGTAGTTCGATTTTGTTCTGGTCGCCGCCCATAAAACACACGCAGGTAATCATGGACCGGTATTTATTGATGACCGATGGGAGATTCTCCAGCAATGGGTTGCCGCTATACTCCCATAAAAATTTGGAGTGGCAGTCAGGGCAGTGATGCGGACAGCCTGTAATATCAAACACAAGGCTTATCTCTCCGGGAACTTCTTGGAATGTTACATCATAGTGACTATACAGAAGCGGTTTGCAATCAGTCTGCATAATAGCGCTTCGCTGCCTCCTTTTGACGGGCTTCAGAGAAGCTGGATACGCGCTTGAGATAACCAATGACACGGGTTGCATAGTCCAGGTTCTCACTGCCGCACTTAGGGCATTTACGCAGGTGGTGTTTAGAAATGTGTCCGCAGTCATTGCAGATGGTATTCGGCACATTCACCGTCCAGTAGGGGCACCCAGTCTTGATAGCCACATTCATCAGTTTGCAGTACTGCTCCTTATCCAAATGTTCTTCCAGATTCAGATGCAGAGCGCTGCCGCCGTCCAGATATTGCGTCATTTTGGAGCCGTGAAGCATGAATTTATCAAGCGGCTTGGTAGGATCTTCGACAACATAGAAGTAACTGTTGTAGCAGTCACGCGGAACTACAAAGCCATCCTGCTTATCCCATTTTGCGTTCTTGACACCAAGGTTTTCAGCGGGGACATATTCTGTGTTAAACATAATGCCGTCAGAGCGATCTGCCTTGTTCTCGTCATAGATGACCTTGAGCACTTTGTTCGTAAAATCAACATAGTTTTGGTCGTCCGGGGAGATGGTGTAGCCAAGGAATTCACAGCCCTCAACAAAGCCGTTAATGCCAATGGTCAGGAACTGCTTATCCAAAGAGATATATCCGGCATCGTAGATAGGGAGCAGCTTTGCATTGAACTCGTCTTTCAAAATTGCGTTCCATGCCTTGAGGTAAACATGGATGTCTTTGACTTGTTCACGAACGGCCTCGCAAATATCACGGCCATTGGCAACAGCAGTCTGGATTAGGCGATTCATATTGATGGTGATAACACCCTTAGACCCAGTAGCCACGCCGCCAGCACCAAGAGTATAACTGAAGGTATTGTCGCTCATTTCATTGCGCAAACGGCAGCAGGATGCCAGAGAGTCCACACTGTTGGAACGATAGATAAAGAAGCTATGGCCTTTAGAAAGCATTTCGGCAGCATTGTCAGCCCATTCCTTATCGACATAATCAGTGCCATCATCCAGCAGGTTCAGCGTCTCGACAGGGAAGGTGAGAATCTTCTTCAGACGCTCCTGATTCAGCCATTCCATAAAGCGCTTTTGCAGCCAGGATACAGACTCCCACTGCATTTCTGTGCCATCAGGAAATACGAAATCAGAGAACATGCCCTCAAAATACGGCTTGTCGAAGTATGCGCAGTTCCAGAAGATGGACTGGAAATTACGAGCAGCGGCAGGCTGATTCAGAGAATAGACAACCTGCTCAAACTGGTCAGTAATAACCTTGTCGATGGTGCGATGACGGCTGGAAAGATCAACTACCTTATCAGCGTGCAGGTAATAATCATCGCCATAGTCCTTGCGGATAAAGTAATCAAGATAAGGGATAAACTCAGGGGTGGCAACTGCACCGGCAAACTGAGATGCAATGGCAAAGCACAGGTTGATAAATTCACCGCAGAAGGAATCAAGGTTGTGAGGAGCAGATGAACCGCCGCCGATGCTTTCCAGACCATTGAACAGGAACGGGTACATGGTAATGGAGACGCAGTACGGCAGGCACGGATTTGTTTCGTCATGGCGGTAAATAAAATGGTGGTCAAGCTGGTAAATGTACTTGTCGGCATACTCCTGACCGTACAGCTCTTTGATTTTTTGCCACATACGCAGACGGTTGATGCCGATACCATCCTTTTTATAAAGTTCACCAGTCAAAGTGGTGACATTCTTGCATTCCACATTCGCGTTCGCATCAACCTTACTGCCAGTGGCTGCGTTGCTGGATGCGGCATACTCCTTGATAAAATCAAGATACGGCTGATATTTTTCATATTGTTCGATAGCCATTACATACCTCCTACAATTTTAATTGCTTCTTTGAATCCATACTGCTGTTCGCCCACCTGCAGAACAGGCATCATATCCATGCCCATTTCAAGCATTTTCTGTACATCGGTAAACTCCGTATAGTGAATGCCCTTTTCCTGCAGTTTGTTTGCCAGAATCAGACAGCGCGGACAATGCGTGGTGTAGAGAATTACATTTTCCATAAACCCTCCTTGTAAATAAACAATTTTTCTGTTGCTGCTTGGCGGCTGTTCTTATCGAGTGTGACTGTGACAGCGCGGACAATGGGTTGTATACATAATGATGTTCATTCGGCATCTCCCTTCAATGTGGCGGCTGGAGCATCACGAGAGGTGAGGATGGTGTCATCAGAGATATACTTGCTGTAATCAAACTGCGGAGTTGTACGATATGTAACGGCATCAGCAGCCTGAGCGAAGGCAGAGGAGCTTGAAGCGTTTGCTTTTTCTTTGGCCTTATCCAGCTCCATGACAGTGAGGACGCAGTAATTGGCAAGATCCAACAGAGTATCGCGCAGAGATTCATTGACCTTGGCGGGGGTACCCTTGATAAGATTCATGAAGCGGTGGTACTTATGGGAGATCTGGACAGCGGCGGTGATGATGCCGTTATCGCCAAACTCCTGATAGAGCTGGGAGAAGGAATTGCCGTAATCTGCGTTTTTGGATTTGAAGGTATCGCACATTTCAACCTGGATGCGACCAAAGCGCTGAACATCATTCATGAAGTAACCTCCTTATAGATACATAAAAAATTTAATTAGCCAGCCGGCAAAGAGGGCGACCAACGCGGGCGGGCAGAGACCGGCAAGAGTGCCGAGGAAAACACACAAGCCGTCCGGCAGAGACCAGGAATCAAAGCAGCTGGACTTGCCGTCAATGACGTTTTGAACATCATTCTGCAGGGGGATTTTGTGGGGGATGCCGGTGGTATCAACGATGAATTCAAGAGCCAGGCCGATGCCGGCTGCATGAAAGACGCCGATGGTAGGGATGGGACCAATGGCTAAAAACCAGTTCCAAAGTTTGGATGCGGCGAACCCCCAGACGGGGATATGCAAAGCCCAGGCAGCAACGGCGCAGGCGTTAAGCTTTACAGCGCGGGTGGAATCAGTGAGGACTTTATGGACAACTTCGGACAAGTCCCGAAGAGCAGTTTCATCGTCTTCCACCTGGTTGATATGTAACTCGTAAGTTTTGAGGAGCTTGCGGATTTCTTCTTGGGTCATTCGGACGCCTCGATATCATTGAAAATTTCAGGGTAGACAGCCTGCAGCTCCTTGAGGACAGGAATCATGAGGGCGCGGATAGCGGGGTGGGCATCCTTGGCAGTGCGAAGGCGAAGGACTTCATGCCATTCGCGCAGGTTCCATGTGCAAACGATCTCGGTTTTAAGGCAAAGAGGCAGGACATCGCGGGCTTCTTCCGGGGTGGCACCAGCATTCAACATGTCACGATAGCCTGTTTCAGCAAAGCCACAATAGTTTTTCCAGGAAATGCGTTTCCTGCCGGTATAGCCATGGTCAATAACTGTGATTTCATTGCCGAACTTATCTTTGTTGTAATTGCAGTAGCGGGTGGATTCCTGGGCATAGGAGCCGATACGGTGACGGACGATCTCGTTGGCAACGCCGCGGTCGGTGATGAATTTAATGGTCAGGCTGATATGCTCGATCATGGCGTAATGATGATTTTTACAGAGCATGGCGACCATTTTGGAATCACTGCCGGGCTTGATAGCATCCTCGCTTTGATAGCAGGTGCGGGCGATGCGCTCGATACGCTGCATGGTGACATCACGGTTGAGCGGGGTGATCCATTCGTGGGATTGAGGGATAATTTTCATTCTGTGGGTGCCTCCTGTAAGATGACGCAGTTGGATGGGTAGAGAAGGATATAATCTTTCTCCCAGGCATAACCGCGGTAGGTAGGGTTGGAAACTTTGACGCGGCAAGAAGTGAAACCGATTACAACATAAGTGTTCCAGTTGATGCCGCTGTTTTTATCCGTCTGCGCATAGGCAACGGTATCACCGACATGGATTTCGCGGCCAATGGCATCGGTAATTGGTTCAGTCATGGGCGGCCTCCTGTTCGGGTTCGCGCTGCTTGATAAGATGGCCGATCCAGAACAAGCGCTTAGGGGTGACGGGATCTTCTTTCAGGCAGGCAAGAGTGTGATTTTTGCGGAAACGAGGTTCAAACTCCAGAGTAAAAACGGTATCCGCATTGGAAAGAATGAAATCTTTATAGTCCTGGCGAAGGATAGGCCAATCGGGATCGTTTTGGATAGCGGTAAGATCAAATTTGACTTTATCACCATCTTTGTAATCCAGGATATTGCCGGTGTTCTGATAGAGCCAGGCGATGGCTTTGCCGTTGCGCTTGATGTTGACGGCGTTTGCGATTGCTTTGTTTTTGATAAGATCACCTGCTTTGGTAAGAGTGAAAAGGTTGGCGGGCATTGAACGCTGCACGCTGGGCGGGTGTTAGATCATTGATGTTATAGGTAATGATGAGAGCGGAACATTTGGAAGCATAACTGCGGCAGATAGATTCAAGCTCTGCCTTGGCACGCTCTTTGCGGTGGAGTTCACGGGTAGTATTCATGGGGGCGGTGGATCAACTCCTTTAACGAGAAGATAGGTTTTGCCCTGGAGGGCGGCCGGAAGAAAGACCAGGCGGCCGGCAGCGAGGACGAAGCAGCCGATTTGAAGGCGGGTGACGACCTGGTAGCTGCGGTGGGCACGGAGCAGGGGAGAGGCGGATGGATAATTGGAGAATAGGACGGCTTGCATCATGGCTGAACCCCCTCCAGGTGCTGTTTCATTTCGCGGTAGAGGATATCATGGATGAGCTTGCCGGAGGTTTGAGGTTCACAGAAAATGAGCTTGCAGTCATAGCGGGCAAGCCAGGTTGTGAGGCTGGCCACCATGGCGACAGGGGACATTTTGCTGCGGTATGTACCGGCGTAAAGCATTTCCCAGGTGGTGCGCTCAACAAGCAGATAGGTACGGGCACCGGCTGCTTTGGCGCGTTCAAATTCACGGGTAAAGCGATCACGCTGGGAGGTAAAGCAATTTGCGATTTCGTCGCTGGACATCTTCCGTTCGATCACGACGATATTTTCCAGGCTGTAGGGAACGCCGGTGGGCAAGATGACCTTGGCAGAATAATCGCCAAAATTGAGCTTTTGCCGTTCGACTGGGCAACCCATTTGCTGAATGCGCTGAGTGAGCGCCGAGGTTTCGTGCTCACGGGTATCGATCAGGATAGTAAAAGTTTCAAGGGCGGATTTAACAAAGACTGGTTCGATAACATCACCCCCTAGGATATGAACCACCAGAACAAGCTGAAAACGATGGCTGTGAGATAGAGTTTGTACCAGGCATCACGAGATAAAAAAAACCGATTGTTATTGGTCGAGGGCTTTGAACAGCCCCACCGGCCAGGCGAGAATGAGGTTGAAGGGATAGATGAGTTCAAACTGGGAGGGGAAGAAGCCGCGGAAATCAAAGTGGGCGTATCACCAGGCATCGAACTCTTGGTGACGTTACCGAAAATAGTGGTAATAACACTGATGGCAGTATTGAGAACCGCCATAACCAGAAAAAAATTAACGTACATGGCTGTATTTATAAAGAAAAGTGTTGAAATCCGTTGTTGACTGAACCCAGCCGGCATCGGTGCGGGACCACTTGCCCTCCTGCTTGGTGCCAAGAACCTTGATGATGTCGCCTTTAGCGATGGGGTTTTGATCCATGGTGGAGGGACGGATTTTGAAATTAACGGTTTGACCGGTTGCAAGCTGGTACAGTGCGATGGTCTTGTTTTTATATTTGCCGTCAATAGAGAGAATGTAGTGGTAGGTGGAAGCGAGAGAGGGGTTTTGGTATTGGAGGTAGCCAAGATTATCCATCTCGTACTGAAGAATATCGCTGACCGGAGTGATGATTTCTGAGGTTTCTTTGGCGCAGTGACGGACAATGCCGAGCCAGTCCACGTTGATGTATTTCTTTTCAGTTTCTTTCTCACATAAGGTGAGCATTGCATCATGGTCAATGAACGGGTCAACGGTTGCTTTGGAGAGCTGAATGGAGTCACTGTACTTATCGAACAATTCAACCTGGGCTTTGAGCTGGTTGGGGTTGCCGAACTCGTGGAAAAAATCAAGTTCAATCAGGATTTGAAGCTGGCGGGAATTGACCGAGGTTTTATGCTTGATATCTTGCAGGAGGCTGATAAAATCAGCGTAAGTGTTATCCCGCAGAGCATAAAGTTCACGGCCAATGCGCTTGTTGAGGTATTTGATGGAAGCCATGCCTTTATAGATGGCACGATTGGCAACATCCGGGGTGTATTGATCCAGCGAGTGACGGAAGCGGATGGGCATGATTTTGATGCCGCGCTGTGCTGCCAGAGCTGTGCCGGCAAGGATTTTCTTTTGGTTGTCCGCGGTGTTGAGCAGAGCGGTAACGAATTCAACAGGGTGGTAATAACGATAGTAGGCGCAGTAATAGGTAAGGATGGAGTAGCCAGTAGCATGATTCAGACCAAACTGGTAGTTGCTACTGTCTTGAAGAATTTGAAGAAATGCTTTGGCTTCTTGCTCTGCCTGAGCGCGAGAACTGGAAGCGTGAGCACAGTAACCTTCCAGAATATGGGGGAGAGCTTCCTTAATAGCATTTTCATCTTTGTGACCGATAGCGCGGCGAACAGAATCAGCATCACCACCGGACATGCCGCAGATTTGCTGCAGGAAGGAAATAGATTGTTCCTGAAAAATCAGCCAGCCGAGCGTGTCCTCAAGTAAGTTGTCAATCTCTTTGGAGGGGTTCTGGCCGCGTTCATGGCGGAAGAGCTTGTCCCGATATGATGCGCCGCCAGGGCGGATAGCAGCGGTTACAATGCTGAGATCCTTGATGGAGTGGACATCGTATTTTTTTAAGGATTCAAAGGCGAAATCTTCCACGAACTGGAACAGACCATAGGGACTGGTTTTCATATCCGCCCAGACGGCAGGGTCATCAAAGTTGATCTGCCAGGTATGAGGGTAGGGGATATGGGCGAGCTTACAGGTTTCATCGAGCTGGGCGATTGTTGACAAACCGAGGATATCGTATTTGGCCAGACCCACAGCATGAGAGGCGTCCATATCCAGCGCAAGAACTTGCAGGCCGTCTTTATCACGGAAGACACTGTAACGGTCATAAAGATCAATAGGGGCGATGATAACACCGGCCGGGTGATGAGAAAGAGAAACTACTGTGTCCTTGATGCCATCAAAGTAATAGAAAAGATCAGGATAATTCGTTCTGCAGGTTTCGGGATCGGCATCGTATTCGTCTTTGATTTGAGCGATACGATCGAGCGACCATGGGTTAAATTCTTTAGAGCTGGTGGGATTGGCTTTCTGCCAGCGTTTGGCGAGGGCACGGCCAATTTCATCAATCGTACCTTTGTCGGATACAGTACCGAGAGCCAGTACATAGGCGCATTTGCGTTGGCCAAAGGATTCAAAGATGTGGTCATAAATCAGGGGGCGGTAAGCATCAGGAGTATCAATGTCCACGTCACCAATTTCGACACGGTTTTCATTACAGAAGCGGGAGAAGACGAGGTTCCAGCGAACGGGGTCAACGTCGATGATGTCTG